GATAGTTTGAAGGAAGCAGAGGCAAATTTGCGTAATGCACTTGCTTTCGCCGCTAGACAAGAACGACCGATTGTTTGTAGTCAAATTGCTAAGATGATTGGCGAGATTGACCATATTGGTTCATTTGATGGTATACTAGATAAACTTGAGGAAATGAATAATGACAAAGAAAAGTTTTAAGCGTATCGATAGCAAGGGTCATGAGGAGATTTGGGAATGGGAAGAAACACCTGAACTCAAGGCATTTATCAAAGGTCAGACAATCACAAAACTGTCCACACCCCCCGCTCGTCCTAAATAATTCATGCTATAATTACTAGGTAATCAAGGCAAGACGATGACTACGTTTCCAAACTGGCAACACCACAGCAATAAAGAGCAGAAGCGTAGTCTGAAACCACAGGCATTACGCCAAGCTAAAAAGCGTAAGCAAGCACTCAAAGCGAAACTATTAGTGCGAATATGAACCCCATGGGGGTGTAGCTTAATGGTTAGAGCGACCTGCTTATAACGGGTTAGTCTGGGTTCAACTCCCAGCATCCCTATTTGGGAAATTAGCTTAGCGGTAGAGCACACGACTGATAATCGTGAGGTCGGTGGTTCAAATCCACCATTTCCCATCGCTCCTTTAGCTATCTGGTGAAAGCAATCGACTCATAATCGATGTGAGGTGGGTTCGATCCCCTCAAGGAGCACTTGACAATCTGAGCAGCATCTGCTATGATTGTCCCATCACCAAGGGAGCATGGTGGAATCGGTAGACACACCAGACTTAAAATCTGTTGGGCAGTGCCCGTGGGAGTTCAAGTCTCCCTGCTCCTATTTCCACTAAATACATTGTAGTGGAAATTTGTAATGAAATACACACTCTCTCAAGCATATTGCTTTTATATGGGTGAAATAGTTCGTATGTATTTCATTCAAGGTGTTCCGTATACATTTGATGAACTTCCTCAAATTATACAAGATCACCCATCAGTCCAAACGGAAGCACTTCAACATCGTGATTATGATGATGAAGATCTGTATAAATGTTCTACCTATCTAATAATGGAAGAAATGCACCCTTTAATGTTTGAGATCCAGGTAGAAAATCCAGACCTGCTTCCAAAAGACGATTGATGTTGCCTAATTAGCTCAGTGGTAGAGCACTCGCCTTGTAAGCGAGCGGTCGTCAGTTCAAGTCTGACATTAGGCTTTGGATGGACTTCGGTTCTTCCATACGAGTCGGGACCATCATATCCGACTCATCTGTCGATGTGGCGGAATTGGTAGACGCGCTGGGTTTAGGTTCCAGTGTCTTTATGACGTGGAGGTTCAAGTCCTCTCATCGACATTTTGAATTTTCAAATTCAAAACTTAGATACATAAAAACAGGAAAAAAAATTCCGCCAAAAAATCACTAAAAAAGTCGAGGGTGAAAATGTCGTTGCTTTCCCAACAAGACCGTAAAATGGTTGAAGACGCTTTACAATTTTATATTCTACATTTGAAATCTTATTCAAAACACGATGAAAATAGACTTAACCAATATTACACTCTTCTTAATTGGATTAAATTAGAGCATTTTAAACATGAAAATTAATCATGTAAATTTTGAATTTCCTGCTATAGTAATTGATGATTACTATGATGAAAAAGAATTAGATTTAATATGGGACGAGTTAAATTTTTTAACAAAGAAAAATGCTATGCATTTTGGGTCTCAAGTTGGATCTGGTGCGGCGGTAGATGAATTTGGAAATTCTTTAAAAAAAAGTAATTATTCTATATTTGTGGATGAGCTCTATACCGTTAGAGATGCTTCTAATATTTTAACAGTGAACAGAAAGATATTTGATTATTGGGATTCTATTGTTAAAGATAGCAATCATTGGTTTTACCAAAACTTTAAATGTGAGAGTGATTTTACATTACTCTCTTATTATGAAAATAAAGATTATTACAACTTTCACTCTGATGAATCGTGTATAACGTCTTTGACTTGGTTTTATAAAGAACCAAAAAAATTTAAAGGTGGAGATTTACATTTTTATAATAAAAACAAGATTAATGTGTTAAACAATAGAATGGTAATATTTCCTTCTATGATTTCTCATAAAGTTGATCCTGTTGTTATGAAAAAAAAGGATTTAGATCAAAAACTTGGTAGATTCTGTATTACTCAATTTTTACACCCTAGCTCTAATTAATAAAAATTAACCTCTGGTACTGTGCTGATATGAAATTTGGAGAAATTATAGGACAATATTCTAATAAAAATCAAGCTTTTATGTATCCATTTGATTATGCTATGATCCGCTTGGTGTGGGATAGCATGGGATTTGGTAATAGAATTAGATCTCAAAGTTTCTATGAAATTGATCTGGTGGAAAAAGAAAATCCAGAACCTTATCGGGAATCATTTCATACCTTTGAACAGGTGAATGATAACGAGGTTTTATTTTATACCTACGACAGTAGTTGGAACGAGTTGTGTGTACATACCATTTGTTGGGATGGTGAGTTCTGGGTGTATCAACCCTGTGATACTTGTATTGTCAAAGATATCAAGATTATTAGTGAAATCAAGTTCAACGATAAGAAATACTATGGTAGAGATGCTGGATATGATGCTGATGGTAATCTAGTATGGGGCAAAGAAACTGGTATGTTTGAATTTGATAAGTTATGAACGATGATAAAGTAGCACTTAAAGAGTTTTTACGTGGTGCTGGTTCTATTGGTATTATTGTGGGAGGAGTTATTCTAATTATTTTTCTACTCTATCAGTCACAGAATCCTCCAGTTGAATCACAATCTACCAAAGTGATTGGCACTTACAAAGAATGTGATATAATACAGTGGCATTACGGACCACTTGCTGAATACAAGTATTTTTTATATTGTCCTCCACCACGATGAACGATGATATGCCCTGGGTCAATCTGACTCAAAAAGAAGTTGAAGAACTTCGTAGTAAAAAACAAGAACTCACACAATACGGAAAGGAGAAAATCCGAGAACTTATGAACCACGAAGAAATGCTGGAAGAGGCAGCACGAAGAGAAAAAGAAAACAAAGTCCTAGACATCGCAAAGAACTTTATTGAGGAACATTCGGATGCAATGAAGGAACTTGCGAAGATTGAACATCAAGAACTCGCAACAGAACTTGCACTTGAACTTCGTTCTTGGGCTCAAAATGAAGAAATGATTGACCAATACTTTACTAAACATGGTATAATCTGTAATCAAGCCGCAGACCTTCTTGATATGTTCTCTTCACTTTTATATTTTTCCAAAACTTCTTGCAAAATGACTTACAAAGTTAGATTTATCAACATCAAATATACAGATGTCTTTGAGAAAGATCAAGTATTAACAGTCAAGGAGATGATATCCTATGCTTGGCACGAAAACTTTACCTTTGAAGAAGTAGAAGGTGAATACCACACTATCTTTTTCGAGGATGTAGAATGATGTATTGTAAGCAATCCTGACTCATTGGAGTGTAGCTCAGTGGTAGAGCGGTCGGCTGTTAACCGATTGGTCGTAGGTTCGAATCCCACCACTCCAGTTGGCGATACTGCCATCAAACCAAACCCCTTCCGTGTGACTTTAAACCCCCCTTAAGGGGGTTTTATTGTTTATAAATATTCGTAAGAAGAACAACGTAAACCTAGGTTTGAGTAATTATGGCTCTTACAAGACTTGATAATCTCTATTCAAGCAAAACAGGAAAGTATCTGTATGTATCACCAGATGATTTCAACGCTACTGATGAACTTGATAATAGGGGTAATTCGCCCTTAAGACCGTTTAAAACAATTCAAAGGGCATTTATTGAAGTAGCTAGATACTCATATTTACCAGGAAAAGACAACGATAGATTTGACCAGTTCAGCATCATGTTGATGCCTGGTGATCACTATATTGATAACAGACCTGGATTAGTTGATTATAATGAGGGCGGAAGACAACGTTATTATGATTCTCAAAATTTAATTCTTGCTAATCGCCAAGAAATTATAGATCGTGCCGCTGCTGAAGTTGCTGTACAACATCCAGATTTTTATTTTCCTGGGGACAATCAAACAGATTCCAGTTCTAGATATGCGGATGCTTATCGTTTTATCCAAAAAAATAGAACAGTTATTGTAGATACAGCATTAGCTGAAGTTGCTGTACAACATCCAGATTTTTATTTTCCTGGTGATAGTCAAACAGATACTGGATCTAGATATGCTGATTCTTATCGTTTAATTAAACTAAACAAAACACAAATTGTTAATACTGCCTGGGCAAATATGCTTGCTCAGTATCCATCTTCTGCTCCTACAGAAACAAAGTGTAAGAGAGATTTGGGCATCTTTGTTGATTCTATTTCTTTGGATGTATATACAAGAGGAAATAGATATTCTAAAGAATTTGCTCTTCAATATTTTAATAATGGAGTTCCAATTTCTAATGGTTTAGTTGGTGAAGAAGTACAGTCTGTCTATGCTTTTAACGAAGCAGCAGCATTAATGAAAACTGCTATTGTCAATGGATTAGCAGTAAACGATTTGACAATAACAGCTGATCCACTTACTGGTTTAAATACAAGCCCTAACTCATGTGCTGATGTTAGAGCTGCTATTGATACATTAAATACCATTGTAACTACAGCTATTTCTACTGGTTCTATCGCTGGATTACCAAATCCAGTTAATGATGGAGTATTTTCTTTGGTAGGTGAACCCAAATGTCGTAGAGACATTGGAATTTTTGTTGATGCTATTTCACTAGATATTTTTCAGGGTGGTGGAAATAGATATACTCGTAAATTTATCAAAAATTATTTTAATGCTGCTGGAACATCTTGGGTAAATAACGGCTTGCAAGATGAGCAAGAACAATCAAATACCGCTTTTGCTAAGGCAAGAGATATGATGATTCAGGCAATCAATAATCAATTATATTATAAAGATCTCACTATTACAGCAGATCCTGCAACTGGATCAAATACAAGTGTTAGTTCTTGTGCTGATGTCGCTGCTGCCATAACATCTTTAACGGCTATTGTTACAACAACAGTTACCGCTGGTAATTTAACTAATTTGGTAGCAGAAACAGTTCCAAATATTACTCCAGGAGAAACAAAGTGTAAGCGTGACATTGGATATATTGTTGATGCAGTTTCTTCCGATTTGGCTAATGGCGGAAATGCTAATATTATTGCTGCTACAAAATCATATTTTTCTAAATCTGGTGTTCCAATTGCAAACGGATTAGTAGACGAAGAAGATCAATCTATCACAGCATTTAACATGGCTCGTGATATGATGAAAAAAGCGGTAACAAATCAACTATCTACCAAAGATCTTACAATTTCTCCTGGACCAGCTGATTATGATTTGGGTGGGGTGGTTATCCCAAATCTACCTTCAGGAAATGCCGCTACTTGTATTGATGTACAAACAAACATTGATACACTAATTGCCATTATTACAACAACAATTGATGCTGGTAATTTAAACAATCTTGCTGATATTCAAGTTACTGGAACAATTCCTGTATTTAACTACAGCAAAGCTTTAGAAGAATGGCAAGATAATACTGTTTTAGATCTCAGCAATCCAGATAACGTACTTTACAAATTTAATGCTTCTACTGGTGGTGCTATCGTACCTAGAGGTTGTTCTCTTATTGGTTATGATCTTCGTAGAACTATTGTACGTCCTCTTTATGTTCCAGACCCTACAGATGGAACACAAGGAAGAACTTCCATTTTCAATCTAACTGGTGGATGCTATATTTGGCAATTTACTATTAAAGATGGAGATCTTTCAAGCAATTCTCCATTATTTGACGAAACTGATAATGTAGGTAAAGTTTACTTCCAGAAGGGTAATGTTTCTCAACTTGCTGTTCCTGAGTACTCACACCACAAAATCTGCATTATGGAGTATGCAGAAAACCAGGAATTAGACCTTTACTATCAAAAAGTTGCTAGAGCTTTTGCTTTATTCCAACCAACAATTGATGATGGTGATTTTGAACCATTACCACAAGAAAATAGAATTGTTGGACCTCTTTCTGATACAAGAAGTATTGTTAATATCAAACTAGTTGCTAATACAAATACAGAAAAGACAACTGTACGTGTAACTACTAAAATTGCTCATGGATACTTTAAAGATCAATATATTGCCATTATTGATAATGGATTGAATGATCTTTTAAATGGAACATTTAAAGTAACTGCTACTAACGTTGGAAATAATCCAAAAGTATTTGAATATGAAGTAAATTCAACGATAGCAATTCTTGGGTTAGATATTACACAAGATGGATATAGCACAGGAAGCACTCCAGCATTAAGTACAAACGCTCGTGGACAAGCAGAAATTGATTCTGTAGAATCTGCTTCTCCATATGTGTTTAACTGCTCAATTAGATCCACATGGGGTATTTGTGGTATGTGGGCGGATGGCGCCAAAGCAACTGGTTTCCGCTCAATGGTTGTCGCTCAGTACACTGGGGTTTCTCTACAGAAAGATGACAGAGCGTTTATTCGTTATGATGAATTTACAAACACTTGGAATCAGGCATCATTAACTGATGCTTTTGCTACTGTTCCTTATCACGCAAAAGGTGACGCTTATTGGAAAGATGATTGGAGAAACTTCCACATCCGTGCTTCTAATGATGCCTTCATCCAGTGTGTATCGGTATTCGCTGTAGGATTCCATGATCACTTCTTAATGGAATCTGGTGGTGATATGTCTATCACCAACTCCAACTCAAACTTCGGTAATACGTCACTACATGCTGCTGGATTTAAAGGATTTGCTTTTAATCAAGATAAAGGCGGATACATTACAGATATTATTCCAGTAAAAGAAATTGATTCTAGTTCTTTCAATGAAAATACTTTAAAATATTATTCAATTGCTCTACAACCAACAAAATTAGAATCTAACAATACAAAGCTATATTATGGTGCTGATAATGCTTATGATCCATTCACTAAACCAACCACAACTATTGAAACATATAGATTAGGTGCTAAAAATGATGAGAAGATTTTTCTAAAGTTAAAATCAACTAGTGGGTCTACAGACGAATATAATTGTACTTTATCACCATCAGGATTTAAGAGATATACCGTATCATTAGATACTTTAAATCCAGATGGAGTTTCTATTGATAGTGTAGCACAAGATGCTGCTAATAGAATTGAAGATAATAAAACGTTCATTCAACAGGAAGCATACGGATATATCATACAAAAATATCCAAATCTTCTTACAAATACTAATATTACCATCTCTAAATGTCAAAGAGATATTGGTATCTTTGTTGATGCTGTTATTCAAGATTTAAGACTTGGTGGAAATATCAATACGATTCAAGCTGCTGAAGGATACTATGTTGGTGGACAACTTTCTTATATTACTAGTGAATTAAATGAAACCATTGAAGGACTTGATTATGTGAAGAATCTTTGTATCTCAGCAATGAGAAACTTTGATTATCTAATTAGAAATTGTGCTACAACTACTGGGTCTCCAATTGTTGATATTGGTGATACTAGCGGTATTGTAATTGGAATGAAAGTAACTCAGTATGCTTATAATACTACTAATTTTACTAATGGTAGATTGAATGCTAATGCTGTTCCTGTTACGGATTTCCCTGTTATTCCTTCAAATGTTTATGTAAAAAGAATTTTAGATGCTACAAAAATTGAACTCGGTACACAAGGAAGCAAATTATCCACAGGAACAACTGTAGTTGCCAACACCACTACTGCTAGTGGTGCGTATTTGTATTTTGAACTTCCTCAAACTGCTTCTTTAACAGATAGCAATAACAATTTACAAGGTGCTTGGGCAGCACAATTTGCTACTAAAGATCCTACTATTCTCCAAGATACAAGTACTTGGACTGGAACTGAAAAAGGATATCCAGAATGTGTTGATATTGCTACCACTATTCAAGGATATTTTAGCAACGTTAATTTAATTTTAAATCAAGGATTATCTCCTTTAAATAGCACAGCAATTGATGCTTCTAATTTAATCAAGTCTAATAAACAGTTAATTGCTGAAGTTGCTGTTGATAGGATGTTAACATACTTCCCTGGATTTGTAATTCCTGGAGGTAATCAAGAGTGTATTGATGATGTTCTTAAAGTTATTGATGCTCTAACATTTAACGTTAAGTATGGATCTAATAGTAAAATTTATGAAGCTGGATTACTTTATGCTACTCAACCTGCTTTACTAGCAGGCGAAAGATCACAATCTACATACGTTTATCAGCAAGTAAGAGACATGGCTATTCAAGCCATGAGAAATGAAACCATTACAATTACTGGATCTACTTTAACTCAATATAAAGATTTAACTATTCTACAAGATCCATTAAACCCAGCATGTGCTGGTGTTGCTACTGCCATCAATAATTTGATGGCTATTCTTATTCAATCGATTGGAACAGAAGACACTCCTGGTAATTTGAATGGTATTACAAAAACTACACCTGAGTTTACTAATATCACCAGAGTAGAATCTACATTAGATACTGCTAATCTTGCCACAAGAGCTACTTTATTTACTGTTAATACTGGTGGTGGAACATCGAATCCCCATAACTTTGAAACTGGTACGCCTGTTAGACTTGTTCCTAGAGCAAAAGATGGAACTTATCCAGATAAAAGAGTTATTAGACTTCCAAGAGGATTTGATACAAATACAATCTATTATGTAATTGCTCCTGGGCGTGGAACATACCCAGAAAATTATGCTGATGACGCTATATATCCAAATATTTTTGGACCTACCGCATCAACTAAACTGATGCTTGCTAGCACAAAAGAAAATGCTGCTGCTGGTATTTACATTTATTCTTCTGAAACTGATTCTGTTGATCAAAATGTTGAAATCGAATTACAGCAATATACTCTCGATGAAACTTATAATTTACACAAATACACCTGTAATTTTACCGCTGGGCAAACTGATGTAATTAAAACAGATATTCCTCATATCTTTGATACTCCTGGAAATATTAATCAAGTTCAGAAAATTTTCTTTAGAACATTTGGTGATCCAGCAGATTCTCAATTACCACAAATCACAGTTAACGGTGTAAGTTCTCCAGTATCAACAACTGAATATTACTATGTAAGATATGTTTCTTCTAAGACATTTAGCGTACATACAACAGCTGCTGAAGCTCTTGCTGGAACACCTAGAGTAACATTTACTTCTGGATTTGGTAAAGATTTCTATGTATTTGCTGATAAAAGAGTAAGTCCAGTTAGATTTGATGTTACTGCTCAAGTTATTGAAACTTCTACTAATATAACCAGAACTGGTTTGTGGTACATAAATGTTAAAGACGAAACTACAGAACAATATAATATTTTAAAAAGATTACATGAACTAGGTGCTACAGTAAAAGACGAAAGAAGTAAGAATACTTTCTATAAGAGACTTACTGATTCTAGAACAGCTGCTGATAGAATTTATAGATTACGTTATGTAATCCCAGAATATGCTGAAGGAGTTAGAGATCCTTTAAGAGGATTTGTTATCAAAGCAAGAACTGACGAAACTAGAAAACTTCTACCACAGAAAATTATTCTTAAGAAAGTTGCTAGTGGTAGTCCAAACGTTGCTTATTTTGAAACTGAAATTCCAAACCCAACGGGAGGAACAATTACCCAGCAATTAGGATTAACTTCATCAGAATTAAATGCTAATTTTGATTACGATCCTTATAACTCAGGTCAGTCTAAAGTAATTACCAGTGATAAAACAGCAAGTAAAATTGGATTTACGATCCAATCTGCTAGAAAAGTAAATATTAGCGGCACGGATTTACTAGAACTTACAGTATTTGATCACACAATTACTAATGATGCTCTTAAAAATGATAAATTTACTACAGTTGAGATTACCGCTCCACAGGGAGGAAGCTTCAGAATAAATGCTTCTACAACAACAGATCTAAGTAGAATCAATTGGAGCGGTTATTCAAGTGGTGGTGGATGGTTACAAGGATACTTTAATGTTCAGGAAACTGGTAAACATTATTTAATTATCAAAAATATTGACGATAATAAAATTATTCCTTATAATTCTTTAATAACTACAAAATTCTCACAACCAGTATTAGATCAAAACGGAAATCCAACTTTTGATAGTAATAACAATCCAGTTTTAATTTATGCTAATCTTGCTGCTAAAGAAAACAGTGTAGGCAGTACTGATAATTCTTTAAGTAAATCTGCTAAAGCAGATTACCTTTATAGCAATAAAGATGCTAACGTATTAACTGTTACACCTGGCGATATTATCGAGGATGATGATAGCGTACAATATCGTGTTCTTTCTGTAGAAGATGCTGGAGAAATTGAAGATACATTCTATATTTTTGATATTAATGAGATTCAAAGAAGAATTCCAAATCAACAATCTGGAATTTACTATCTAACAGTAGTAAAAGGAAATATCAGTCCATATCCTACTGGTGCTGGAGTTGGGGAAAACTTTAGATATTATAAGTTCTCTCAACCAATTTCACAACTATACCCATTAAATTATAAGAATGATCCATTGTGGTTCCAAATTAAACAAGATGGATCTAGAGATACTTCTATTATAGATACTCCTCCTACTGTTTGTGCCGCCAATAATTATGTACATGGTCTAGTAACAACAAACGATTACAAGAACAGTGAAACTAAAGAATCTGTATTAGATTTAATTGAAAATCCATCTTTATCTAGATATGATTATGTAACAAATGCAATCAAGGCACAGGAAGGTAACGCTGTATCTGGATCTGAAGATAGAAAAATTCCTATCTGTGGAGATTCACCATATCCAACAGAAGGAAAACTTTATGTAGAACTTCGTAGACCATCGATTGCTCGTTCTGGTAACCACACGTTTGAATATCTTGGATTCGGTCCTGGTAACTACTCAACTGGTTTCCCACTACGCCAAGAAGTCGTTCTTTCTGATATTCAAGATTTTTATGCTCAATCGAAGAAAGAAGATGGTGGTATTGTATTCTATACTGGTCTAAACTCTAATGGTGATCTCTATATTGGTAACCGTAAAATCAACGCCATTACGGGAGAAGAAACATATCTAGAAAGAGCTGTATTAGCAGATTCTGCTGATGAAACTGGCGATATTGGTGGTCTTGTAACCACTTTTGAACTTCCTGTAGTATTTGAAAAAGATATTACAGTTGATGGTAACGCTAATTTCAATAATCCAGTTACTATTAATGTTGAAGCAAACGAACCAAACGCTCTTACTGTCGTATCTAATGTTTCTTCAATTGCTGGGGATGATATATCCTTAGATGGACAAGCATTTGATCTAAGTTCAATACCTTCAGGTGGAGATATTGTCCTACATAAAAATCAAATTTGGGCTGGTGTTTACAATTTAAATCCTAGAGGCAATACTTTACTGAGTGGTCAAGATTACAGTATTAGAACTCATGTTGACCAAACAAATGGTAATACACCTTCCAACCACACCCCAAATCAAGAACTAAGTACATTAGGTCTTGCTATACAGTTTGGAACAAGTGGACCTAAACCAGGCGATATACTTCTGAAAGGTAAAGAAATTGGATCTACTGGATCATTAGCGTGGGTATTTAGTAATTTCTATAGCGATATCACAAGCAGTGTATTTACTGTAACTGCTTTAGGAAATAACTTAGTTAGATTTAATCTTCAAGCTGGAGTCAGTACAACTGATGCTGCTGTAAATATTGTAGTCGGTTCTACTTTAAGAATTGGCGGATTAACTGGAAGATTTACTAATGTAAATGGAATTAGAACAGTAACTGACAAAACTGCTAGCACATTTACAGTAACAACTCCATTTGTTATTTCTACAAGTCCTAATGATCCTACTGTTATTACTGGATCTACAATTGAAATTTCTAGGAATTCTTGGAAAGAAGTTGGTGTTCTAGGAGCGGAAGCACTAAGAACAAATACTGACAATTATGGTGATTTTAGATTGGGGATTAATACTCTTGCTAGAGCATCCCACGGTACTGGTGGAGATCAAATTAATGGATTTGTTTCTGAGGCTGTAAAACCAAGAGCCAATCTTGATATTGTTGGTACTGCTTTTATTAGTGGTAAAACTTTAGCAACGAGTCCAAATAATTTTACTGCTAATCCAACTCTTGCTGCTAGAACATTCTTAACTCAAAATAATGCTTTCTTAGTTGGTGGTGATAGTTCAGCACCAAATAATGCTTCCACGTTACGTGTGATGACCACAAATAATGGTAGATTTGGTATTAACACAACATTTAATGGAACTGTATCAACAGATTTAGATAGAACATTTGTTGTTATTGGTAATGCTAGAATTACTCAAGATGTTAGATTACAAGCAAATCTTGAAGTAAATGGCGGATCTTTAACAACTACTTCGACATTCTTTAATCTTACTACAACACCAACTGATGTAAATGCTTTTGATGGTGCTAATAATCTTAATATTGCCAGCGTAACTACTGGTACACAAGTAGTGAATTTTGGTAATATTGCTTCTAATTCTACCTTTAACATTGGTGCCTTTAGTACTACTGGTGTATTAAACATCCATTCTTCAACAACAAGTTCTGTAATTTCCTTAGGAACTGCTAATAATACAAATACAAACAGTACTAGTGTTGTAAGAATTGGTGGTGCTTATTCTAAGAATAGTGACAGCTTGATAAATGGTAGCATATTGAAAGTTTATAACAGATATGCTCATTTTGATGGCGATGTTTCTTTTGGTAAAGGTTTAGCTACTGCTACTGGTATTGCTAGATTACAATCAAATGCTCAGCAAGTAGATTTCTTAACTATTACCACATCAAAAGTTAATCTTGCTACTGCTGCTTCTACTGTAAATATCGGTGCTCTAGGTGGCAATACAACAGTACAAAATTCATTAACTATTCTTGCTAATACCACAATGAATGGAGACACCACATTATTGGGTGGTCTTAATTCTGGTTCATTCCAGTTAAGAAGAGGTTCTTTTAGTGTTCCAACACAAACACATACTGCTGGCAACAACACAACAATTTTCAATATTGATCTCTATAAGAGACAGCCAATTAATAAAACAATTGATACTGAAGGAGCAGCTACATATGGAAATACTACATGGAAAGTATCTACTACTGATCCAGAAACTTATTTCTTACCCATAGGTGAAGTAGCAACTTCGTTAGAATATGAAGTTGGTGCTTACTTATTAATTGACAGATCAGTAGCAGTTACTGGTCAAAATACTACAGTGTCTCCAGTTGGAGAACAATATAGTGAGCTTCTTGAAATTGTTGAAATTACAAATATTAATAATATTACGTCTCCTCCATCCTTAAGAATTACAGTTAAGAGAGCAAGAAACCAATTAACTTCTTCTGGTGGAATGGTTGTTGATAACAATGCTCCTAGCGGTTACAAGTTCTTAAGACATGATCACCCAGATAATGCTATTCTTGTTAGATATAACCTATCAAAAACTGTTAGTTTCCTGACAACAACTTTGAATGCTCCTACACCAGGAACTCTACAAAATGCTACCACTGGAACGTTTAGCGGAACTGTTACTGTTGGTGATATCTTTAGACTTTCTGCTAATGCTGAAGGATACTTAGGTGAATTAACTTTTGTTAATGGTGTAACGGAAACATCAGTACAAAAATTTGTTGTCAATGATGGTGGAACCCCAGCTACAGAATTGTTTGTTGTTGAATCTACTACTGGTAACACCAGCATCTATGGTAATACTACAGTATATAAAAATCTAACGCTTTCTGGATCAACTACAGCAAATACAGATAGACTTATCATCACTGATGGTACTACAGTTAATAATTTTGTAGTTGATAGTGCTAATGGCAATACATCTATTGCTGGCAATTTGGGTGTCGGTGGAACTCTCTATGATAAGTTTGTAGTTACTGGATCGTCAGGAAATACCTTGTTAAAAGGTGGCAATCTAACTATTACTGCTTCTGACGGAACAACTAATAGATTAACTCTACAAAATTCTAGTGGTAATTTAACAATCAGCGGGACACTTACTGCTAGCGGAACTGGTGAAAATGTATTCGTTGGCGACATTAAATTAACTGGTGGTGATCTAACAGTAAGTAAACTCGTCGGCAATGTCGAAACAAATATCTTTAAAATTAATAATACTGGATCTATTGACTATGCTAATCAGACTGGATTCTTTACTCCTTCTGGTGCTAGAAAGTGGATTTACGCTAGTGGAGGCGCCGAAATAATTGAGGTACAATCAAATATAAACTATTTTGTTGCTCCTTCTGCTAATACGGTCATCAAATTGCCATTAACTCCCACAACTGGTGACATGATAAGAATTGTTGATGTCGGTGGTTTACTGACTTATAATGTTTCACTCAAATTTAGATGCCCAACAGGAACTAGAATACAAGGCGACGGAACTAATTCTGGTGGTACGCCAGATCCAGGATCTACATATAATGGTGGCGAACTAATTATCCAAACACCTAATGCTGCTCTTGGATTAATTTTCATTGGTTCTACTAATTATGATGGAACAACCACAGGTGCTCCATCAACACAACAAGGTTGGTGGTTAATGGAAATCTAATATGGCAAGTTATAACACAGTACGTACTGCTGAAGCTCAACCCATAGGATCTTTAGTTCCTTGGGGTGGGTCATTAACTAGGATTCCGAAAGGTTGGCTTTTGTGTAATGGAGCGGAATTAAATGCATATGAATTCCCGCTTCTAGCAAGAGTATTAAAAGACACATATGGTGGACTAGGTTTTGGAGGTACATTTCCAAATTATACTGGTACATTTAAATTACCAACTGTAAACCAAAAATCACTAGCAGATATTTCTGTTGCATATTTTTCAAGTAATACACTATCACAACCAACAATTAATGTAGATACTCCAACCGCTGCTAGTGTAGTGGCATCATATGTTGGAACTGAAGGAGATTTGGGACCACCACAAACAGTTTATGCCACAACTGATTTGAATTTTACTTATACCCCAGATCCAGATGGTATTATTAATACTTTTACTTTCACTGGAACTGCTCCAACTAGTACGACTACAACTTTATTTTCTAATGTCCCTGCTACTACTACATCAGGAACTGGTACAGGAGCATTTTTTAATGTAGTAAAAAATACCAACCAAACATATACTGTCATTTTAAAACAAAAAGGATCTGGTTATGTCTCTGGAAATACTTTAACAATACCATTTAATTTGATTGGTGGTAATTCAACTGCTAATAATGTCACAATTACTGTTACATCTGTTGGCAATGGATTTTTTCAGGGAACTATTAAAAATACTGATGGAAATAAATTAAAATTTACTCCAGGTTTTGATATTACACCAATCTATATTGTTCCTAGGAAGTTAGGAAGGCAACATATGCCTCAGCATCTTCACCCTGGATCATATTTAAGTATTAACAAAAATGATGTTTCTGATAATCCAGGACAAGGTGTTGGTGTTTTTGATAGTCCACAAATTGTGATTGGTGAACTTGCCCATTGTTTGTTTCCAGCTGTAGGTATTTTCTGTGCCAGAGAAGTACAAGCTTGTGGTCAAGGTGGTCGCCTTGAGGGATATAATGTTTGGGGAAGTTCACAAACAGATGGAACAATTACAGTCAGTGCTCCATTTGAACCTGGGGTTGGTAGATATGCTCTAGCATCTATCGCTGGTACATTACCTGCTAGAACTCATACAGCTTTATTTACATCTAGTGGTGCCCATGGCGTTGGTAAAGGATGGTTTACTGATGCTAAAAAATTAAGAGATGGAAATGGAAATGTCAGTTCTGCTGGTAATGCTTTGGAACAACTAAGGCTCGATGGAAAAATTCGTGAAGGAACTTATATTCCTTTTAGTGATGATAAGTCAGTAAATTTCTATATAAACTATGATGATGGTTTAGCAGCTGGATTAGGTAGTGATAATACAGTAGCACCAACAACGGTCATGTTCAATAATGCTGCTACTAGTTTTACTAAAACAGTAAGAACAAATTTTACTGTTTTAGATGTTATTCAATGTCATGATCACCAAGGGAGTCTTAATGTTACATATGATAATGGTAATCTTTTTATTCCAGATTCGATAGCTGCTAATGTTGTACCTAATGTAACTCCAGATAGTGTTCCTGGAGCATTTCAAATTATTTTTACTATACCTACAGCATCTTTAGCTATAACCAATTTAATTAGAGCATACTAAAATGGCAAAATATTATTCAGTAGAAAAGGCAAAATTTGGTGGTACAACTGGAACTATTATTCCATTTATGAGACAACTTCCATCAACAAATTTTCCAGATCAAGGAAACTGGAAAAACTATGTTCCCGCTGGATTTTTGAGATGTGATGGAACTATTTACAAAGCTGATTTGTTTCCTATATTAGCTTCTGTAATAGGAATTGGAACCAGTTGTAGATTTGCTAAAGTGACTACTGGAGCAAACGCTATATCATCAGATTCTATTCAATTACCAGATTTAGGATCAAAATTTATTAGATGCTCAAATGCTTCTGGTCAATATCTAAATCTAACAACAGCTCAAGATACTACACTATCAAAAGTTGGAGTAGAAACTGAAGTTAGTTCTCTAGTAGGAAGTTCAGCAACAATTACTTACGCTGGTACATTTAATCTTACTGGAGCCACTGATATAAACTTCAGTGGGAATCCTTTCTTTGTATCTGATAATGCTGGATATTCTCCATTAGATTTTTTAACAGAAGATAATTTTCAAGCTCATGGTCATAATGCTGATGTTGGAGTTTTTACATATCTAGGAAAATGGAAAGATAGTAATTGGACCAGCAATGGTGGATCAGGATCTAATAGTGGAAAAACTGATGGATCTAACAATTTAGAGCAAATACAAGGAGCTAGTAATGCTGTTAACAATCCTAGTCATAACCACCAAGTACTTTTTCCCACTTCCACTCAATTAAAAGCAGCCACAACATTTAAATTTAAGTATAATGATAATCAAACGATTTCTGCTGACGGATTAACTAGCACTATACAATTATCCACAGAGAATGTTAAAAAATTAGATAATGTTATTATGCCTTATGTTTTAGTAGAATATATTATTAAAATTTGATATGGGATTTAAAGCCGTACCTTATTCCACCGCAGTCTGTGGTACTAATTGTGAAGGATGTGGATCAATATCTTTAAGTGCCCCAAATAATGCTACATACTCAACAAAATTTACTTCAGTTGTTTTTGCTAGCTATGGAACTCCTAATGGATCTTGTGGATCTTTTACTTACGGTGGATGTCATGCTGGATCTTCTTTTGGGGTCGTTTCTAATGCTTTTATCGGCAAGACTTCGGGATCTGTAAATCCTGTTAATGGTACATTTGGTGACCCTTGTCTAGGAACTTATAAGAGACTTTTTATTCAGTTAACTGCTTCTGGCACACAGCAGGTATTTGTTCCAATTCCTGTAATAAATTCTTTTTCTGCTTCTCCAAATCCACAAATTAGCCCTAATGGCACACCTCAATATACAACTACTTTAACGTGGTCAACTACTAATGGCAGTGGTGGTAGTGCTACAATTACTAGTAGTGCTGGAGAAACGTGGAATGTTAGTTCTTTAGGTGGTAATTTAAATATTACAAATTTACCACAATCTTCGGTAGGTACTAATTCTCCTGCTACAAGAACATATACTTTAGTTGTAAAAAATGAACTTAATGAATCCGTATCCACTACCATAACTGTTTCTTCATATAGCGATAATGTTCCGAATGATTATACTGTTCCATCTAAAATTGACCAGGAACCTAACACTACAATCATTTGGTCATTTGGACCAATAACAGGTATTGATATGGGAACTACATCAACTGTTAGTTCGGGAGTTGAAATTTCTTTAAATGGAAATAATTGGACTAATTCTCTTTTAGTATCTTCTGGGCAATCGTTATTATTAAGAACAACCACTTTACCTTTTAACACAAGTCCTTTAGCATTAACAAATACAAAATCTTTGTATGTTGATATTGGACCACTAAGGAAGTATTTTTCTGTTATAACTAGAGCACCAAATCTAGAAGAATTATTTGATTTTGGCGATGCTATGACAGCATTTCCATTTCCTGATATTGATCAAGTAACTAATACTCCAACTCAATATATAACCAGTCCATCAACTATAGTTGTAGACAATGTTGAATTATCTAATCCATATGGAACCGAGATGCTTACCGATAACAGCGAAACTCAAGTTAGAATTAAAACAGCTGGAACTTCTACGTTTGGAAGCTGGAAATATTTAAGACAAGGATTGCTAAAAATTCCTTTCGGATCTATCACAACCAGAACATCAATTATTACAAATAGTACTCCTACACTATTTTCTACCAGATCTTCTGGAACATTGACAAGTTCTAATACTATTCCATAAATAATAAAAAAATATTGTGCTGTAATGGCTCAAGTTAATTTTGATACAACCTATAATAGTGCTGGTGCCAGCGTAAATGTAACAATACCAGTAAACGCTGTTAATATTCAATTAACAGTTCAAGGTGGTGAAGGTGGAAATGGAGGTACTGATGGTGGTCCCCCTGCGGGGAATGGGAAACCAGGGGGTGGTGCCAGAGTTGGTGTCTTTACTTTACCAGATTATACTACTAGAAATTTAAATCTTCTACCTGGCGGTGCAGGTCAAGCAAGACCTGCTCAATGTGGAGGATGTAGCTCGACAGGCGGCGCTAGTAATATTAATGCCAAGGGTGGCAATAGTGGTGTTACTGGCGGCACTGGAAGTTCTGGCGCTGGTGGTGGTGGAGGCGCTGCTAGTGTAGTTTTTGATTCCTTGTCGAATAGTTATATAATTGTTGCTGCTGGTGGAGGCGGTGGCGGTGGTGGCGGTATGGGATGTACTGCTGGATCGGGTGGGTCCGCTGGCGGCACTTTTACTGCAACAACTGGAACATTATCTATTGCTCCTGGTGGCGGTGGTGGTAATGCTGCGGCTGGTGATGGTGGATCTGGCGGCGGCGGTGGAGCTGGAACTAGTGGTGGCGGCGGAGGGCAAGGTGGTGGTGATTTTTGTAACCCTCGTTCAACTAGTGGCGGCGGCGGTGGCTCTAGTGGATATCGTAGTAATGTCACCACATTAACTTCTCAAAGTAATACTGCTGGTGCTGGTAATACAACAGGATATATTAGGTTAAAGTATACTGCTATTACACCAGAATTAAATACTTTTTTTGCCAATCCAAATCCCCAAACTAGTGGCGTTGCTGGCGTTCCTAGTAATACCATTACTCTAACTTGGGATACAACAGATGCAACAAAAGTTCAAATATTAGAAGGATCTACTGGATCTACATTTGTATTATACGATAACTTAAATCCAGACGGTAATGTTACTTTCAGTACAGGACTTCAATCTGTTGCTGGTTCCGTTTCTCCTGCTCAAAAAATTTATAGATTAAGACTTTTTGCTAATAGTTTTAGCGTGACAACAGCTCCAATAACAGTATCTGTATATAATGATAATTCACCTAGTAGTTTTAGTATACCATCTACAACCACAAGTGGAATTTCTTTAAGTAGTTTAGAATCAGGAGTTCAATATCAAGTTCAAGTTGGACCAATAACAGGAATTGATATGATAACAAAAGTAGAAAGTAGTTCTCCTGGTGTAGATTTTTCTACTAATCAATCTAATTGGAGTAATCCAATTTATATAACAAATAGTCAACCAGTTTATTTTAGATTTACGTCATTACCTTTCAATACTAGTCAATCTGGACTTACAAATCAAAAAACAATTAATTATACAGTGGGAACTACTAGTGGTAGTTTTAATGTCACAACAAGAGCACCAAATATAAATGAAAAATTTGATTTTGGCAATAGTGAAGTAAATTATCCATATCCAGATATTGACCAAGTAACTAATACTCCAACTCAATATATAGTTAGTCCAACAACTGTGACAATCGGCAATGAAGTCGGACCTTCTGGAGATGCTGAAATACCAGTTGAAGTAAAAGTAAATAATCAAAATGTTGAAGTAAGAATAAAACCACAAGGGACTTCTACATTTGGAAGCTGGCAAAATGTGAGGAGTATATAATGGCTTCTACTGTTGTTACCAATACATATACTTCTAATACTAGTATTAACATACCATCTGATGCTGGAAATGTTACTGTAGCAATTGTTGGTGCTAGAGGTGCTAGAGGAGGAAATGATGCTTCACAGCCAGGTGGTAATAGGGGAGATGGTAGAACAGGAACTTTTATTCTATCTAATTTTACTGCTAGAGATTTAACATTTAGTATTGGGGCTGCTCCAACCACAAATGGTCCATCTAATTGTGCTAATTGTAGAGGAATTTTTGGTATTGGTCTTGTAAATGGTGGATTTGGTGGACGCAGTGGGGGCAGTGGATCATCTGGTGGTGGCGGCGGCGGTGGTGGCGCCACTGGTGTCTATGACAGTATTGCTAATAAATGGATTATAGTCGCAGGTGGTGGCGGCGGTGGCGGTGGTGCTAGTCATCCTAGGTTGCCTGGGTTTGAAGGTAATGATGGTAGTAGTTGGAATACTGGTTTGATTGATAGTCTTATTGGAGCTGGATTAAATGGTGTAACTCAGGGCGGCGATGGAGGCGGTGGAGGCGGTGGCGGCGGGGGCGCTGGCGGAGGCGCTGGTGGAAATTCTGGTAGAGACCATCCACCACCTGGGTTTAATACTGGTGGGAGGAATGCTGAAGGCGGGATGGGGGGAACTAGTAGATATGATTCGTCTTATGCTACACTTGTAAATGGATCTTCTAGTTTAAATACATCTGAGGCGAGTCCTAATGGATCTGTCGGGGTTTCGTATACATTATATACACCAGAAATAGTAAGTTTTATTGCCAATCCAAATCCTCAAAATAGCGGTAATGCTGGAGTTCCACAAGATACTACTACTTTACAATGGAATTGTAAAGATGGAAATTTGTTGGAAATATATAAATTAGATCCTCTACCAAGTCTTATTTATACTGATAGTACTAGTAGTATCTTTGAGCAAACTACTGGAACTCTCAACGTTGACACTAATCTCCAATCTGTTGCTGGTACTAATTCTCCAGCAACAATCACCTATACTTTAAAGTTTTATGCTGGAAATGTTTCGACAACACAAAATCTTACTATTTCAGTTAGAAATGACAACACACCTAATAATTTTAATTTACCGTCAACTACAACATCTGGCGTAAATATTAATAATTTAGAACCTAATACACAATACCAAATTCAATCCCCACCCATTACTGGAATTGATATGATAACATCAGTAGTAACAACTAGTGCTGGATTAGAAGTTTCTACTAATGGTTCAAATTGGTCTTCGGTGGCTTACATTAGTAATAGTCAAACTTTTTTCTTGAGATTTACTTCTCAACCATTTAATAGCGATCCTAATGGAGCAATTAATTCTAGAACATATAATTATACTGTAGGAACATTATCTAAATCATTTACAATATCTACTAGAGCACCAGACGTTAGTGAAATATTTGATTTTGGTGACAGTTCAGTAAATTATCCATATCCAGATATTGATCAAATAACTAACACACCATCTCAATATATGACTAGTCCAACAGTAGTTGTTATGGGAGATTCTGGTACACCACCAGATGCTGAAATTCCTGTAGAGATAAAAGTAAATAATCCAAATGTTCAAATTAGAATAAAACCACAAGGAAGTGCTGTATTTGGCAATTGGCAGACACCTAGGAGCACATAAGGAGATAAAATATGCCAACAAATGACTACACTAGTCCAGGAAATTATAGTTTTCAAACTCCATTTGCCACTAAAAATGTCACAGCTACTTGTATTGGCGGGGGCGGATCTGGTTATAAGGACGAGACCGCCGATGACAGGGGAGGAGGAGGCGGCGGCGGTGGATTTGCTAGATCCACTAGAACTGTTGGTGCTGGGATTACATTTTTAATTACTGTTGGAAGAGGGGGTCAGCGATTAGGAAATAATACCCGTACTGGTGGAGATGGTCAAGCTAGTATTTGCCGTGCAACTACGGGTATTCTGATTGTAGTTGCCGACGGTGGTGAAGCTGGGTTTGATGATAATGGTGGCGGACAGGCTGGAGATGGAACTACTGGTGATATTCAAACATCTGGTCAAAATGGTGAAGATGACGATGATGGTGGTAAAGGTGGTGGAGCTGGAAATCAAAATGGAAATTCTGGTAGATGTAATTCACCTAGAGCTGGTGGTCGAGGAACTGCTTTAGATGGATCTGCTGCTGGTGGATCTTGTACTGGTGACCGAGATGGTGGTACATATGGCGGAGGTGGCGGGGGAAATAATAGTGGTTTTGGTGGAGTTGGTGCAGATGGAGCTGTTAGAATACAATGGGATTATTATGCTCCTGTAATTACGTCATTTACTGGTAGTACACAAACTAGTATTAGTGGAACTCCTAGCGATACTGTTTCACTATCTTGGGCAACACAATATGCTAATAGTATTTCTATTAATAATGGTGTTGGATCTGTAATTGGAATTGGAAGCAGTGGCATCATTAATATTGATAGTAATTTACAATCTGTTGCTGGAAGCAACAGCCCAGCATCTAAAACTTATACAATGACTGCTAGTGGTCCTGGAGGAACTGTTACTGCTAATGCTACTGTTTTTGTTTTTAATGACAACACACCAAATGATTTTAATTTACCGTCAACTACAACATCTGGCGTAAATATTAATAATTTACAACCTAATACACAATACCAAATTCAATCCCCATCCATTACTGGAATTGATATGTTAACATCTGTTATTTGCCCTGCTGGACTGGAGGTATCAACTAATCAATCTAATTGGGCTTCATTTATTTACATTACTAATGGTCAATCCATATTTTTTAGATTTACTTCTCAACCATTCAACACCGATCCTAATGGAGCAATTAATTCTAGAACATATAATTATACTGTAGGAACATTATCTAAATCATTTTCGATATCTACTAGAGCACCTGATGTAGGAGAATTGTTTGATTTTGGTGACAGTTCAGTAAATTATCCATATCCAGATATTGATCAAATAACTAATACTCCAACTCAATATATAGTTAGTCCAACAACAGTTGTTATGGCAGATTCTGGTACACCACCAGATGCTGAAATTCCTGTAGAGATAAAAGTAAATAATCCAAATGTTCAAATTAGAATAAAACCTTCTGGAAATGCTACGTTTGGCAGTTGGCAAAGCGTTCGTCAAATTTAATAAATAGTTCAAAAAATTATGAATATTCAGACTATAAAATATACAAGTCATATAATTTTTTCCGCCATAAATTGCTGTGTAGATGTTTATACAACAGAAGAAACATTTTCTGTAGAAGATGATGTTGTTAAAACTCTTAATACGCTTACTGTAGGAAAAAAATATTCAAGACCTGGGAAAAGTTTAACAACAGATATTAATGGTAATGTTGTTGAGGTAGAGATACCAGAACAAGATATTTCTGGTGAAGATGAATTCACTCAGAAAATGATTAGATTTTATTGGGATACTTATAAGGGAGATTTAAAATATGATTGATTTTATAGACGATAACAATTTATCAATTGATGATGATTACTATCAATCCGCTATTGTTAAGATGAAACACCTAAAAAAGAAAGAGCAGGCAGAAATTAAAGCTTCTGAACCAATTCAAGTTAGAATTAATGGCGGTGAATGGATCGATGTAAGGTCTATTGAAGAAGCATAAATATTAAAAAGTGTAGTGATTACTGTAAATGCCATTTAGTAGTACGCCAGTATATGTTGGTGCTGGAGATCAAATAGAACTTAGATATCCTACGCCATCAACATGGAATACGACTGTAAATATTCAGGTACAAATTGGTACTGGGGTTGATCCTACTGGGATTACGTTAGGAACTAGAGCGCCAGATTCTCAACCAACAACATTTAGTTTTACTGATAACTCAGGATCAATTAATGCTGCTGCTACTACTCCTGGTGAGTTTACTAGCACATTTCAAAAAAATACCACATATTATTCTAATCCTATCACAGTAAGTGGGTTAGAATTAAGAGTACCTATTTCTTTTTCTACTTCTGGTTCTGGACCAAAAGGGACATATCCAAATCTCTCAAACGCTGGATTTTCTATTAATGGTGGACCATATATCACAACTTCTACACAGTCTGTAGTCGTTACTGGTAATATTATTAATGGAAGCACAACTATCACTAATGTTTCTAATGCCGCTAGTTTAGTTGTCGGTAGATATATTTCTAGTACTAATATTTCTGGAGAAATTTTAAACATTAGTGGTACAAGTGTTACTGTAACGAATCCAGCAACTGCAACATCATCTGGAGTATCACTAACTCAGTATTATACTGTCACTAATAATGATACTGTTAGATTAAGAATACGAACAGAAAATTGGTACACCACAAATAGCAATGTAACACTAACTATTTCTGATAATTATTGGGGTGCTGGTAATGCTGTTTCCGACACATGGAGTATTACAACTAGGGAACAATTACAAGCAATAACAACATTAAATACTGGAAGCGGTACTGGTACATTTATCGATTATGTTGATGTTGATGCTACAGAATTTGGAACTTATAAAACAGCTAATATTTTAATATCAGGAATTGATAATGATGTTGTTTTAAGAGCTACTTGTACAGGGGATGGTCAAATATCAAAAAATGGTACATCTTGGTCACAATCTCTAACTCAATTAAAGTTAGGAGACACATTATTTACTAGATTATTGGTTGGAAATGGATATACAACAAAAACCACAGGATCTTTTTCTGTTTTTGCTGTAGGTGGAGAAACTGCTACAATTAATTCACAGAGTTATGAAAATAATAATGCTGGTACATATGGATCTGGATCTTTTGCTAGAACTCAAACAATAGGTTCAAAACAAGATGATTGGCAGGTATGGACTGAGGTTGATAGATATCCTACTGGAGTAAACTTTGCTCCAATTTATATAAATACCGATTCTTTACCATTATCATCCGTAACTTCTGGTGGGTCTGGATATGTATTAAACAGTATATATACAACAACAAATACTACTACTCCATCTGCTACTGGATTAACAGTTAAAGTTGCACAAGTTTCTGTAACAGGTGCTATTGAAGCGGTTCAAATTGTTGAGAGAGGAACTGGACCATATTCAATTGATGATATTTTAACAGTAAATGGTGGAACTGTTAATGGTCAAGTAAGATTAATACAATACAGACTTGTAAATGTTTCTACAACATCAACTTTAAATAATGCTGAAGTTGGATTAACGTATTATTCTGATATTGCTATCAGTGGATTGGGTACAGAATATACAACTGGAGCATATAGTAATCTAGAAGAACCATTAATAACTAAAACACCTTCATATACTTTACCGTTCACAGTGCCTGCTGATCTTAGTGGTCAGCCTGTAAGTATTGGGTGTACTGTATCTCAAGGTGATGGATTAATCAGAAAAAATGGGACTGGTGTTTGGGGAACATCAGTAGTTGTTAAAAATGGTGATATAGTAACTATTAAACAAACTTCTTCTACAAGCTACAACACTACAAAAACTAGTACTATTAGATTACAAGGTCCTCCTAATGGAAATCCTACTGGTGCTACAATTACCAACCCAACTGCTGGACCAAATCCACCTTCATTTGTAGATAAAGAAGCTACTATTACAATAAAAACTAGATCTGCTAGAACAAATCCATATCCTTTTAGAGCTCAACACGTTTATCAAACAGAGTTAGGTACACAATATGTGAGAACTGTTCCTATTAGTGGATTAGATTTGGATACAACTGCTACTATTGTATCACAAACACCTGGATCTAATGCTCAAATTAGTGTAGATGGAATTAATTATTTTACAACTATTTCTATTGTACCTGCCAGTACAACTACTTTGTATATAAGAGCAACTTCTGCTACCGCTTTTGCTACTACTCAAACAATTGTATATCAGTGTGGAACTACACAAGATACTTTTAGAATAACCACGAAGAGGAATCAATACACATACAATACATTTTCACCAGCAAATACTTTTTATGAATATGTAATACCACAATGGGCTGATACCATTGACTTTGTTTTAGTTGGAGGCGGTGGCGGTAATGGTGGAGATGATTATCCAAACAGTTTCGGTGGCAGGGGTGGAAATGGAAATGTGATGGTCGGATCTATAAATGTTGCTGCTATACCATGGACAGATCCTATCAACAAAGCAATTAAAATATTTGCTCCTCAAAGAGGTAATAATGGTGTAAATTTCTCTAAATCATCTGCTGGAGGAACTGGTGGTTTTGGATATGCTACTGGTGGTAATGGTGGCGCTACAGCATCTGGTGAATACTCTGGATCTGGTGGAGGTGGCGGCGGTGCCGCTGCTATAACACTTGCTGATGGAACTTTGATTGCTTTAGCTGGCGGTGGTGCTGGTGGAGGTGGTGCTGGTGATGATACTGTTATTCAAAAATTAACACAAAATGGTAATTATGCTGGTAATGGTCCAAATGCAATTGACAGTTTGGTTGGTTTAAATCTAACGGGGTCGGCAGGAACTAGTGCTAGTTTATCTGGTGGCGGCGGCGGAGGTGGCGGTGGTGGATTTGGCACGGGTGGATCCACTAATGCTTCTTTAGTTGATGAATTTGGTGGGACACTTGCTACGGTTGATTTAGACGCTAATGGTGGTATTGGCGGAGGATCTTATTATAAATCTGCTTGGGTTACAGTTGGATCAACTCCAGATAATTTTGGAGCAGGTACTAATGAAGACGGTATTGCATATCTCGGATATCCCCCCCAAGATTTTACTCCAGATCCTTTTACTTTTACTCCCGTAACAAATGCTAGTCCAAATACTCAATATACTAGTGAAATTATACAAATAACTGGAATTACTGGAACTCTTCCTGTTTCTATTTCTAGTAATGGTTCCGCTCAACAAGTTAGAGTATGTACTACTGGACAAAGTAGTAGTTGTGGACCATTCGGATTTAGTGCTACCATAAAAAATAACGAGTATCTTCAAGTAAGAATGACAACTGGTGATCAATTTTTTACTGGATATACGATGACAATTACTGTAGGAACAGTAACTCAATTTTGGACTATTGATACTGGATCTCCTCCAGATAATCTTCCAAATGACTTTTCAGTACCAAACTTAACAAATCAGGAACCTAATACAGCAGTAGACAGTAGTATTGTACAAATTACTGGTATTAACAATCCTGTTACAATTACAGCTAGTAATGGTGCTCTAATTTCTATATGTAATGGCACTACTTGTGATGCTTTTGCTGCTTCTCCGAGAACTATTGCAAATGGTCAAGGATTTAAATTAAGAATTACTACGTCTTCATTATATTCCACCAGTGTAACTTCTCAAGTAGTAGTAGGTTCATCACCAGCTGTCACTTGGACTGTATCAACAGGTGTTGTTCCTGATAACACACCAACTAGTTTCGCATTTATTAGCCTATCTAATCAAAATTTAAATACTACAGTTACTAGTAATTCTGCTACAATTCAGGCTATTGATAATACAATTCCTTTTTCAGTAACAAATAGTACTGGGCAGACTGGAACATTACCAACAATTGTAATTAATGATATCGATACTAATCTTTCATCTACAACTGTACAATTATTTGATGTTGTTAAATTAAGATATACTACATCTGGTATTGTTGGTGATTCAAAAACTTGGAATATAACAGCTGGAACTTTTACAACAACATGGACAGTAACAAATGCTGGTCAATTTGGAACATCACCAACTCCGTTTTTATTCCCAACTGTAATTGCTTCTGCCGTATCTACAAATACAAATAGCAATACAGTAACAATTGCTGGTTTAGGAACTTCTGTTGGAGCATATGCTACAAATGGTGCTAAGTTGAGTAAAAATGGAGCTGCTTTTAACACTTACACATCGACAACTCCTTTACTAGTAGCTAACGGAGATACTTTAAGAGTTCAGATATTATCTAGTGGAATAGCAGGATTTTCTATAACAAGTGATGTTTTTGTTGGATCATATACAACAACATTTACAGTTGTCAGTCCAGCTCCAACACCCGATCCTATTTTAGGTCAATGGTATAGTGGGATAAATATGATCCAAAATGTTTCTGGTAATCAGATTAAATATGCTTCAAAATTTGATGGTTTACCTATCGGATCTATGATGCCTGTATTTAAAGATGCTTCCCAAACAGATGGTTGGGGGAATTTAAATGGTAAAGCAGATTCTAGATTCCCTGGGTGGATTCTTTGTGATGGATCATATGTAAGTCCAACAGATTTCCCCGCTTTATACTCTATTCTTGGTACAACTTATGGTGCTTTAGGTGGTGGAGATTTTAGATTACCTGACATGAGAAATAAAAAACCAATGGGAACTGGTCCCGTTGATGGTAATGCTAGTTCTTCTCCTGCTTTAATTCCTGATTATGGACCAGCAAAAAATGCTACTAATAAATCTAATTTAATACCAGGGTCTCATGGTGGATTGTGGTATATCGATCAAATAGCGGTTCCTAGTGCCCAAAGTGTTCCTCAGGTAAAAACTCCTGGTACAGGATTAACTGCAACAGAAAGTGATTATTTCATCATTGGAACAATTTCCACAACTGGTTATACTAATGTCGTTGGTCAGATTGACTTTACTACAACTGGTCAAATATCTGCTAATGTATCTTTAAAAGCAACTAAATTATACGAAACTCCAACTCACACACACGTTATTTTATCAGGTCAACCAGACCCATCACTTGGAGGAAATGGATTTAAAGGTCTAGTGTACTGGAGCTCTAATGGTGGTAGACAATCTCCAGCATCTTCGGGCATTGTGATTGGTAATCAACCTTCTGAATCAGTGGCTTCAGTTACAATTAACTTGTGGGGGTATATTATTAAACCGCCTGCTGGACACGTCCTATTAACTAGTTCTAATACAGTTCCAACTGCTCAGGATGCTAATTCTGATACAGTATGGTTACAAAAGGCAGAACCATGGGAACCATCTACTGGCGGATGTCTTACCATTAGCGGTCCTGGATATACAGGAAATCGTATTACCCAGGTGAGAACTACTGTACAATATAAACAGCCAAATATTGGTAATATTGGAGACGCAAATTATGATGAAATCAATCAATTTATTAATCTAACATCAGAACCTTTCCCAACTAACGCTAGTGTTGTTAATAGCGGTGATAATTATAAAATGGTAGGAGCAGTTGATATTCCAACGAAGAATGTTAGTGTCGCTAGTTTTAATCCAGTTACAAAAAACAATCACACTCATTATCTAAGTTTTTCTCCTATTGCCAACACAACTACAACGTTTAGCTATGGTAACGAAGATAATCACGGAACTGCTGCTGGTGGAGCGCCAACAAATACTTCTGTTACTATTATCAGAACTGCTGCTCAATTAGGATTAGAAGTACTACCAGGCAAATTTACTTTAAATGCCAATAAACAATTGATACCTACTCCATCTTTATCGCCACAAAGTAAAGTTCCATTGATTACTCCATATATTTGGGTAAAATGGTTAATCAAAGCATATTAAAATAAATAACAATAAAAGATTTAAAATGTCAAAACCAGTTTTTAATCCAGATGATTTTGTTTTTCAAAAATTAGAATTGCCTGAGGATAATCCAACTTTAATAGAATATGACGCTAAAGCTAGATTAATTTACGTTAGAGTAAAGGATCCATCTACAAAAGAGTATGAGTATAATGCTGTCCATCTGTCAGAAGTCGTTAATAATAATTTGTTGACATATTTACCTGATGAATGGACGAATGAAAATGATAGAATATTGTTATTTGCTGTTCATGAAAATGGTAAATCTCTTTTGGAAAAAGAAAAATTAAAATATAATTTTGAAACAAAAGAAACATATTGGGTTAGATACGAATATAAAAATTTTAGTCAGTCTGATGCCAAAGAAATTTTTGATGCCTTAAAAGCAGCAGTCTTTTTACAAAATGCTAAGAATGAAAATGCTAGAAATAGTTCTCTAGTTTCTTTAGCTAAAAAAGATGTTTTTCTAGATCGTATGTACGTTCAAACTCTTCAAGAATCTGAACGAATGCTTAGAGAAACTGATTGGAGAATTTTGGATGACGCCCCACAAAGGTTTGATGGTGAAAGAGAATTGTGGAAACAATGGAGGCAAAAAATTAGAAATTCTCCAAAGAAACCAGAAGAATTTGAAACTGATTTAGATTTTCTTATCTATAAAGAAGAATTTAAATGGCCAATTAATCCAGAACAATACCATCAGATGTACCCAAATAATGATGTTGAATATCTTTCAACATCAGAACAGTTTGTTTTTGCTGACACTTCAATGACTGAAGATAAAGTAAATATTTACGATGAGAAACTGAACTTGGCTATCAAAACATTTAAATACAATGAAGAAAACGGTATACCAATCAATAAAGAAATGTATGATATTATCAGAAGATATTCTTTGTTAGAAAATATTGATGATATCAAATTAAATGTAGGAGAAGATCAATGATAGCTAGGGATTTTGTAGAATTTATTATTGAATGGACTGAAGCATTAAATAAAACTTTAATGGTTATCAGAACAACAGGACCAGATAGTGCTACTGATGTTGAAAAAGTAAATCACATTTATTCTGTTTATAAATCAAATTTTGAATCAGATCGAGTTGATTTCTTTAATAAATTTTTGTATAATGAATTTACTTTCTTAGAATTTGATTCCGAAGAAGAAGCATATGACTTTGGAATTCAAAATTTTCCAATGAATAAAAATGGAGATATGGATTTCTTTGTTCAGTTTTTTATATTCAGTAATGGCAATTTAGCTTATGCTAACGATTCATTATCTGGATTGTCTGACAGAATACCACCACCACGAACCAGTTGAATAATTGGCATAAGGGTCTTGACAGACCCCTTTTTTTATGCCATACTATCTGTATTGACATTTCACCTCGTTATGTTGCTTCGTCCTCACCAACAGAGTGGTTGTGCTGCTATGGAGCAGTATAACATCGGTCAACTGCTCATGCCTACGGGCGCTGGCAAGACCCCTACAATGATTCATGACTGTATTCGTGTGTTTGACACTGTAGACGCCGCTACGGTCGTTGTGGTCGCTCCTAGGATCCTTCTGGCAGAGCAACTGTCTGCTGAGTTTCTTGAGCACATTACTAACGCTTCTGTACTTCATATTCATAGTGGTGAAACTCACCACTTCAAGACTACTAACCCCAATGTAATCAGTCAATGGGTGGAGAGTCATAAGTCCCACAACAAACTTATTTTCACAACCTATAACTCTCTTATTCGGGTTCAGCAGTCTGGCATTGATGTCCACACTGTCTATTGTGACGAGGCACATAATTCTATCAAGAAGAATTTCTTTCCTGCTATAGAATATTTTTCTGGTGCTGCTGATCGTTGCTATTTCTTTACTGCCACTCCTAAGCATTCCAACACTATGTCTAAACCAGGCATGAATGATATTGATGTATACGGTAAGGTTATCTGTGATGTTCCTGCTACCGATATGGTCAAGCAAGGTTATATTCTTCCTCCTACCGTTGTTCCTTACGTTGTTGATTACGAACGTTTGAAAGGTGATCTTGCTGCTAGCAGCGATCATGTTACTCTCGTTAATATTATCGACGAACTGGATGAGGATGCTGCTTCTAAAATTCTGGTGGCAGTTCCTAGCAGCAAAGTGATGTGGAATCTGCTGTCTCAAACTACTATTCTCAATGACCTTGAAGATCGTGGTTATGATGTGCTTCATATCACTAGCAAGTATGGTGCTTGGGTTAACAAAACCAAAGTCAACCGTGAGGTATTCTTTGATACGTTCAATGCTTGGGGCAAAGATCCCAACCGTAAATTTGTAATTTTCCATTATAGCATTCTTGCTGAGGGTATCAACGTTCATGGTCTGACTCACACCATTCTGCTCCGTACTCTTGATGTCATCGAGATGGCACAGACTATCGGTAGGGTTATCCGTCTCAATAAAGACGATGCTGCTGACCTTTCTAGTGGTAGAATTGCTGTTGGTGACTATGCTATGTACCGTAAACCCACTGGTTTTGTGACTGTTCCTGTGTTCAAGAACTATGGTGATCGTACTATCAAACGTCTTCAGAACCTTGTCGATACTATTTTCGTTCAAGGCAAACCCGCTGTTTCTGTGGTCAACCGATGACTAAACTTACTAAACTTACCCGTAAAATCGATTACAAAGACCAGTTGCTGACATACAAGCAACTGGAAGGTGTGGTTGCTCGTAAGCATATTCTTACTGGATCAGCTGCTGAGATTATCAACAATTCAAAAATCAACGATTTTGGATGGGAATCAGCAGCACTGGCATATTCTACCTTCACAACAGATGAGCGAGCAGATATTCGTAAATCTGGGCAGCAACTCGCTAAAGGTTACTACAATCCTACAACTGAGACAATTGATTCTCCTAATGTTCAACCTACGAATGATAGGGGTATTCTTGTAACTCAAATGTATCTCAATCAGGATCGTTGCTGTGCTTACAGTGGTGATGGTCCTTACCATATTCTAGATTTTCAGGTAGAACATATTAATCCTAGTGGTGGCGACCACCCAGACAACATTGTACTTGTTCTCGCTAATGTAAATGAGAATAAAAAGCAATCTGTAGAGAGCTTCCTTGAACGTTGTGAACAGCGTTATAACATGGGAGAACTTGAATATGCCAAATGGTATAAGGATATGAAAGATGCTGTCAAACGTGGGCAGAAAAAGAAATCTGAAATTCTCTCCATGAATGAGGATGAGTTACGAACATACTGGTTGACACGTACAACACCAAAGTATGACAAATATGTGTGGCGTAATATTGGTATGTCATCTCTCAGTGAGTTTCGTATCCTGAAAAAAACAGGAGAGGAACGTAAAGGTGGTAGTCAAGGTAACTATGTGGACATTCTAAGCACTATTGCTGCTGAATATCTGTTTGGCGATCCTGATCTGGCACGAGAAATTTATAAATCTGCTAGGTTATTTCGTAGTACTTATTTGAATGGAAAGATTCAAAACGATGTCTATGCTATTCTTACCACAGAAATCATAGAGTTGTCAAATCACATCTATCCAAGTTATAATAGAGACAAATTTATTGCTAACATCATCCGAAACAATTATACATGGCAACATCTAAACTGACTAACCATTCCCTGTATCGTTACGCTGGTGGTAAGAACAGGATGAAAAAAGATTTGATTCAGATTATCAAGGATGTAAATCCTGGTTTGACCAAGATTGTAGCGCCATTTATGGGTGGAGGATCAACTGAGATTCTGATGGCAGCACAAGGTATCAAGGTGCAATCGTATGATATTTTTCGACCGCTAGCAGACTTCTGGGAGATCGTCACGGCAGGTGGCGGCGGGCGAATCGCTGATGAAGTGACCAAGCATTACCCATTAATTGATAGCAATCACTATAAATCCTTCCTTCCGTTGTTGGATAGTGAGGATAAGTTCATCAGAGCGTGGGCATTTTACATTGCAATCAAGGGTTCGTACTCAGGTAAGATCGGATGTTCTACCGTTAAGTCTAGAGCAGAGTTCAGACTTGTGGGAATTGATAAACTTAGGAATTTTTATAACCCGAACCTGTCGTTTGCCTACGGTAGTTGCTTCGACACGATTCCAAAGCACAAAAATGACTTCTTGTATCTGGATCCACCATATTACGAGACTGTTAGCCACTATTATGGTAAAGATGGTGCCCTTCACAAATCATTTGATCACGAAGCATTCTGTGATACTTTGAAGCAACACAAAGGTGGGTTCGTGATGTCTTATGACAACAGTGATGCTGTTCGTGAACTCTATCAAGGGTGGACAGAATTCAGGTATCTTACATTCCCTTATCAAATGTCGGGCACCAAACGTTACGATAAAACTGAATTGGTGATTGTCAAGCATCCAGAGCACTCTATACAAAAACCACAAACTGTGCTAGAATCTTTCATGGTATAATTCTCATATATAACGTGTAACGGAAAATAATTATGCTTAATATTTACTACTATATTATCTTTACTATATTTGCTGTAATAGCATATATGATGATTGTAGATGAAAATGTAGTTAGATATATTGAGATTATGTTTCAACTCTTCGTTATCAACTTGAAAAGATTATATTATATGGTTGTTTTTCATCCAGATAATAAACTTACCACCTGGAGTATGAATTATAAATTCAATCGAATGACTCGTAAACTACAAAAAGAAATGGAACAAAATGACTCATCACGACCTATTGATTGATGATTAACATGACGCATTACGATAAATTAATTGACACGCTCATTATGCATCTCTATGATGCATGGGAGCACAAATATTGGGATGAGCAGCTAGCAAAAAGAAAAGCACATGAGATTCTAACAACTGTGGAAGCATTTCAACAAAACCGTGTCTTAACAACTACAGACACATCTGTATATGCACAATGGAGGGCAAGTGACTAATTCTAAATTTCCATATGAAACGTTTCCATATCGTTTAGATATTAAAAAAGAAAATAGAGTTTGCTGGTTTATTCACGAAGAACATTTAAATAAACTTATTGAACGAGAAAAATTAAATCCTAAAAATTATGAAGTATCCACGAATGGTGTGGCGTTGGTGGGCAAAGTCACTGGGTCAAAAAGCAAGCGACAACGACAACGAAGCAGATAAGGTTGCTATCATTCGCACTCTTATGTTTGCTACATATCTTGTCACAAATGCTTTTATTATAGCAGGTGTGGTGAGACACTGGAATGACAATCAAATTAATGTTGAGGTAGAAGTCTATGAAAATTCAAACTATTCTGAAAAGTTACACTCAGAAAGACGGCACAACTTGGGAGTGGATGGAAACACCAGAATTGAGGGCGTATATCGCTCAGGAGCAATCAAAAATCGCACTGGGGAATTTGAATGAGCGCCCAAAACGAGTATCCTAAAATTATGGAATAGGAGAGAATAGTTGTATAAAGTATTTTATTCACCTATAAAACCACCAAATGCTGATGGACATGATATTTTATCCGAAAGAGATTTAGAACCATCTGAACATCATCATTATCACAACTGTCCTGTTTGGAAACATAAACATAATAGAACGTTTGTGGCTGTATCACCAATAGATTTTGAAATAAAAATAAATGGTGAATATTTAGATTATGAGATGAATCCTCTTTATGGCAAAATGATTACGGATGCTGATGAATTAGATTCACAGCATCCTGTTTTACAATTATCATTTCCATTATATTATTTTTGGACCGAAGAAAAAAATCTTTGGGTTGAAATGTTAGATCATCCAATGACTTCTTATAACAATAATATGATTGTTATTGGTGGATGGTGGAATCTTTTTAATCATCCGAGGTCAGTAAGCACAGCGGTCAAATATGTCAATAAAGATAATTCTATCATCATTAAAAAGGGAGATCCTTTATATAGAATCAGATTCTATGGAGAAGATCTAAATTCAGGAGTGAAATTACTTCATTCTAAAGATGTCCCTAAACATATTATAGATCAACGTATCGTATCAAAACCATCAAATTCTAATAGATCAACGTTACACAGACGGTTATTTTCCAAGCAATGTCCTTTTAAGAATTTTTTATGAAAACTAAACTCAGCTGGTTTGAGTATTATATTGGTCATTGTTGGATGACTGGTTGGCAATCAATTCGTGGGTCGTTCCGTATCTGGGCAGACTTGATGACGGGAAACTATAAGGACTATGCCCTGATGTGGTATGATGATCCTTATGAAGAATGTGTAGATTGGTTCTGGGGTTCTTTAGGTGATGATGATACCTTACCTAAAGAATTCCTTGAGCATTTACTGGAAATGTGTGATAGAATAGATAAAGGTCAAGAAGAACTCATTCCTGCAGATGAAGATTTTTTTGATAGAATGAAAGACCTCCTAAAAGATGTAGAGCTAGAAAAATATGAAACTGATACAATTTAAACACTGGTATGATTATGGGCATGAATGGTGTGTCCAAATTTTCAATACATCTAAGCATTATCCAAAAAATTTAAAATTATTATCATTACTACAGCTTTCTGTAGGATGGTGTGATTTTCCTTCTGGACCATATTTACAAATACATATGGGTCAGGGAAGATTGTTTGGTATGATATTTTTTGCCTATAAATTTACATTTGATATTGACATCTTAGCACCAACATGGCATAGAAGCTATGACTCTTTCTTTGAGGATGAGAAATGACAGATAAAATAACATCTGTTTTTTACAGATACAAATTACAAGGAAGTAATTCATATGATTGTTTCTTTGTGCCAGGAGAACAAATTGATGATTTGATTGGTGGTGTGGCATCTGAAATTATAAATGGAGAAGTTGTTTTTCACATTTATGATCTTTCCGATGAGACTATGTTAAATCATCCGTGGGTAACATGGTGGGATAAAAAAATTATTGAGAAAGAAGTTGTATTAACAAAACTCCCCACCAAAAAGGGTAACAAAATCAATTGGAAATCACGTAATCGTGGTGGTGGTGTCAAGCATAAAAATTTTGACAAAACTGATGCCAAGCTGTACTATAAAGAAACGGAAAGGGTAATCAATCCTAAAAGCAAACCACCTAAAAAAGTTGAAGAACCCCCCATGGGTATCATAAACATCATCAAAAAAGAGGAGGATTCCTAATGACTCAACTTATTAACCCTTCCGACCCACGCTTTTTTCGACAAACATCTAACGAACCCTACCTTCGTCACGATTATAAATTAGTATCGAGCACTGGCGAATTTGTTATCTTTGATAATTATGAAGATGTACAGCGTAGATGGTTTGAGCGTAGTGGTCATTTTTTAAGTCACATTGAGGTTCTAGATCATAAAGAACCGAAGAAAAGTAAAAAAACAAAGGGGTTTTGAATGATTAAACTGACACCAACCTCCCTTAGAATTACGGGTAGTATTCTTCTTGTAATTGGCTATTTTATACTTCTTTATGGTGATATGAAAACTGGTTGCTGGTTTCGTTTAATCGGTGGATTAGTCATGGTTCCCTTCTCTATTCAAATCAAAACCTGGGATGTTCTAGTGCTACAAGCGTTTTTTTCTGTTATAGATATTTCAAAAATTATACAATTATCATCATGACTATCGATAAGCAATGCTTATGAAACACCGCTTGACACCACCGTTGAGCGGTGCTATATTGTATTCAAATACATAAAACAATGAGACGAGTCACTGTAAGACCTAAATCTAGCAAGGCGAAGAATCGTCTTGCTAACTCTATGGATGGTAATCCTATCTGTGTTGTTGAGCAGGACAAAGGAGATGGTATGCTGTTTCTCGCTAGTGAGAACCAGAAATACTTCTTCTGGGTCAATGTAAGTGAAGATTGCCACTGGGAAACTGAATGGGAGGTTCTATGAGCTACACTATCACCAAACACATCCAAATTCAACACGAAGAAGATGATTGGAGTTTTGATTTTACTGCTGATGAGCATGGGACTGTGAGTGTAGAGGATGGTAATGGACAAGGATTTGAAACCATTCACATTCCCAAAGATTGTATTCAACACTTTATTGACGTTCTGGAGCAATACAAATGAAACCTAAAATGTATCACATTCTCAGTCTTGCTGTAGAGCAAGGTGTACGTGATGGATGGCGTCGTGCTTATAAACATACTGATAACCCACACGAAGATAGTGTCCAAGAATATATTGAAGAAGCTGTAATGTCTTCCATTCACGATTATTTTGTATTTGATGAGGATGAATACCAATGAATAACACTATGTATTTTGATGATATGGAACTGATGCAACTTCAGTTCTGTATGGAACAAACAAAAAAACAAATGTCGATGGGTGGAGAAATCCGTCGCCACGCTTCTATTACACAAAAGATTGAAGAAGAAATGGAGCGTCGTAAGCAAGAAACTGGTGCTTATACTACAGAAGGTTTGCTTCGTCGTCTAGAAGAAGAAATGGAACGTCTTGCAAATGATTACCAATGAAAAAGTATAAAGAAGAGTATTTTTCAGTTCTTGATAAAAAGACTGGAAAAAAACTATTAGATTGTGGTGATGAACTTGATGCTTTAGCGATGGTTGCTATGGATTCACAGAACCGTACCTATATTAGCAATCAGTTTCTGATGGGTCGAGTGGTGGATGTTCAGATGCCCAAAGTACTACCAACCAATGAGATTGTTGTGAATATGAACGGTGGAGTTGGTGGGTCTTGGGAAGTTCGTGAACCACAACCACTTCCACAAATCAAACTTCCAGAAAGACAAGCAGAACCTGTAAGAGTATAACTATGACTAACGAACAAATTAAAAAACTAAAACTTATTGCTAAAGAAAATACTATTGAGGAACGACTTACTCGTATTGAAGATAAAGTTGATTTACTCATTACTCAACTCAAAATAGAATTTTATAAGAAATAATCTAAGTCAAAATTCAACACAAACCATAGAATTTTTCATATAAGGTGGTAAAATGAATCTCTATATTATCAGCAATGTTCTTTGGGATGCTACTCGTGGAATGTGTGTAATTGCTGCCGAATCTATGTCTCATTGTGAAGAGATTTATGTTAAAAAGTTTGAGCATTATGAGATGTGGTCAGGTGGTGAGATTATTGACGCACAAACAGATTTTAAGGATGGAACATTTCAGGTGATTGAAAATATCAATCATCCCGCAGGTGTTATTAATTATGTTTTTGGAGGAGGTTGAAATGACTGACGAACAAATTGAGATGCTGCGGCGTCTCATTCAAGATGAGATTGAAGTTGCTGGTGTTGATGGTATGGAACACGGTGTATGGGGCTGGATGGATAGTCAATTAGACAAACGATGGAAACAGTTTCAGGAGAGTTTCAATGATTGAATATATAGAGATACGTGGCCAAATTTAGGGTGGGCAAAGCGTATGAATATAAGAGCAGGCGATACAGTAAAGTTTGTAGGATGCTCACCAGAGCAGGTTAAATGGGGCAACAGCGATGATCCAACTGGTATTTTAATTGTAGGTGACAAATACTATGTAGAGCATGTAGAAGTGCATTCACAGCACACTAAGATTGAATTACGTGGTATACTAAAACAAAAGTTTAACTCAGTATGTTTTGAGGTAATCCGTGACAGACAAAGAACTTTATAATCCTGATGAATTTGTCCTAGATGACATCAAAATGTATCACTATGAAGTGATGGAGGAAGGTCGTCATGTATGGATGGCATTCTACTTGGAAAATGGTAGTGTAGGGCATTTGAATATTTTTCTAAATGATGGTAGAATTCAAACACGCTATGAAGAATGGAATGAGGTTTAATAATGGGAATGTTTGATTATTTCCGCTCATCGTATGATTTGGGTGAGCAATTTACAAATACAGTGTGTCAAACCAAAGACATTGAAGAATATGGACTAGGTGGCACAATGACTGACTACTGGTTAGATCCCAGTGGTCAGTTGTGGTATCCAAGTTATCTTGGAACACATGACTTCTGTGAAATCACAGAGGATGATGACCGATATGATGAGAAGCGTAAGTTTCTCAATTATGAATGGATTTCTACTGGTGTTCATGGTAAGTATCAACCACATCTAATCACAAAGTATATTGAAATCTACCCTGCTGAATGGAAAGGAAAGTGGGAAGATTGGCCCCGTTGTCGATTACATTTCAGGTGTGGTATACTACAAGACTACATGGACATTACTGGAAGATTTTTATGAATATATTCGTTACATCTCCATGGCCAGCAGAATCAGCGATTGTACTGCCTGATAAACATATTGTCAAGATGCCACTAGAGTGTTGTCAGATGTTATCTATCATTGCTTCTAAATGGTATCACAATTACGGCAAAATCAATAAAGTAAATGGTGTTCCCTATCGTACAGAAAAGGGAGCCTTTCGTAACCATCCATGTACACAGTGGGCAGCATCAACTATTGACAATGCTTATTGGTTAATTAAGCATGGCATGAACTTATGTGATGAGTATGCCATTCGTTACAATAAAATCCATTCTTGTTATAATACTTTACTTGAAGCATATTATTTGTTTCCCAAAGGTAGAATAACTAATGTTACACCATTCGCTAGAGCAATGCCAAATGAATATAAATTTGACACAAGCATTGACACTTTTACTGCTTACAAAATGTATATTTCGTCCAAACCTTGGGTTGCATCTAATTATCTTCGTATGCCAGAAAGGAAACCAGAATGGGTATGAATCAAGAGTTAATTGATAATAATTATATTATATTACCAAATTTTTTACATGCCGATCAAACAGTTAAATTGGCAAATGAATTTAAAAGTTTTTGCCAAGAGAAAAATCTAATAGGAGATTGGTTGGTAAAAGATTCATCTAGTTATCGTAATTATCTACCATTTCTAGAAATTTTATTAGATAAAACCCACGAAATATCTAGTATAGTCGGAGAACCTTTGTTGCCAACGTTTTCTTACTCTAGAATATATCATAATAAAAGTAATTTACCATTACACAGAGATCAACAAAATTGTGAAATAGCAGTTACTATTAATCTTGATTGTGATTTGCTTTGGGATATATGGATTCGTACTCCAAAACCAGATAGTAAAAGTGTATCAATTACTATGAATAAAGGTGATGCTATGTTGTATTTGGGAACAGAAGCATTACATTGGAGAGAAGAATATCAAGGAACATATTATTGTGGATTATTTCTCTGTTATGTTAGAACTAGAGGAAATCTGTATGTGCCTATTTACGATCAAATGTACACTCATGGACCAGGAGTATTTTATACATGACAACTACACATTCATATGATAAATGGGGATATGATGATCCAACACCATATGATATATTAGTTCAAAAAATTGAAGAGCTAGATAAAAGAATTAAATATTTGGAGCAAGAAAACATAGAAACTACTAATGTGTTGTATGAGATCATGAATAGCCTTGACAACCATCGAGAAGACCTGTACAATATGAAGACTCAATTTGGAGATTGATCATGGCGGTTAATTATCAAAAAGCATGGGATGCCATGAATGAACTTGAGATTTGTATCACTAAAGTTAATTCTGCTCGTGAAATTCTTGATGTAGCATCAGAAACTCTTGCTACACATAAATTTGATAAAACAGAGCATTTGATTGATGCTGCTTATGAATTTCTTGGATTTTTTGTTGCTGAATTTGATTCTAAGTTCAGCAAAGCATGGCAGGCAACTGTAGTTGCTGCTCATGAAGATTACGAAGAACCTAAAACAATTAAGTATACTGATGAAGAACTTAATGCCATGTGTGATGCTGCTGAAGAAAAACACTCAGCATATTATTATGATTACACACGTAATGATCCAAACAAACCTAACCCTTTTACTGCTGATTTAACAATTGGTGGTGACGGTACACTTGTTCTTCCTGATGAAGTAATGAGTAAATTGAATATCAATCTTGGTGATTACATTCAGTGGACACCACTGGATGATAATACAATTCGTTTAGATAAAGTTGACAACGTTTCTATTGTACAAAAAATAGAATGATTGAAAATTATGCTATCGATATGTTTACTATACCACTTTTACATTTAAAAGTAAAAAACTGGAATAGTAAAAAAATACTCTTGCTTGATATGATGAGTAATGGTATGGATTATTTCACACAAAAAGATAGCATTGATCTTCATTTAAGTAATAATAAAATTCAATCAATATTAGAAGAAGAGCTTAATTTATTTGCTGATCATTTTGGATTTACTGAATATAGAATATTAATATCTTGGTTTGCTACAGCAAAACGTGGAGATTATCATAGCGTACATAGTCATTCAAGTATAGGTTATAGTTCTGTGTGTTATGTCGATTATGATATAAATCATCACAAACCAACAGAATTTATTGCTCCTTTCAATAATTTTTTGACAGGTAACAATCTGTTTTACATTCCAGAAGTTGAAGAAGGATCTATTATATTTTTTCCATCATCTATTTTACATTATGCTAATCCAAATCAATCTGAAAAAGAAAGAAGTATATTAGCTTTTAATCTTGATGTTAAAAACTAGACAGAATGAATAAATAGTGACACAGGTATTGTACACATAAAAGATGGCAGTCTTAACATCAACATCAGTAACTGGTGTGTCAGATTTAAATATAGCTGGTAATTTTGATGGTTATCTTAGAGATTATACTGAAAAACTAAATAATTTGGGTAATACTAGTGCTACAACAAATATTAATCTAGCACTTGGAACATTTGTTTCAGCAACATTAGCAACAAACACCACATTTACTTTTACTTTAGGAACTAAAACTACTACTTCTGCTACTTCTTTTACTCTTATTCTTAGAAATGATGGTACTTCTGGTAGATCAGTTACCTGGCCAGGTACTGTAAGATGGCCAGGCGGAACCGTTCCTACAAGAACAACAACAGCTAATAGAGCTGATGTTTTTACTTTTTTTACTTTTGACGGTGGTGCTATTTGGTATGGTTCTTTATCATTAATTAATTACGCTTGATTTATGTCGGAAACTTATACTGATTTTATTGGAATGTACACTGATGTGTATGAGGATGGTTATTGCTCTCATATGATCAATGAATTTGAGAGACTACATGACTCTAGAATAGTAAGAAATAGAAGGGAATCTGAAAATGCTAAACAAATAGAAAAGAATGACTTTCATATTTCAGTTAATGTAAAAGCAACATCTTTTACTGAATTTAATGAAAGATGTGTTAATCAAATATTTGCTGAAGGATTACAATGTTGTTTCGACATGTATTGTGATCAATATGACGTTCTTAGAACCATAGATATAGTTGGTTCTGATTTTAAAATGCAAAAAACTCCACCTGGGGGTGGTTACCATGTTTGGCACGCTGAACAAGGAAACAATGATATGGCTAGTAGAGCTTTAGTTTATATGTTATATTTGAATGATATAAAACAAGCAGGAGAGACAGAATTTTTATATCAACAATTAAGAATTCCTCCTAAAGAAAATTGTATGGTTATATGGCCAGCATCATTTACTCATACTCATAGGGGCAACACAGTACATGGTAATACGTCTAAATATGTTATAACAGGCTGGTTTAACGTATAGGTATAGAGATATGGCTGTATCAAGAGCAGTATATAGAGGAGGAATAACACCAGGGGGCAGTCAGGTATTTAATTCTCCTGGTACTTGGGTTGCTCCGCCTAAAATTGTAAATGTCTCTGCTTCTGGTAGGGGCGCAGTTGGTCAGCCTGGCGGCACAGGTAATGGTGGCAACCCTGGATTCAGAGGGCAGAGGGGCAATGGTGGTGTTGGTACAGCAGGAAATGCCAGTCATGGTGGCGGTGGCGGCGGTGGTGGAAATGCTGTGCCATTTCCTGTTAGAGCAAACCCTGGAAACAATGGGGGCGTCAGCGGTGGTGGCGGCGGGGCTCGAGGAAATCGCCCAGGGTTCCCTGGGCAAAGGGGCGGAAGTGGAAGTGCTGGTTCTGCTGGAACTAAAGGATCAGCCCCGCCTGGAAATAACGCCATCGCGCCAGGGGGAGGTGGTGGTGGTAACACAGGAGGGCAAGGACAGACGGGAGCAGCATCAATATTTGCTGGGTTAAATTTCCCTGGTGGTCCTGGCGGTAATGGTGGAAAAGGAAATAATGGAGCAGCTGGAAATCCTGGAAATCCTGGTACTGCTGGTACTGCTGGTAATGGTAATCCTGGTGGAAACGGTGGAGGTGGTGGCACTGGTGGTAGCAACAGTGGCGGATTAAGACCTGGCGGTGGTGGCGGACAGCAAGGTGGCAATAATGGCCAGGCTGCTGCTGGTTCTGGAGGCGGCGGTGGCGGGTCTGGTGGAACTGGCGGCGCGCCAGGTAGAAATGGTGGTAATGGAGGATCTGGTGGTAATGCTAACCCTCCAAATCGCCCAGGTAGCCGAAGAGGTGGCGGCGGCGGTGGCGGCGGCGGGCGTGGAAATCCTGGAAACCAAGGAGCTACTGGAGGACAGGGAAATAATGGTAATCCTGGAGCTGCTGGAAATCCTGTTGCTGGTAATCCTGGAAACCCAGCAAATACAACAATATACAATTCAATAACAGTTACCCCAGGGCAATCATATCCCGTAACTGTCAATAACCCTGGCGGATCTGTAACTGTTTCTTGGAATCCACAATAAATAAATTTGAAGTTATAATTTCATACAATGGCTAAAAGAGAAATTTCTGAAACAAGAAAAAAAATTCGAGAAATATATGAACAAAATGAACTAGATGGTCTTGAAGCAAATAAAACTAGAGCAAGAGCTTTTAGTGTTGGTACGTGTGGTGGTGGATTAATTGAAGTTACTTTACGAGGAGATATTGGATTTTTATGGTATCAATTAGATGCCGTAGAAACTGTTGAGATTATACAACAGTTAGCTGCTGGTTGTGGTTTAGATATAGCTTTGAGACCTAAAAATGATTTTGCTACTTGGAGATCTTGGGACGAAACATTACCAGGAGCTATTCATTGGGTTGGTGCAGCACCATGGCAAATGTCTGATGAGCAGAGAGAAGAAATAGCTGCTTTAAGAGCAAAAAATTTAAAATTGCTAAAACAACAAGAAGAACCAGCGGGCGAATAACCACAAATGTGGTATAATTGAGAATAAAACCTAATCATTGTTTACGATGTCTTTTAAGTATTTTACAAATAAAAATTCTTTTGATTCTATAGTAGATCCTTTGGAAACAAATTGGGCTGACTATTGGTATCTTCAAACAGAAGAATATTATCATGTTGCTTGGTCTTATGATATTTTTACAGATGCTGAACTAGATGATATTGTAACCACTGGTAGAAGAATGACTAGAGAACGAGCAGAAACTGGTGATCAGGGGTCAGAATGTTTAGATATCAGACGTTCTCATATATCATGGATTAATATTAATGAACATACAAAAAAAATGTATTCTAAATTATCACAAGCAATATGTGACACAAATGAAAAATATTTTAAATATGATTTGACAATGATGGAGAAACTACAGTTTACTGAATATTCGGCAGATGAACTTGGATGTTACCATCAGCATATAGATCCTTTGGTGTGGAATAACCCACATAATAGAAAATTGAGTTTTGTATTACAACTGTCAGATCCAGATGATTATGAAGGTGGCGAGCTAAAATTATATACTTCAAAGGAACCACAGGTAATAACAAGACAAAAAGGATTAACAGTGTTTTTTCCTTCTTATACATTACATGAAGTTACTCCAGTTACTAAAGGAATTAGAAATACTTTAGTTGGATGGGTTCATGGTCCATCTTTTAAATGAGGTTGTTATGAGTTTTAAACAAGACGGTTATTTTGTCATTAGAGAATTTTTAAATCAAGATTTTGTTGAGTTTATCCAACAATATTTCTTTTTAAGAATACAATCTGGTGAAAAAGTTGACTATGGATCTCCTCAAGCTGCTAAGGCATTTGAAATATATAGTGATCCTTTAGTTGAAACTATTTTGAATTCTTCGTGTGATTATTTTAGTGAAGTAACTGGAATTAATTTACTACCAACATATACTTACTCCAGATTATATCAAAAAGATGATGAATTAAAATCACATATAGATAGAGAAGCATGTGAAGTCTCAGTTACATTAGCATTAGGACTTCCCGAAGGTGAAGAAATAAACCCAATTTGTTTTAGTAAAACTAAAGATATGAAAAATGCTATTGAGATTATGTTAAATCCTGGTGATGTCTGCATATATAAAGGATGTGATCTGTGGCATTGGAGACCACCATTTACACAAAAATGGTATTTACAAGCATTTCTACATTATGTAAATGCTAATGGTCCACATAAAAATTGTAAATATGATGAAAGAACTAATTTAAACATGGCTCCTGCACGTACAGCACGATCAGGACTGCTTTCACTTTAAAAGTATAAAATAATTATATGGAAGAACAAATACAAGAACAAGAGCCTGAATTTAGATCTGTTGTTATCCTTGATAAAAAGAATATGGTTGTTGGTATCATGCCATGGCCACTCGATCAGCCCAAACAACAATTACTAGATGAATACTATAGTGATCTATATTATGTTTTAGACTATGAGAAGTTAGAAACTAAAACTGATGCTGCTCCTGGATGTTTTTGGGATGCTGAATTAAATGGTTTTGTAGAAAGAAGACCATTAAATGAACCAACATATGTGTTTAATAAAAATACTTTACGATGGGAACCAGATCCAAATTTAGAATATGATATTGATGGGGATGGTACATTAGACAAATGGGATCCTGAGACCGCAACATTTTATAGAGTATACACACCACCAGAACTTGACACTTCTGAAGAATAATGTTATATTGTGACAGTTATTAAATAAATTGAAAAAATGGCATTGTCACAATCTGTAGATCAATCACTCGATGAAGCAGCAGCATCACTTCGTAATGCTTTAGCGTATGCTGCTCGTCAAGAACGTCCGATTGTTTGTAATAGTATTTCAGAATTGTTGTGCCGTATCGAACAGATGAAATCATTTGATGGTCTCTTGGATAAGCTAGATGAGTTCAAAATCAATTTTGGTGATAAATAGTTAAGATATATTACAGAAAATCACAGTTTTCAGTGAATACTGTTAGAATATCAACACAATATTGGAGCCAAGCATGTCACAAACGAGATCTCAACAAACAGATCTTACCGAAGAAGAATGGAAAGAATTAGTCGCCCTTAAAAATCAAATAAATCAAAATCCAGCAGCAGTACATCCAGAAAAAATGGAGTTATTTACTGAATTGTTAGTTAGATCTTGGAATGCCAAATGTGATCCGCCTGATACTTCTACATGGAGAACTGGTCATCCGCTGGATGAATGAAACAGTTTAACAACTGGCACACACTACCGCCACATGGCGGTTTTTTAATCTATACTAAATGAGTTCAAGAGATTTCCTATGAAACTTTACCCGCTTGGTCTTGACAACCCCTATGTGATCCGTGGTATGATTGGATCAAGTCGGTGGGGGTTGTATCGTCGAGACCCATTTGAAAAGGTAGCAGAATTTGCTACTCAGTTCCAAGCATATGATGCTCGCCGTGCTATTCTTAAATTTGAAGGTTACTCAGCATGAAAACTTCCACTGTTATTGAATTTGGTCCCTATTCACAATATAAACCAGTTAAACCACCAAAAACTCCACGATACAGATATCCATATTTGGATATTAAACAAACTGGTCAAGATTATGGATTTTTTGTTGGTAGAAAGAAAAGACCTGAGATTCCAAAAACTATTAAAAATCGTGTTTGGGCAGTTCTTCCCGCCGAAAGAGAAGGACAAAAGGGGTATTACATTTATGTTAAAAATTTCACCAATGGGTTTAATCCTTTTGCAGAAAATAATTATGACTGAAGATTCTGTACGTCTAAATGTCCATGAGATTGGTATTCTTCTCTCAGCACTACAACAAGTAGATCTGAGAGAGGAAGTTCAAATTGCCAGACAATATGGCAGTGTGGCAGCACTGTATAACAAACTATACAGTGTTTGGGAACAGATGGACACTTCCCAAACTGTCCTACAGAACGACGTAGTGCCGTCCTTCTGACCCTATAATATCAAAGTATTCAACAGAACTCCAATGGCAACCCGCTCCCGTATCGGTATTCAACTCGCAGACGATTCTGTGCTCTCAGTGTATTGCCACTGGGATGGTTATCCTGCCTTCAATGGTGTCAAACTTCAACAACATTTCAACACTCGTGAGAAGGTTGCTGAGTTGATTGATGGTGGTGACATCAGTGCTCTCCACACCAACGTCGGTTGGGATAATGAGACGCTACCTGAAACTGGTCCTCTCTACTATTCTTCTCGTGGTGAGGAGAATCGTGGTCCTCGTCATGACTGGCGCATCAGTGACTATCTCACTCAAGATGCAGAAGAGTATGCCTATCTCTTTACCACCGATGGAGAGTGGTTGTGCTACGATACTTGTAAGTGGCACGATGTAACTTATCTTGAACTTCAAGAAATTCCTCAACAGGTAGCAGCATGAAATACTATCTCTTCTTTACCATTCTCTTTGGTTTGATAATCGGGTGGCAAGCATTCCTTGTCACCAGAGATAATAAAATGTTTGAAGGTTACAAGAACCGTCAACAACAAATTTGTGAACAAGTCAAAGAATTCCACCCTGATTGTCACATCGAATGATTAACGATATCCGTATTGACAAATCATGGCGTTCTACTGATCCTGATGATCTCAACATTGATGATCTAATGCTCATGGCATTTGAAGAAAAAGCAGCAGAACTTGAAATCACTGTAGATTATTATATGGCAGAGTTTATCTGATGAGATACAAAGATATTACAAAACTGAAGAATTGCCCAAAGTGTAACACAAATTGGGTAGCAGGTGAAATTCCCGAAGAATATCGGGAAAATTATTCTGCTCCGTATTTTTACAGTCGTGTGATTGGTGTTGAATTTCTTGGTGAAGATCGTATCCATCATTGGATGTGCCCAGATTGTAAATACGAATTCCCACGAGGATAATAAATGCCTATTACAATTAGTAAAGCGGAAATTCTACGGAACTTTCCGCATACACCACCGACAGGATACTCTTATGATGTCGAAGATCACAATACTCGTACTGTTCGTATTATTATGTGGCATCATTACGTCTACGACTTCAATCTCGGGAAACCAGTCAAAACCATCTGGGGTTTCTATAATCCGAAAAAGAAATTATATTATGCTCCGATCAACTATGATCGTGTAGGTGAACAAGTAGATATTAAAAATACTACTAAATATACAGCGATGCCATTGTTGGTATAATTTTATGACACCTGATCAATCAAATGCTCTATTGAAAGAATATGCTGACCTAATTAAAGATCTTCAAAATGAAAATGCTGATCTCTGTGATAAGGTACAGATGCTAGAGAATTATATTCAAGAGCTAGAGTTTCAATTTAACACATCACACGATAAATCTTATGACTGCTGATATAATCGTAGATTTCGATACACATCTTCATAACGGTAGAGTTTATCTAGTAGAACTAGAATTACCTTATCAAGATGAGAATGAAGAAGAATCATCTGTAATGAAAGTTGATTACTATGTCATCTCAAATAATTCCATTCAAGCAATGTATTTTGCTAATATTGACTATCCTGATGCTGTAGGAGTTTTTGTTCATGAAGATCCAATTACACCCGAACAATATGCTACCAGAGGGAACAGAGGTATATTATAGAGGCATGTTTGGTGTAGTCAAATTCACATGTGATGAATATATGACTGTATGTGTCCGCCATTTCCCTGATGATCCACGGCGAGATGTTTGTATGCTCGTCTATAAAAACCAATTAAATGAACTTGAACTTGTACGAGGTAACCATTCACACGAATCATGATGTTAAACGATAAATTTGATAATATGAATAATTTTGTCCTTGATCAAGTTGATAATCTCATGGATTGCTATGATAATCCTGTAGTCCGTGAGCGTATCCTACGTGAGGCGGAAGATCAATTGTTTGAGGACAGTTTTGAAACTGTCCCCTGGGACCTCCTAGAGGACTTCTAAACCTCTATACTAACTACATACCAAACAACCCCACCAATGACTGCTACCTTCGCCCAGTTTCAAGCAGAACAAGACGCTCGTAACACCATCCATCTCAACATCGTCAAGTACGGTATGATGTTGTGTGATGCTCTCCAACAGACTGCTCCCGATGGTTATTTCTTCGCCCTTGAGTCTTCTGGTCGTAAGTATCATAAAGTCTTCATGTATATCGATGGTCGTCGTGACAGCATCCATGCTTTCATTGACAAGAAGACTGGTGATGTGTTCAAACCTGCTAGCATCAAAGCTCCTGCTAAGCATGTTCGTTTCAATGTGCTCTCTATTCCTTCCCGTGAAGAGATGTTCCGTCGTGCTAACTGGGCGGGTGGTTATCTTTACCTTCGCTGATTTCTGTGCTACAATCTTACTAAACACACAAGGAGAATCATGTCCTACAACTTGATGTATGTTGTTATTCAAGATAAAGCACTCAGTATTGATGACTTCGGTCAACCTATTATCTGTAATCTTGTTCGTGATGAGCATGATTCTATGATTGAATGGGTTGATTGGGATTCTGCTGATGTCATTGATTGGTTAGATCTTTCCCCTACTACAAATAAAATCTATCGTCAATGTATTGATCTCCTTCAAACTACAGAAACTAAAGCGTACTACGTCAAATGACTAAACTCTCTAACCTCACAGTGTCTCATATTCAGACACTCATGGAATCATTTCCACAACTCCAACCAGGAACACATACACTCCGTGTATTCCCACATACTCAAATTTCAGAAGCAGAATTAGCACTGTTCTGGAAATATCATGGTAACTTCCCACAAGAATTTACACAAGCAATTATTAATATCTTACCTAATAATGCTGAATTTATTTCCTATGATCATCTCCTGAATAATGTTACTGTTATTCAAAAATGATACCAGCAGCTCTTACTATTCTTCAACTCTGCTTCAATCAATATTATATCTGTGAATCACCAGATCCTCCTCCAATTGCATACTATCAAGAAGGCTATGCCTGTTATATCAATGGCACCTTTCATCAATCCTGTCCTAAACCAGATTACTTGACAAAACCTACCACAAAATCCTATAATAGGAACAACTACTAATGTACACCATGACCGAAGAGCAATCAGTATCAAAACAAGTGGATCATATCCTAGAAACTTATTTTGAACAGTTCTCTCATCTCGTATCTAAAAATCGTAATGATGATGCTATTGCTATCGGTGATGAGGTACGTGAGTGGATGCGTAGTATTGAAACAGAAACTATTCTATACTTTAATATTAAAGAACTACGCCAACAATATAGACAATTAAAAAAAGAAAATGGCTGATCCAGCAGCATTATACAATACTAAATTACCAAAAGATATTACTGACCTTATCTCTATTCATTGTCAGTCATATCATAATCAATTAGAAGCATCAACAATTAAATCTAGTGGTGTAGTACATTCAAAAAGAGATTCTCTTAATGCTTGGATTCCAGATGAAGATTGGATAGCAGGTTTTCTTTGGTATTATATCCAAAAAGCAAATTTTGCTAATTGGAGATTTGATATTACATCTATTGATAATTCCTCCTTACAATATACAGTCTATAATCCTGGTCAATTCTATCATTGGCATACTGATTCAGGATTACGTCGATTGTATCAATCAGAAAGATATCCTACTTCTCAATCAGTTAATCTAAAAGATTACGTTATGCCATTAGCAGAATATACTCGTAAATTATCTTTCTCTCTTCAACTATCAGACTCAGATGAATATACAGGAGGACAATTACAACTCATTGCTAATGATGATCTAAACCTTAATATAGCACCAGTAGAAAGAGGTACATTAATTATCTTTGATTCTCATCTACGTCATCGTGTTACTAAAGTTAAATCAGGTCAACGTAAATCTTTAGTCGGTTGGGTAGTAGGTCCAAGATGGAAATAGTTTTCCACAATTTCCACAGTTTCCGCAATTTCCACAGGTATTTAAAAATATATTAAAAAATATAGGTAGTGTGATCTATTGTATGGTAGAGTATCTAAATGGGCGGAGGTCTTGTTGTCTTAGCGCCCAACCCATCGAAAGTCAAGGAAGTATATGACAGTCCTCAAAGTGGCACAGAGACCCTCCGAGACCCTTGACAGACGCCTCTAAATGTCCTATACTGTATTTGTGATTGGTCATCACGAAATTAAATGGAAGCGAGATTGAGGGATTTCGAGGTTTTCCAAAATCTTCGAAATCTCAAAAATCTCAAAATCTCAAAAACTTAAAAAACTTACTTTTTTAGTTTTTTAAGATTTTCAAAAAACTCAATTTTTAAATTTTAATGATTTTACTGAATTCAATGATTACTAAAGAAGATCAAGGAGTAGTATATCAAGGATTTAATAGTACTGCTATTAAATCAGTTGGTATTATTGAGAATACTTGTACTGTAGTATTTAATTCTAGTGATAAAGAATATAATTACACAGTAATTGATAATAATTTTGAAGAAAACCTTCAAAATACTATCAAAAATGGTGAAAGTGTTGGTAAATTTATCACTTCAGCAATCAAAAGTGAAAATATCCAACAAATAAATACGATTGTACAGTAATTCTTAACAATTATCACTGTTTTATTCAAACAATGACAAAAAACAACCGAAAGTATACCGAATCCTTCAAAGAAGTGAGCTTTGAAGATGAATATGAAGATTATGGTTATGAAGTTCAGAATGCCAAACGTTACTCAAGTCGAAGTAAACGTCAAGCAAAATTCAAAGACCACGATGATACATACGTAGACTATTGAATGTAAACTTTACCACCCATCTTCGGATGGGTTTTTTCATAGCATCAAATATCCCCTCGGTGGTATCACCCTAGGACAGTTTAAGAAGTGGCACAGAAGACCTCCCAGGGGTGTCTGGTGGTGATATATTACATGAGTCGTCAGGAATTGACCTTTGAAAGACATTCGAATTCAAGTTGAAACTTTCGACGGTTGTATCACTATTTGGTACGAACGTTCTAAGTTAAAGAATGCCTGTGATGTTATCTCCAAACGTGTATACAATCAGCTGTGTGGTTTGAATATTAAAGAGATCGACGTGAGCGTTATCGGTGATCCTGTGACAGTCTGACAAGTGTCCACAGGGCATTGACTTCGCCCCCAACCCATGCCATACTATGTACATCACTGAGGGATTCACCCCATGAGAAAGATCGAACGTCTGATGAACGCTGCCATCACCGAGCAACGTGACTGGAAACTTGATAACACTGAAGTTGTCACTATTGATGGTGTCAGTTCTGTATTTCTTCACGGCAATTGTATTGCTGAGGTTGGTGATACTTTTGTCCGACTGTTTGATGGTGGTTGGCAATCCAATACCACCAAATCTCGTCTCAATGCTATCCTTCGGGAGCATGGTCGTGATGGTGAGTGTGTGTTTCAAAAGCAGTGGCATTGGTTCATTAATCTGAACACTGACCGAGGTATTGAAACTGTGCCTTTCCGTTCTTCTATGAAACTTGCTTGAGTATGTCACATTACTCAACTCCTTACATTCCCAGTTTTATTGAATATTCAAATTTTACAAAAATATGGATTTTTTGGATTTTCAAAATTTTAAAAACTATTAAATCTCAATAATTATGACTTTTACTGATTATCTAATTGAAGAGATTAACGATGAAGAATTCTATGAAGATATAGAATTCGATGATAGTAGTGCTAACTACTATGATATAGATTATACTACTCAAGAGTAGTATATACAAACCCCACTGTTCTTTTGCTTTCTTTTACTATGTCTACTTCACTGATGATTAAACTGCTGGATCGTACCGCTAATGGTAACGAACTGTTGAAAGTTCTTGATAGTTTTGTCGAGCAAGATCCTGTCGATCAGCATATGGAACTGATGACTGAAATGTATGACAAAATGAAGTCTAATCAGCCTACACTAGAAACCATCGATTTCTGATATTAATGTGCCAGATCAACAAGTGTCCACTGATTCCCCCATTGGTCACTTGTTGATGCCATACTACATCTGTTCCAAACGAAATCATGCCTGACTTCTACACATTCACTGGTGACGGTATTACCATTCTTGGTTTGGTTGGTATTATCTCAACTGGTATCATTGTTGCCACAGCGTTCACTCGTTATTTCAATTCACCCCTGAGAAAGTGATGACGTACAACGAACTCCTGCAACAGTTGCAACAACTCAACGAAGATCAACTCAATTCTGATGTTGCCGTCTACGATGAAGGCACCGATGAGTATTATCAACTCAAAGTTGAGTTAGTGTTTGCAACTGATGAATGTCAGGTGCTTGATGTAGACCACCCTATCATTCGTTTCTGATGCAATTCCAAGTTACTTCCATTGAGTATGATTTCACTGGATCTGAGGATGAGATTACAGATGCTGAGATGAATGACATCATCGACGATACAGTAGGACACATCTGGGAGGCAGATGATGAAGATGATCTCATTGAAGAGATCACTTCGTGGACAGGTTGGTGCATCAAATCCATTGATTATCGTCACATTCTGAACTGAAACCATGACCAACAACGCTTACACTTGGACTGACAACTTCTCCGAACTTTGTGAGAAGTATGCTGAACATGTGATGGACAGCATGGACATGAAGACGATGGAACAATTCGTCTTCGATACACTTTACGAGTGCTATTCTGCCTATGATGAAGAACAGTTGATCAATGAGATTCGTGAGTTGTATGGTGACGAAGTGCTGGAAGATTTTGGCATTGAACTTAAAGAAGGTCCAGATGATGTGACAGTTGACTAAGTGGTACACAGGGGGTTGAAATGCCCCCTGATCGATGCCATACTAACCACATCAACCACAAACACAGATGTACTACAACCGCTACGACATGCTGACCGCCTTTACCACTGACGAGATGGCAGTGCTCTATGATCTGGTCTGCTCCCATCAGGGCTGCCAGATCCTCCCCGACTGGATGGATCAAAAGGTCTTCGACAGTGTACAGGAAAAAGTCAGCGACGCCTACCATGAGACCACATGAATCACTACCTTGCCGCCGCTCTCCTGATGATCGTCGCCATCGGTTTCCCCATGATGTGTGCCGCCTTGGGCATGAAGGTCAACACCCGCAACGGATGGTGGGACTGACCACCTGACTAAGTGGCACAAGGGGTCACAGTGACCCCATCCTGACCCTGTAGACTGACAGCATGAACAACCTTAACCCCTCACTGATGGAACGCCGCTTCACCGTCTACGTTCCGTCTGACCCCTGGGAATCCATCGACTGCCAGACCTGGGCAGAGGCGCAGCGCCTGCTCGCCATCAAAGCAGACGAGTTCGTCTACGCTGAGATTCGGAAGGATGGGGTGATCCTTGACGATCTCCAGATCCTGTGACAGTAGAGGCACTGTCCACCAACTACCCCAAACCCCATCAGGGGCTGCCATACTAAGAGCATCAACCAAACGAACCAAACCTATGTGGGATGAGATCCAAGACATGCCTGGCGAGATCTACGACGTGAACCCCTACGTCGCTCAGATCCTCTCCCAAGGCAAAGAGCCCAGCAAGGCACCCGCCCCCACGGCGACCTACCCTCGGGAAATCCACGGTCGAGTCTACCAGACCGAGGCAGAATACCGTGAGGACCTCCATGACTTTCTGAACGGTATGTGACAGTGTAGGGGGTGTCCACAGATGCCCCCAAACCCCACCAGGGGCTGCCATACTATCAGCATCAACCAAACCAAACCAATGAAGATCGAAGTTCGTTACCAGACCCCCTACAGCAGCCAGGAGTGGCGGTCACAGTGGTTCCCCACGCTGGCAGAGGCTGAGCGGATGGTGGACTTCTACCGCTCCTGTGGATCACCCGCCCATGTGGCACCTAGCAGTCTGGCACAGTTCGAGCACCTCGGGCGCTCCTGACCCTGTAGACTAACCACATCAACCAAACGACTCAAACCATGACGACCTACAACGGATGGGCAAACTGGGAGACCTGGAACGTCGCCCTGTGGATTCAGAACGATGAGCGGACCTACAACCTCGCTCAAAAGTTCACCCGCTACAACGCTCTCATTCCCCACCTTGAGATGCTGTGGGGGCAGATGACCCCAGACGGTGCCCGTTGGATGGACGCTAAGATCGACACCGACGAACTGGACGAGATGCTGGACGATTTCTGAACTGTCCACAGGGGGGCGCCTTCCCCCCTCCCCCGCCTCTATACTAAACACATCAACCAAACGAACCAGACCATGCTCAAGACTCTCGCCATCCTCGCCCTCGGCGCCGCCTTCTATGCCCCCATCGCTACCGTGGGTGCTGCTGCCATCGACTTCGCTGCTGACACCGTTCAGGCAGTCAACCAACAGACCGCCGCCCGCTGTGCCACCTACAACAGTGTCCTCCCTGGCGCCTGTGAGATGCCCTGAGCGTCTAGACTAACCACATCAACCAAACGACTTCAACCATGGCAACCACTTCCTTCGCTTACGGCAACTCCTACTCCCAGTCCGACCGCTTCTATGAGGACTGTGAGCACGACGACCTGATGGACGCCGACGATTACGATGCCCGCCGCTTCCAGCGTGACGGTTGGGAAAGCGCCTGCTGGGATGGTCGCTGACCCCCTGACCCTGTAGACTAACCACACACACACAGACACCACATGAATTTCGCAACCGCCACCCCCGAGCAACTCACCGCCGCTGGGTTCAAGTTCAAGACCGTCCGCCCCCGCCGCCCACGTAAGGGTGAGTTGATCTGTGAGATGGTCAAGTTCAGCACCAAGCGAGGCAGTCAGCAGTGGCGAGATCGTGCTCACATCGCCTCTCCCAGCGCCTACGCTGTTGTGATGGGCAACGGTTGATCCTAGCACACCCCCAGGGGGGGCAGTGGTTTGCCCCCGCCCCCTAGGTGGGCGGCGCGCCGAGCGGGTCCCATATTTGACCCTCTCTAACCTACAAAAGTATCCAGACGACCGAAATAAATAACGATAGGATCCCTAATCCAAAAAATTTCCGCCACAAAAAAATCACCCCAAAAGTCGCCATGAAACAGAAAGTAACTTATAAGACTTCAGATGGTACTCTAAAGGAACAATTCTTTGATAACTTCAATGAGTTTGCCGATAGCATGGAGTCCATTGCTGATCAATATTATACTGGGTTAAACGCCCCTCAAGTCAATGTAGACACCATCTACGATGATGGTCTCATTAAAAAGGAGAATGTAACAAATGTGGAATTACGAGATGGAGGAGCGCCTGAACTCCTTAACGAGATTGGTCAACAGTTTTAAAGAAAAACTCGACCAAATACCAATGCCTTTTAAATTTATGTACAAACCACCTAATCGAGAAGAGCATATAAATCTTGTAGAATATTTAAACGAAATTGATAAACGATTAAAAGAGGTAGAAGATAAATGCCGCTCCTTGTAGGTCCAACCACTCCAGATACAACATCAATCAATGGACCGTGTACATATCCAGCAAAACCTGTAACGTCACCTTACCAATCACCAAATGTGTATATTAACAAAACACAGGTAAAGTTTATACATGCAGCGTTACCACCAGATACTGTTAATGGAACACCAAACAATCCATTAATTCCCTGTGTGGTGCCTGTAGCAGGCAGGAAGGTAGTTACGACTGTTAATACGAATGTATACATCAATAAACTTTTACCAGCGGTACAAGGCGATGCTACAGAATTAACATCATTTCCAGGTACTAAGAGATTATTTGTTGCTCCTTTTCAGTACCCTACCGTAATTATTGCTAATCAAAAAAAATAGTGGTATAATTAGAAAGTCTTAACGAGGTAAATAATGGCAAAGCGTCCGTCATTCACAACTAAGGTTGTTATCGAATCCAAACCCAAGTGTACTCGTCAGGGTATGGGGAAACATACGAAATATGCTGCTACGTCCCGTAATGGCGCTAGAAAGAGGTATCGTGGGCAGGGTCGCTGAAGATATTAATGAATGGATAAATAACGTTACAAGACCACAGGAGGCGCTTGGAGGGTTTCCTGTATGTCCATATGCTGCTAAAGCGACTTATTGTATTAAAGAATGTACTTTGAGCGATGTCGGTCCTGTTGAAGGGGTTGATATCGCTATTTTTGTAGTTGGGGATTGTGAAGTTTGTCAGATGATGCAGCGTTGCTCTGAACTCAACATGATTTATAGAGACTATATATTTTTAGACGACCATAGCTCTGAACCATCCTACATTAATGGGGTTCAGACAAACTGTGCAAAGCATAACGTAATTATAGTTCAGCGACGTGATGACCTTTTGGATGCTAGAAGTCATTTAAGCAAAACAGAATATTATCAGTATTGGTCAAAAGAGATGTATAATAGAATAGTCAAGGGATAGTAACCCCTTTAAAAGTTCTGTTTACTTTACGGAGAAAACAGATGGCAAAGTATCAAGTAGATCGTGATGTTGAGTTTATGAAACAAAATTGGGGTACAAATCGGTTAATTACCGATTATGTGTTAGATTCAAAGGTCAACACACCTCCAACTGATAGGTATTCTAGACCTTGTGGAGGTAGAGGCGGATTTGATGATTATGTGGAAAGATGGCATCAATGACCATAAATAAATAAAAAACTCCCATAATGCCTGAGTTCCAGACTTTTAAAGATCTGAATATCACATTTAAGCCCCATCCTGTAACTGGTGATCTCACCATTAAAAAGGATGAGGCTGATATTAAGCAGGCAATTACAAATTTGTTATTGACAATTAGGGGAGAAAGAGTTTTCAATCCAGATATAGGATCGGACTTATCTAGATTATTATTTGAACCATTAGATGCAGCAACAATAACATCAGTTCAAACTGAGATTGCTAGTACGATTAGTAATTTTGAACCTAGAGTACAAATTGACGAAATCACTGCAGATATTGATTATGATAATGATGGGTATAATATAGATCTTATTATGAGTATTATTGGCAGAGAAGATGATCCCCCAATTCAAATACAATTTTTCTTAGAGAGAAGTCGATAAATGCCATACACTCAGGTTTCTAATCTAGACTTTAATGATATTAAAGTAGCGTTAAAAGATTATTTAAAGACACAATCTGATTTTACTGGTTATGATTTTGAGGGTTCTGTATGGAACACTCTTCTTGATGTGTTGGCATATAACACATACTACACGGCATTCAATACCAACATGGTAGTGAATGAACTATTTTTAGATTCTGCCACATTAAGAGATAATGTTGTAGCAATTGCTAAGCAGTTAGGATACACACCAAAGTCTGCTATTGCTCCAGAAGCAAGAGTTAATTTCCAGATTAATTTTACAGGTACAATTCCAACTACAATCACCTTAAAGAAAGGAACTGGATTTACAACCATTTATGATGGTGATTTATATGAGTATGTTACCGTTGATAATATAACCGCTCCAGTTGTAGCTGGGGTTGCCAATTTTACAAATGTTCCAATTTACGAAGGAACTATTGTCACAAATTCATATACTATTAACACATCACTAAAAAGTCAAAGATTTATTATTCAGAATGTGGGATTAGATGTATCATCTATTCGTGTCAAAGTTTTCGATACAGTTTCTTCGACAGCATATAAAACTTTTGAATATTCAAATAATATCCTTGATGTCAATTCACAATCACTTGTTTTCTTTGTAGAAGAAATTGAAGACGAGAATTATGAAATTTTCTTTGGTGATGGTGTAATTGGAAAGAAATTACTTAATGGTAATTTTGTTGAGGTTACATATTTACTCACAAATGGTTCCGCCACAAATGGTTCTAGACAATTTACATTTGCTGGCGTGTTACAAGATATTGATGGACTAACTAATTATCCATTTACAGTGACAAATGTAACTACAGCATCGATTGCTTCTGGCGGAGAAGAAGTTGAAAGTATTTCTAAAATCAAATTTAATGCTCCAAAATATTTTGGTACACAAGATAGAGCAGTTACGGCACAAGATTATGCTGCTATTGTAAGAAATATATACCCATCTATTTCTGATATTATCACTTATGGCGGAGAAAACGAAGTACCACCAGAATATGGAAAAGTTAAAATTGTTATTAAACCAAAAAATACCGCTTCACTATCGGTTCTAACAAAAAGAGATCTTACAGAAAAATTAAAATCTTACATGGTAGGATCTGTGATTCCAGAAATTGTAGACCCATCTATTCTTTATCTAGAATTAATCAGTGATATATCTTTCAGTAAATCAAGAACAACTCTTTCTGCAGCAGAAATTAAGAAAAAAGTTATTCAAACTATAGAAAAATATCTTGCTCAATCTGAAGTAGAAAAATTCAATGGTAAATTTAGATTAAGTAAAATTATTGGAACGATTGATAATACTGACCAATCAATTAATTCTAATAATACTAGAGTCATAATGAGGAAGGATTTTTATCCTGCTCTCAATTCAACATTTTATTATGAGTTATGCTATCAGAATGAATTTGATTATGATTGTGATAGTCCTGCTGTACAATCAACTGGATTTGTTGTTAGTGAGTATCCCAACTTCACTTGCTATGTTGAAGATATGGATGGTGTGATTGTCCTATATAGATTGGATTCTCTAACTGGCGAAAAGATTGTTTTGAATGATTCTTTAGGTAAAGTTGATTATATTAAAGGTGAGGTGATGATGTACAATTTAACTATCATTAAAGGGTCTTTTGATGACAATAGAATTGAATTGAGAGTTAGACCAAAAAATGGTGATATTAATGTTTTAAGAGAAGCTTATATTGATGTAGATATTGCTCAAAGTAAATTTACGGTATATCCAGAATAAACTAGATGTCTGCTAGAACAAGAACAATCTCGACTCTAGTTGAGTCACAGTTACCATCATTTATAGCAAATGATTACACACAATTTTCTAAGATCGTAGAAAAATACTACGAGCAGTTAGAAATAAAAGGTCAGCCTTTAGATATTATAAACAATATCACTAAGTATCGTGATATTAATTCTTACGAGAACGACTTACTACAGCAAAATACTACTCTTCTATCCAGTATTGTAAGTACGGATACAACTATTAATGTTGTTTCAACCAAATCTTTTCCCGATAAGAATGGTTATATTCAAATTGCTGGAGAAATTTGTTTCTACAAAGAAAAAACTGATACTGCCTTTTTAGAAGTCTCTAGAGGTGTTAGTGGAAATACTACTTTAGGTGATCTGTATAGAGAATCAGAATTTGTAACTACACAAGCTGCTCCCCACTATCAAGGAGATGTAGTACATAACATTAGTAATTTATTTTTATATGCTTTAGTAAAAAGTTTTGAAAGTCAATATCTAGGAGCATTTCCAGAAAAATATTTAAAGCAAGAAGTAGATAAAAGAACTTTAATAAAGAATATTGGTAAATTTTATAAGTCTAAAGGCACAGAAAAATCTATAAAATTTATTTTTAATTCAATTATATCTCATGATATAAACGAAAAGGTTTCTGTTTATAACCCAAAAGATTTTACTCTCAAGGGATCTACATCAGATTGGACTTCAGTATACTCAATTAAAGTAAAAGTATTATCTGGGGATATTCAAAAATTAATTGGCAATAAGATTAATCAATTACTAGATGATTTTGATAAATCCATTTCATATGCTTCTGCTGTTGTAGATAATGTGATTTATGCTGGTAAATCTGACAATGATGATATATACGAATTAATTTTACAACCATTATCAGTAAATGGAAATTTCAATGTATTTTCTAAAACTACATTAAGATCTAATCTAAGTGCTTCTTCTACAACTGGAGATAGAGTCGATGTATACTCAACAAGGGGTTGGGGCAAGCAAGGAAAATTATTAATTGGATCTGAAGTCATCACATTTACACAAAAAAATGTAAATCAATTTGTTATTAACAGTAGAATTAATCCACAAAATCATAATATTAATAAAGTAGTTTATAATTATTCGACGTTAGTTGGTACACATGATTCTGGTATTGTAAATTTAATTTCAGTTGGTATTGTATATAATTTACTACCAAAAGAAGGATATCCATATTCTGAAACTGGAGATCAGTTACAAATTTCTGATCCTGGATTTACAACAAGAGATACTGTTATTTTTGATGCTCTACAAAATTCTATTAGGTGGAAAGTAAATGATACTGCTACGAAATTTATATCTGCTTACCCATCTATCAATTCTCAAGTCAATGATTTAATTTCTGATGTTTCTGCTGTTTATGAAGATGATCAGTATTATTACATATGCTCATCTAGTTTTCCATCTTACACAAACATCTTAAGGAACGATTTAAATCTTGTTTTAGAAGATCAAAAATTATTAAAATTAATTAGAAAACGTCCTATTATAACAACAGAAGTATATTCAACTGGAAATAGAGATGTTGGTATTCTTATTGATGGTACACCAGCGTTTGGATATAGAGATGAGGAGTTTATCAAATATGGAAAAATTGTCAATGTTAATCTAGATTTCAAGGGTAATGCTTATAAGGCAGCACCATTTGTTTTAGTAAATGGATTGCCAAATAAAGCAAGATCAGTTTTGTCTGGCGAAACAGTTGATTCTATCATTATTGATACCGAAGAAAATTTTACCAAAGATCCTGTAATTACTATTACTTCAGGTAGAAAAGCAAAATTATCTGCTGTTGTCACCAACGGAAAAATTACTAGTATTAATATTGATGATCCTGGTGAATATTATTCTTCTCCACCAATTATAAAAATATCTGACGATCTAGGTAAAGGAAACTTTGCCGAATATGAAGCTATATTATCTCCTGATGGCAAAATTGAATCTTGTAAGTCAATTAATAATGGAAGATTTTATACAAGAGAAAATACTAGGGTAACAGTTGAACCTGTTGGTACTGGAGCTCAAGCAACAGCTTTAATCAAAAAATGGGTTAAAAATAGATATAAAAAAATTTATGATTCTTTGGATGTTAACAATGGATACGCTTTTATAAATTATGATCCAACAAAAAATTATGGATATGGATCTATTGCTAATCCCAAATTATTGAGATATAGAGTTAATGATAATATAACTGCTGGATTTGATCAAACAAATACTCTAGTACATTCACCTATTTTAGGATATGCTTATGACGGGAATCCAATATATGGACCATACGGATATTCAAATCCAACTGATTCTGGATCATCTGTAACACGTTTATCTAGCGGATATCAATTAATTGCTAGTAGAGAAAATGGTCCTAGCATTACAGATTATGAAATGGGAACATTTATTGATGATTATGTTTGGTTTCCTAGTGTAAATTCTGGAAAAACAGAATTAGATCAAAATAATGGAAGATTTTGTGTCACACCAGAATATCCAAAAGGTGTTTATGCTTACTTTATCACAATCGATTCACAAAATACTCCAGTTTTTCCTTATATTTTAGGTGATAATTTTTACTCATTACCTGTAGATTCTAACTACAATTCAAAGATTTTACAAGATGATTTACCATTAAATGTCAAGAGATTAAAAACAAATTATTTTGAGAGCAATGGAGAAAATTTATATACTTTTATACAAGATGTAAAAAGTGGAAATATTTCTTCTGTTCTTATAGAAAATTCTATTCCAAATTTTTCCGTCAACAATTCTTTGATTATTGACAATAATTTTACTGAAGGATTTGGTGCCACTGCTAGTGTTTCTTCTGTAAAGGGAAAAAATGTTTTATCTATAGAATCAACCGAAACTAAAGCGGTACAAATAAACATTAAAGGAAATGCTTATTTGTTTAATGGTGATACTATAGAGCAAAGAGATAGCACTGGTGAAGTTTTAGCAGCAGGAACTTTAATTGGAGATGTATTCAATGATAAAGCTTTTGTATTAAGAGACTGTGAATTTGCTGTCACTAATACTTTAAAATCATTTAATACTACAAACAAACTATTTTCTGAAACTAAAGTCATTAATATAATCTTAGATAAAAATGCTAGTTTTACTAAGGGTTCTATAATTACATTAACAGATGGCGAAGATAAAGAAGATTCTAATATTGCTACTGGAGAAGTTTTAGAAGGAACAAATAGACAAAACTCATTAAAAATTAAAGTAATTCCTTTACAAGGATATACAACAGATTTTATTGTAGATGATGATTACTTTTTAAAAAGTAGTAATTTAAATGACACTCCTAAAGCTAAAATTTTAAATATCTTTTCCTTAAGCGAAAACTTAGAGATTTTTAGTGTAGACGATAAAATAGCAATCGTCAATACAGATCAACCACACCAATTAGCAGTAAATGATAGAATTAATATTGATATAACTCCAGATGATAATTTAACTGAGACTGTTTATTATGTCAGAAAAAGATTATATCAATCAGCAATTTTAAATGAAGTTTCACATTCTTCTATTATTAAAGATACTGGGATAGGAAATTTCACTTATTTAAATACAGGATTAGATTATCTATCAGACACTTATACTGATGTAGAATTAATTTTCCAAGATCAAACATTATCTAGAAAAAATATTGGAAAACCAGGAGATCCATATAACGCTAAAGCAACAGTAGTTGTTACGCCAGGTGGTTATGGTGGTATCCAAAGTATTACATTCACAAACAAAGGAAAAAACTATAGAAGAGGTGATCGTCTAACTATTCCAGATGACATTTTATTCAGATCGAATGGTTCTATTAATAATCAAAGAATTTTAATAGAAGTTGATCATGTTGGTTTAGGATATGATAACACATCATTACAGTTAGATAATGTTTTAAATCTTTCAAATGATGATTACTTACTCATAGGTGAAGAGATTGTAAAAATTACTTCGGTAGACACAAATAATAAAAAAGTATCTATTCTAAGAGCACAGTTAGGAACTACCCCAGTCAATCATTATGATGGCAAAGAAGTTAGTTTATATAAAGGCAATTACAGATTCAACGCTGGATATAGACCATTTGGTGATGATCAAAGTAAACCATTTTATATTTCATATAACAATACAGATAAAGAAATTTTTGTTTCTTATCAATATGGTATTGAATCACCAATTATTTTATTATTAAGTTCTACTTTTTATGATAATAGTATTCCAGCAAAATTAGTTACTTTAAAAACTACTTCAAGCCCAGAATATCAATTAGAATTTTCTAGAGATAATATATCGTTTGTAACAAATCCTATTATTGATGTACAAAAGTATTACAAATATAAATTTGATACCAGTCATTACTCTATGCTTGGTACATATTTAGATTTTTCTGCTAGCGCCAATTATAATATTTTTACTGAAGAGAAATATACAAATAATATTTCACCAGGAAATGCTGGATCTTTTCTTTCGGTAAAATTTGGATTTGGTCCAAGTATTTCTTTAAATTCGTATGAAGATAAAGTGCCTTTGAATTATAGTGCTTTCTTTTATTTTATTAAAGCTTCAAATAATGTAAATACCAAAAATTCTTATTTAAGAATAATAAATGATCCTTTAATTGGCGAAAAAATTATAACATACACTACGGATAATAGATTTGTATATTCATTGTCAAATATTCCAGCTTATGATGGAAGTGGAAATATTCGATATACTACATCATCTGAATATGCCATAGGAAAAATTAATAGCATCAAAATTTTAGATACTGGTTCCAACTATAAAAAAATTCCTTCTGTTGTTGGAGTTGTCCCAACTAGTTCAAAAAAAGCAGAAGTTGAAATTTCTTATGACTCAATCAAAAAACAAATTTCTGGTGTAATAATTAATAATCAAGGACAAAATTATTCAAAACCACAATTAGTTATTACTAATGGTGATGGTACTGGTGCTAAATTTGATATTATCACATTAAACGGCAAAATTAAAAATGTTAAAGTAACTGATAGAGGATTAAATTATTCTTACAAACCAACAGCAGAAATTATTGAAACAGATGTAAAAATTTACTTGAGCTCAAATAATATTGGCATTCCACAAAATGTAAAAATTATCCAGAATGGAGTATCATTTAATAATGACAAATCAACGTTACCATCCTTCAAATCAAATACAACATTAGTTTTAAAAAATATTGGTGACAAAGAATTTAGTGAAGGGGAAATTATATACCAACCATCAACAAAATCTAGAGCTAGGGTATCTAAAAATGGGTGGAGGTCAAGAACAAATTTATTAAAAGTTGATAGAATAGATGGCATATTTGTTTCTGGCGAATCAATACAAGGTCTTTCTAGTAAAAATACAGCTGTAATTGAAAATCAAATTTACACTGAGTTTGTTCCACAAATTCAGACATCATATGATAACTTAGGATATTATGCTTCTGACAGAGGAAAATTAAGTACAAACTCCCAAAAATTAACTGATTCTTATTTTTATCAAGATTATTCTTATGTAATTAAATCTAGAACTCCTATTGATGTTTGGCGAGATTTAATTAAACAAACTACCCATCCAGCTGGATTCCAATTATTTGGTGAAGTTTTAATTGAGTCTGCGGCTTCTACTAGAATGCCCACCAATCAAAAAGTAATAGAATCATATAGTTGTATATCTTTACCACCAATTTCTTTAACTGTAGTAACAACTAAAAAGCAAATCACAACATCAACTTTATCTGTCGATAGTTTAATTGTTGAGAGAGGTATTGGATCTATATCCGTAGATACGTTTGATTCTTCTGAATTATTTGCTAGAGAAATAGGATTGCTTACTCCATTTAATGGTGACTTTAGTAATGACACTTCTAAAGCAGATGGTGATAGAGTTTTCACAATGTATGATAAAAAAACTAATTTACCAATCAGTGTCAGTAATTCAGAAAATTTAATTATTTCTTTGGACGGTATAGTTCAACATCCAGAAGAAGCATTTACTGTTTCTGGCACTCAAATTTCTTTTTCAGAACCTCCTCTTGGTGATAGAATTATAGAGGGTCAATTAGTAGAAAGTCAAAATTTTTATGGAAGATTAATCAAGTTTAAAAATAGCGGTTTAAATGATAGATATTTTAAACCACTCAAAGATATCACGCCATTGTTTGATGGGGTAGATACAGTTTTTAATTTGTACTATTCTGATAATACTATAGTAAAGACAGATAAAAACGAAAATTTATTGGTATTTTTAAATGGAGTATTACAAAAATCAAAAATAGATTCTAATACTCCTTATGGCAATTCTTATTATATTGATAGATCAGAAGATCCAAACGAAACTGATAAGATTGTATTTTCTCAACCACCATTAAATCCAGTAACTACTGAAGATTTACCAGAAAAGTGCTTTATTTACACTGTAGGTAGTTATGAACGATTAACTATTGATACTGAGGTTATTCAATATAGAGGAGCAGGTCCATATTTAATTAAAGATGAAGTTAGTGGTAGAGTAAGAAAAATAGATGACTCATACTTTGCTTTAGTTTTTATTGATGGTGTTTTACAACAAGAAAATAAATCATATGAAATTGTAGGTCCTAATATTACTTTTACATCTCCTATACAAAAATATATTGCCAAAGATGGATTTGAAACTTATCAAGATGTTTCTGTTATCTTGCTATATGGTAGAGATTTACCAAAAACATTAACAGTGTATGATTTTGAAGCAGATACTTTTTATAATAAAATATCATTAACACTATCTGGTGTAAATCTTATTCCAAATTTTGATAGTTTAACAAATCTTTATAGTAATCATTCACCAGAATTTTATTCTCAAAATGTAAAAGTACTACAAAATAATATTTTATTAGGAGAATTGAAAAAAGTTGATAAAATTGCTAACGATCTTAGATTAATTTTATTAACACCAATAAATCTTTTAGATTCAATTATTACTTCTAATAATTTAGTGTTTAGAGTTAATGACAAGTATGATTATACTTTGTCTGGATCATACACTATAAATTCATCTTATGCTGTAAATTCAGACGGAGAAAGAATATTAGTTAAAGGTAAAAAACAACCATTATGGTTATATGGTTATTCTCTCGGAGATCAAATTGAATCTTACAGAAAAACAAAACATTTCAATTCTTTAGTTGAAGGTGATTTAATTCAGATTGATGGAGAAAAATCTTACAGAGAAATCATAAATGTTCCTGATATAGTAAAACCAAAAAATTATAATGATGATGAAATCATTACTAATGATTTTTATTCTAAAATTACAGTAACAAATTATAATGAAATAACTAGAGGTGAAGGTTTAAGTATTAATGCTGTTATTGACAACGATGGTTCTGTTATAGATTTAATTTGGAATAAGAGAGATTTACAATTATTCTTTAGTCAAAATGTTTTACTACAACCAACAGCATATCAGTATTACACAACACCTATAATTGAATTTGTTCCTCAAACAGAAAAAGGTGGTGGCGCTAGAGCAGAAGTTATATCGTATGGTGGAGATATTTTAGATATTGTTTTACTTGATGGTGGATCTGGATATACAGAAGCTCCAAAGGTGGTTGTTGCCAGAGGTTATAATAGAATTAAATCTAATCAAAGAAAAATTGATAGTGTAACTAGTTTTGAACTTATACCAAAAATATATCTACAAGGTTTAATTTCTTCTTCTAGAATTAGTATAATAGCAAACGGAACATTAGGTGTATCTAATCAGATTGTTTCTGTGGGACAATCTCTTGGTGAAATTAATACTGATATCCAAATAAATGAGATTATTACACCGAAACCACAACAATCAATGGTTTCTTATGCTTTTGCTGCTGTATCAAATATTATTTCTACTGATATTATTAAGAAATCCTCTACAACTATATCACCAGCAATTTTACCAAATATCACAACCACAATAAGACCAGAATTACAATCTACTACTATTGTAGATACTTCTAGAGAAATTGACCGTTATATTGATGTTGGATTGTTTGATTATAAATCATCAGAATCTTTTGATGGTAGATATGGATTAACAAATGCTGGATGGAATATAGGATTATATGAAAACAATGCTTTTACTGGCAGTGGTTCTTCCAATGTATCAGGAATGACCTTAGAAGAATTTGAATATTATTATCCTAATCTGACTATTGAACAATTTGAAACGAGAAACCTTTCTCATTATCTGGAAGATGGCAGAATTTTTGATTTAGTTCCAGCGTCTGTACAAGAATTTGGAGCATATTTGGATGCCCCATTATCACCATCAACTACTGTTGTATATGTTACAAGCACAAAAGGATTTCCATCATCTGGATTGTTATTAATTAACAAAGAAATAGTTAGATACTCTGGAAAACAAAATGATCGATTTACTGGATTAGATAGAGGTTATTTAGATACTGGAGGTCAAACACATCCTCCTGGCGACTATATTAGATCTATCGAAATTGCTGATTTGCCATTGGATTATCCATTAGATCCAGGTCCTGGATAAACAGTATAAATATAAATAACTTAGAAAAACCTGTCCCGTCATAGAGAAAATTAAATGCCTGCTATTATCTCCGATAAATTTAGAATTTTTAATGCTCAGCAATTTCTAGAATCCCTTTCGGAAGGTTCTAGTGATGTTGGCGAAGAGCGTACAAGAATGTATTTCTTTGTTGGGCGTCCTCAAAGATGGGATGCTTTTTTAGAAATTTATAACAGAAATTCAACTGCTTTTGCTGTAGGGCAAACAGTATTTGTTGGTAACAACTATGCTAGTGCTACTTTCAAAGGAGTAATTAGAGAAGTTCGTGAAGATAGTCTTCTCCTCTATTCTATTGGTCCTACTGTTAGTTCTGCTCCTACATTAGGTTCCACTCTTAAATGTTGGGACGGCACAGCAGAAACTGGGGCTCGAGCATTAACAGGTGTATACAGATATGCTACAGAAGATGTACCACCACTTCCTTTAGATAATTTAAAGGAAAAGTTTGAATTATATGATGATATCATTGCTGCCAAAAGAATTACTTCAGACTTTGCTAGAACTGTAATTAGAAGATACAATTGGGATTTAACAGCAAATCCAAAATATGATATGTGGAGACCAGATTATTTTGCCACAGCGAATGGTATCATCGGAAATCAAAGTGCTACGGGAGCTGCATCAATTGCTGATGCTAAATTCTATGTAATTAATTCTCAATACGAAGTATTTAAATGCTTATATAATGGTACTACACCATTATATCAATCTGGTCAAAATGCTACTAGTGAACCAAAAACAACTCCATCACCAGGATCAGGCACATATGCTGCTGGACTTTATAAGGAAGAAGCAGGAACAGCTGGATATGTTTGGAAGTATATGTATACTATTCCAACTGATGATGTAATTAGATTCCTATCTACAGATTTTATTCCTATTGTTCAAAAAACTAACGCTTCTAGAGCTGCTGTAGAAGCTGCTGCCGTTGCTGGTGCTGTTGATGTTGTTCTTGTTAGAGATCCTGGTGCTAATTTACCAAATGGTACTTTCTATGCTCCAATTGTTGGTGACGGATCTGGCGGCAAAGTAACTGTTGTTATTGCTGGTGGATCTGTTACTTCATCAACTGTTACTGATAAAGGAAGTGGATATACTTATGCTTCGGTTCCTTTGGCAACTGGTACTGGTGCTGGAGCTGCTGCTTATGGTTTATTCACAGATTCTGCTTTAACTGCTTCACAAACTGTTGGAGGAACTGCTACTGGTTCTTTATTTGTGATTCTGCCTCCTCAAGGTGGTCATGGTGGCGCCAATATGGAACAAGAACTTAATGGCAAACGTGTCATGACAAATATTCGTCTTACATATGCTGAAGGTTCTGGTGATTTCCCAGTTGACAATGATTTCCGTAGAATTGGAATTATGAGAGATCCATATACCTACGGAACAACAACTTATGCTACTATCGATACTTTAAATAATTTATACGCTGTAAAAATTACTGGGGCAACAGCGGGATATCAAGCAGATGAAATTATTACACAAACAGTTAGCGGTGTGGATGCTTATGGCACTGTAGTTTCTTGGACCCTAGATAGCGGTTCAACAACTTCTGGTGTTCTTAAATATATTCAAACTCCAGATCTACATGCTTATCAAGGTATTGTTAGAGGTTTTATATCATCAGGTGCTAATCCAATTGTAGGAGGATCATCTGGTGCTTCAGGAACTGTTGATGCTACCACCAATGGAACTATTTTGGGAGTTACATTCTTAAATGGTCAAGCTTCACCAGAAATTGAAGCAAACAGTGGCGAAGTAATCTATGTTGAAAACAGAAGATTAATTACAAGAGCTGCTGATCAGATTGAAGATATTAAATTAGTAATTGAATTTTAATTATAAATTTCTCGTTAATTTTATAGAGAATAATTTACAATGCCACAGAAGACACCACTTAACGTAGTTCCATATTTTGACGATTTTGATCAGTCAAAAAATTTTTATAAGGTTCTTTTTAGACCTGGATATGCTGTTCAAACTAGAGAATTAACAACTTTACAATCAATTCTTCAATCACAGATTGAAAGTTATGGTAAATTTAATTTTAAGCAGGGAGAACAAGTAGTTCCTGGTGAAGTTGGGTTAAATACAAAAATAAACTACGTTAAGTTGTCTTCTGTATCTGAAGTAGCTGTTAGTGAAGGAGAAAATATTGTATACAAAAAATATGATATTAAGACTCTTATTGGATTAAAATTAAGAGGAATTAATTCTAATGTTATTGCTAATGTAATTGATTCTCAATATGCTACGGAAACAGACTCCGATACATTGTATGTAACATATTTGACAAGTGGTGATTCCAATAATGAATCTACTTTTAGACAAGGTGAAACGTTAGAAGTTGTTGATGGAATTAATACACCATTACTTGTAGTAGGTACTGATGGAAGTGTTTTACCAACAAGCATTACAGTTATTGATCCAATTACAGAAGACACTCTTAATCTAAATAACCCAGCGATGGGATTTGCTTCTGCTGTAAAGGTACAGGAAGGAATCTATTTTGTAAATGGATATTTTGTAAGGAACGATTCCCAATTATTAATTATTGACAAATATTACGATAAACCATCAGCAAAAATTGGGTTTACGATTGTAGAAGATATTGTTACTCCAGAAGAAGATCCTTCTTTATATGATATTGCTAGAGGTTATTCAAACTATTCTTCTCCTGGTGCTCATAGATTAAAAATTTCTTTAGAATTAAAGAGATTTGATTATAATGCTGTAACTGATAAGAATTTTATTCAATTACTACAGATCAGATCTGGTTCTATCGAATCACTAATTAAACCAGCTGATTATACTTTATTAGAAGAAACTTTAGCACGAAGAACATACGACGAATCTGGCGATTATGTTGTTAATGATTTTTCATTAGATATTAGAGAATATTATCAAAGAAATGGCAACGATGGATTTTATCAATATAATCCATCAACTAAATTAGTAAATGGTCTTTCTGAAACGGAAGCAAGCACTAAAATGGTCCTTGGAGTTGGACCAGGAAAAGCTTATGTGAGAGGATATGAAATTGTAAATAAGCAAACAAAATATCTAACAGTAAATAAAGCTAGAGATACTTTAACAAAAGATAACGTAACACTAAAATCTAAAGGTTTATCAAACTTTAAAATTACTAATGTTTATGGAAGCGTTCCTTTAAATACAGTTGGTGATGAATTAACTGCTTATCCCAATGTTTTTCTAAATGGTTTATTTAACGATGGCACCATTGGTTTAAATAACACCGAAACTGATACTTATTTTAAACAAACCGTAGATAGAAGATCACAAAAATTTAGTTTATCTGATGCTACTAAAACTATTTACGTCCAAATACAAGGCGATTTGCCAACACTGGCATCTCAATATCCAACAAAACTTTGGTTTATCAAAACAAGATCAGGAAGTGTTCCATCTAGTGTAGATTATGTTGACGTAATTGGTCACTCTTTAGTAAATAGACCCCAAGTTTCACCTTCTCCAGACCAATATTTCGTAGAGTTAACTATTCTTGGTAAAAAGTCTTACTTAGATACTTACTTTAAAGAATATGATGATGCTGGAGCAGCTAAATTAAGATATCTTTACCTCACAGAGCAAAATGCCCTTGCCGCTGGGACGGCTTATTATGGGTGGATTGTCGATTATAATCCAACTATTACCCCTATTATTGGAATAGCAAAACCAAAAGATTTTTCTTTTAATAAGAGAGCAAACGGATTTAATGAAGATACTGATATTATACTTTCAAGAGGAAAGGTAGGATCTGGTACGGACATAAACAACCCGTTGACTCCTTATACAGCATCATTCAATTTTTCATATTTTAATCCAGTATTCTTTACCAAGATTATTACAGAATCTGTAATTGATACAGGATTTTCTACAGGAAAATACATTACAGGAAAAACTAGTAGAGCTTATGGTGTAATTGAAAACGACACAACAGAAAATTACACTTTTGGAAATACTTTATTTGTATCAACTTTATCTGGAACATTTTTACCAGGAGAAACAATTTTTGATGAGGATGGTAATTCTGTTAAAATTGCTACAGAAAATACTATCTCCCATTTTATTGTTAACTACGGCGGTAATAGTTATAATAATGATGGCACAAAATTAATTATTAATGGATCTACAATAGATGCTGCTAATATAAGAGTTGACGCGTTCGGTGGTAGAATTTACAGGGCAGTTATTTTAAATAGAACTGTATTATCGGAAACATATGCGGCGCCTCCTGTTGTTACTGCTTTCCCAACGCCAACAGTTCCAGCAAATGTAGCTAATATTACTCCAGTATTATTTAAAAATACTGTATTAACTTACACACCTCAAAATATTAAATCATTTGCTTCAGATTATAATCAGTATAAATTTACATCTGACGTTGATTTAACAGATACTTCATATTCTTCCTATTTACAAATTACTAATTTTACTTTTTCTGGATTGAAGGGAGAAAAATATCTTGAATGTAGCGGATTTGGTGCTAGTTTGTCAAGAGATCTTATACAAGGCGACATCATACAATTCAATGATTCCAATAATAATGTAGTAAAGACTATAGTACAATATGTAACGGATCCACAAGGAACTACAAAATCTAGAATCTATTTGGATTATGCTTTACAAACAAACATTACTAACAGTAGTATAATACGTGTACGTCCAAATGTAGAAAATGTTTCTACTTCTTCATTAATTTATCCAACTGGCAGCAAGCAATTAAAATCTTTAATTAATGACAACAGCGACACAAAATTTAAATATTATATCAGAAAAGATTTTACTACTGATTTATCATCAAGTGGTGGAACAATCACATTCTCCGCTCAATTACCTGTAGGAACACAAAGATTTGTTACTCCGACAGAAAATAATTATATTTTAACAGTATTAGATAAAGGATCATCAACTATTGTTGATAATGGAGATATTGTTTACATCGATTTTACAGATCCTTCTGTAGTACAGGTTATTCAATCAACTAATACAAATTCTCAAGTTACAGCTGGTTCTTTTGTCATCAATTTACCAAATACGTATTTCGGTATTATTAATCAAGGTGGAACATATCCAAAATTAAAACTTACCGCCACAGTAGAAGTTAACAAAGCAAAAGCAAGATTAAAAACTTCAATAAGCAACAAAAGAATTATAATTGTATCTTCTGGAGATAAAGTTATTCCACTAAGGGGGAAAGATTATGATACAGATACAATTGAAGTATTCTCATATTCTGATGTCTATAAACTAAGATACGTTTATGAGGGTACATCTACTAATCCACCTAAAGTTGATGCTAACGGTAATTTAATTAGTGGCACGGATATTACTTATAAATTTACTTTTGATGATGGTCAAAGAGATACTTTCTACGATATTTCCAGAATTGTTCTTAAACCAGGATTTGATGCTCCTTCTGGTCAATTAGTTGTAGCATTTGATTACTTTGAGCATTCTTTAGGAGATTTTTGTACCGTAGATTCATACTTACATGAAGCGGGAGTTTCTTCGGAGTTAATTCCTACTTTTAATTCTACAGTACATGGAGTTGTTTCATTAAAAGACGTTATTGATTTCAGACCAAAAGTAGATTCTAATACTACAATAACTGGATTCCAAGATATATCTATTCTTTCAAATCCAAACAATTTTGATTATGTCAATTTTGTTGGCGCTGGTGGTGTAGTTTCACTTACACCAGCATCTGATTCTAATTTAGAGTATACAATGTCATTTAGTGAAACACAGTATCTAGACAGAATTGATGGTGTTTTCTTAACGAAGAAAGGAGATTTTCTAATTAAAGAAGGTAATTCTTCATTAAATCCTTCAAAACCAGAAGCAGTTGATGATGCTATTAGTTTGTGTTACATACACATCCCATCATTTACTAACACTAGTAAAGATATTAGAATTCTTCCCGTTGATAACAAACGTTATACAATGAGAGATATTGGCAAATTAGAAAAAAGAATTGAGCGTTTAGAATATTATACTACACTAAGCATCTTAGAACAACAAGCATTAAACATGCAAGTCAAAGATGAAATTGGAATGGACAGATTTAAATCTGGTTTTATTGTAGATAATTTCGAAGCTCATAAAATTGGTAATTTACAATCAGTTGATTATAAATGTGCTATTGATACTCAGCAATCTGTGTTGAGACCTCAATCAAAAGAAGATAGCATTGGATTAAAAGAAGTTAATATAAGAGAAGATCAACGTATTGTTTCTGGTTATGTCAATAATAATGGAATTATTACTCTTCCATATAAAGAAGTTAAATTATTAGGAAATAGTAATGCCACCAAAACAATCAATCCAAACGAATTTGTTGTCCTACAATACGTAGGAGATTGTGCTATCTTTCCTACTGTAGATCAGTGGTATGATACAAAAACTGCTCCTTTGGTAGTAGATAGTAATACAAAATTAAATACTATATTTTTAGCTAAAAGTGATGTAAAAGAATCATTTTCTAGTTTACACAACTCATTTATTATTAATTGGGTTGGAACTAATAAATCATTTTTCAATATAGAATCTTTAGCAAACATTAATAGTGAAGATATTAAATCTTCTGTAAGTTCTGCTTCTGTGTCGAGTAGTTCAAATGTTAGCCCTCAAAATAATGAATTAGCAAAAGGTGTTGGATCTAAAGTTGTTAATAACACCAAAGTGTCAACTGGATTACAATTTTTCGTAAGATCTATTCCTGTTAGATTTATTGTTCGTAGATTAAAACCCAACACTAAAATTTCTGTTTTCATGGAAGGTAGAAATATTAATCGTTGGGTTGTTCCTGATACTAAATTTACTGGTATTGCAGAAAATTCACTTTCTACATTTAATTCTTCTTTGATTACAGACGATAATGGAAATTTAAGTGGTATTATTTTAATTCCTAATGGTCTTGCTCCAGTAGAAAACAGTAAGTGGACTGGAGATATTAACACTGTTTCTTATGATGATTCTTCTGAAGAAATTAAATTTACTACTGGCACAAAAACAATTATATTGACTTCAGGATCTTCTGGATCAATTACTGACAATGTTGATACTTTTGCTGAAGTCAAGTTTTATGCTACTGGCATTTTGCCAGAAAATCCTTCTAGTATTGTATCAACAGCACCATCATTCTTCAAAGCTAATGAAGGTGTACAGTTGATTAATAACAACACCCAATCAAAAATTAAACCAAATCCTTTGGCACAAACTTTTAAAGTAGAAAATTATGATGGTGGGGTATTTACTACTGGTTTAGATTTGTTCTTCTCAGCAAAAAGTTCTAAGATTCCTATTAGAGTTTATATTTCAAATATAGATACAGATAAACCAGGAAAATATATTGTACCTGGAACTGAATCAACTTTATATCCAGATACTTATTTAAAGGTATATTTAACTGGTGATGTAGAAACAATCAAAATTAAAAAATCAGAAGTAGTAGTTGGCAAAAATTCTAATGCTAGTGGTCCTATTTCTAAAGTGTACGACAAAAACAATATTTTAGTTGGGGACGAAAATAGCACAGAATTTGAATTAAATAAAGAACAAGTATATACGTTAGTTTTAAGTAATCATAATGGCAAATCTTTCGTAGGTGGCAGTACAGGTGAGCCATTGACGATTCCATCAGTTACAACATATAATGCTACTAATAATAAATCAGCATTAATTTCTATCACTAAAGATTCTGGTAGAGTTGTTGATTTAAAAGTTACTAATTTAGGAGAAAATTACGAAAGTGCTTCTATTGTTATAGAAAGTCCTCAGTTACCTGGAGGCAGCACAGCAACTGGATCTGTTGATGTATCTAATGGAACTATTTACAATGCCAACATTTCCTTATCAGGAAGAGGGTATACAGAACCACCTTCAGTTGTTATTAAAGGAATAGGAACAGGTTCTGGAGGAGCCACAATAGAATCACTAATTGAAATTGATACTCCATCTGTACGAATGGGAATTGCTGTAGATTCTGACGGAGCTATAGTATCAACAACTCCGACAAGATTTGCTTTTGAATATCCAGTTTATTTACAAAATGATGTTAAGTATGCCTTAAACATTGAAACTGATTCGATTGATTATTTGTTATGGGCATCTAAGTTAGGAGAAGTTGAAAAAGCAACTAGTGCTGTTGTAACCACCCAACCTTTGCTTGGATCTGTTTACAAATCTCAAAATACGGATAATTGGACTGAAGATCTTTCGGAAGATATTAAATTTACTATGTACAGAGCAGAATTTAATATTTCAAAATCTGGTGAATTATTATTATCTAATAAACCATTAGGTTACGAATTATTAGACAAAGATCCTTTTGAAACTAGTGTACGTTCAAATACAAATGCTACTTCACCATTATTTAAGAACAACAATTATATTGTAAAACTTTTCCACAGAGATCATGGGTTTGAAGATAAAGGAAACTCATATGCTTTTTACAGAAATGTAGAAGATGTTGGCGGTATATCATCTGTTTTATTAAATGCCGAACTATTCAAAGTTTCAAATTCTGGTATTGATACTTACAATATTCTAGGTCCAAATAGAGCAGGATCTAGTACATTTGGTGGAGGAAATAAAGTACTAGCAACTTATAACAGAAAGTATGAAAAACTTTATGCTCAAGTTGCTTATCTTCAAGTAAATTCTACAAAAATTGATAGTTATGTAAAAACTACAAACATAGTACCAGTAGATTCAAATACTACTAATTATATTTCATATTCACAATCAGAATACGAAAAAACATTTATCAACGACGAACATTTCTTCACTAATCAAAAAGTTATTGCCTCAAGAGTTAATGAAACAATGAACGAAATTGGCAATTCACTGACGTATAAATTTTTACTTTCTTCAAAATCAACTAATCTTTCTCCAGTAATTGATTTAAGAACTTCTTCTATCAAAACAATAAGCAATAGAGTAGAAAATTCAGCAGGTAAAGAGAATAGATATGGTAAGAGAAATCAAGTTTTATCTTTCTTACCAATTTATAATTTATCCATTGCTGTTTTAGGCGCAGCAAATTCTATTGAAGCTAACCAAACTTTTATTGGAAATAGTTCAAAAGCAGAAGGTTCGGTAATTTCTTTAAGTGGGTCCACAGCACAAGTAAAATTAAAAACTAAAACACCATTTATTAAAAATGAAACTGTTACGGTAAAACTAACGAATGGCACCACACTCACGAGTGTTACTGTAACAATTACTGATATTTCTGAATTGACTTATACATTTGATGAAAATTCAAATATAGTTTCTTATTTCCCCCAAAATACTTCTATATCTTATCCTAATAAGATTAATGGAAAAGTTGTATCATGGGATTCAGAAGATAAAGAATTGATAGTTGAAAATTCATATGTTCCAATTAATAATAACTATACTAGTGAGATAACTACTAATAGTCCATACACAAGAGCAGAAAATTATGATTCACAAATACCTGATATTTTTAGAGCAGGCGATGTAATTAAATCTGCTGATGGTAAATATGTTGAAGTTGATCAAATGACATTTACATATGGTGTTGATTATGTAGAAGAGACTAATTCAAAAAATAGTTCTTCTCTAGCAAAATATGTAACCAAAGAAGTTTCTATTAATAATCCAGGAACTTCAATTGATTTTAGAATGACGGCAAATATCAAAGATACTGAAAATATTAAAGTTCTGTATAAAATTAAATTATCATCAGTTCAATCTAATTTTGAAGATATTAATTGGGAATATTTTAATGTAGATGGATCTCCAAATAATAAAGATCTTGCTAAACCAGCGAACTCTATATCAGGTCAATTTGAAAAACAAGATTTTTATCAGGAATTGAAATATAGTGCTTCTAATTTACCAGAATTTGCATCATTTGCTATTAAAATTATTATGAAAACAGATGATCCAGCATATGTTCCCAAGATTCAAGATATAAGAGCTGTAGCTAGTTATTAATTTGTAAATGGATTATTTAAAAGTAAGCGGGCACGATGGTCTCGTAAGGGATAATCGTACTGGAGCGATTATAAATACTGATAAAAGTGCCTTCGAAGATGCGAGAAAAACTCGCTTATCTGCTTCATCATTCAATCAAATACAACAAGACGTTCAACTTCTTAAAGAAGAACTTTCTGATATCAAAAATCTTTTACGAGAGTTATTAAAAAATGGCAGTTAGAAATGTAGCTAAAACCTTCACTCTAGAGCAGCAGAGACAGCAGCTCAATTTGATTGGAGCAGATTTAGGAGATGTATCTACTTTAAATACTCCACTGCCTAATACTCTTGCTAGAGCAATTAATTATCTTGATGGTACAGTCTCTTCATATGAAGGGACTGTTTGGTATGTAACTACCAACGGCGTGGATTCTGTGGATGTTGATCCTGAATCTCCAGGATATAGAAAAAATCCAGGTAGAACTAGAAATGTTGCTCTTAGAACAGTAAAGTATGCTCTTGCTCTAGCAAGTTCTGGAGACACAATTCATATTGGTCCTGGAACATTTGAAGAGATTTTCCCTTTAACAATACCTGCTGGCGTAGTTGTCAAAGGTACAGCAATTAGATCTACAAAAATTGTACCTACTACAGCAACAAGAACTAAAGATTGTTTCTTACTTAATGGCGATACTGGTGTAGAAGATCTTACCATTGGTGGTATGCTATTTGATCCCCTTCTCAATACAGGATGGGCATTCAGATTTGCGCAAGATAGTATCACATTAGAAAGAAGTCCTTATTTACAAAGAGTTACTGTTCTCAACAAAGGATCAGTAACTTCTGCTACTGATCCATATGGTTACGATGCTAATGATGCTGGTGGTGGTATCTTAGTTGATGGTGCTGTTGTACAATACAATACGCTAGAACCAGCTATTCTTTGTAATGAAATTACACTCATCTGTGCCAATGCTATAGCACTTAAGATTACAAATGGAGCAAGAGTTGAATGGATCAACTGTTTCTCTTATTTTGCTGAGTATGGTATTCTTGCCGAGTCTGGCGATCTTGGATTATCAGGTCAAGGTAGAACTCGTCTAAGATTATCTGGTGTTACTGGAACTATTTCTCCTAATGATATTGTAAAATATTTTGATGCTTCTGGTAATTTAGTTGCTTCTGGCGTTATAGAATCGACAGCAGTAGGAAATTATTTAATTTTAACTAACAAAGGGACTGGTTTTTTTGCTAATGCAGCAGATAGGACAGCAAAAGTTGCTACTCTAGTTGGATCTACCGCTATATCTACCAGTCAATTCAAATTTGGTAATGCATCTTTATTCTTTCCAGAAACAACCAGTTACTTAACTTACGCTTCTGATCCTGATTTTGATTTGGGTACTGGTGATTTTACTGTAGATTTTTGGGTTAGAAGAACAGCATCTAATACTCAAGTTTTATATGATCAAAGAACTCTTGCTGGAGACACCCTCCCAGTCATTTATATTTCTGGTGGTGTTTTAAGATATTACACAGCAGGTTCTGATAGAATTGTTGGTGCCACTACAATGGCAACAAATACTTGGTATCATGTTGCTCTTTCTAGAAAAACTGGAGTAACAAGATTATTCTTAAATGGAAATCTTCAAGGATCTCCATATACTGATACTAATGTTTATCCCCAAAGCACCATTAGAATTGGTGCTAATTACAATGGTACTAGTGGATTAACAGGTTATATTGATGAATTTAGATTAAGTAAAGGTATTGGTAGATATGATACTACTTTCACTCCAGCGTCTTTTGCTTACGCTAATGATGATTTTAATACTTTACTTCTCCATCTAGATGGAACAAATAATTCAACAATTATTGTTGATGATTCTGTAGTTATACAAGATATTAGAATTAGAAATGCTGAAGACACAGCAACTGTAGCAACTGCTGCTAGAATTATTTTGGCAGATTATCAGCAGTTTGGTGCTGAGCTGAGATCTATTTCATCTGCCGCAGAATTCGGAGATTATGGAGTAAAGGCAGATGGAACTGGATGTAAATTACGTCTCATTTCATTCAACTTAAATTTTGTTGGATCTGGAAAAGATTTTACTGCTGATGAAACTAAGGCTATAGAAGGAAACGAAATTGTTGAAGCTAATGGTGGCGATGTTTCATATGTTACGATTGACCAAAGAGGAAATGTAAAAATTGGTGATGTATTTGAAGTAGATCAAAGACAAGGAACATTAAATTTCGGTTCACAAGCTTTTAGTGTATCAAGTCTTTCTAACATAACAGTTACTGATAACGTAGACTCAGTAGTTATTACTCCAACAAATATTACTGTTGGTAATCTAGATTTTACTGGAAACACTATTGAAACAACAACAGGTGATATTACTATTGCTCCTGCTGGTGCTGGAAGTACAACAATTGATAGCAATTTATTTGTAACAGGAACATTTGATATAACTGGAGACATTTCTACAAATGCTGATGTTAACTTTGGTGCTATTAGTGATCCTTCAACCGTAACTATTGTCGGTCAGTTAAATGCCGATAATCTAAGGATTGATGGCAATACTCTATCATCAACAAATACAAATGGTAATATTACTTTAAGTGCTAATGGCACTGGAGTAATTGAAACTGTTAATGATGTTAATCTTGGTACATCTGGAGATTCATCTACACTAACAGTTGTTGGTCAATTCAATGCTGATAATTTGAGAATTGATGGGAATACTCTATCATCAACAAACACAAATGGTGATATTATTTTAGATGCTAATGGAACTGGAGATGTAGTTCTTACTGGTGGAGCATCACAAGATTTTATTATTAATGATGGCACCACACCAACACCAGTAAATAAATTTGTAGTAAATTCAACTACTGGTGATGTTACAACGGAAGGTGACATAACAATTAAAGGTGGTGATATTACTGTTTCTGCTGTTGCTACTAACGTTGCTATCATTGATAATAACGCTTCTTCGTTTACAATTAAAGAAGGAACGAATTCTTATGTAACTTTAAACACTACTAATGGTGGTGAATCAATTACTCTTCACAAAAATACAAACATTGGTGGTAATTTAATTGTAGATGGTGATATTACATTTAGAGCAGGTCAAGGATCTAATGGATCAATAACTTTAGGTGATGTATCTACCGACTCAATTGCTTTCAATGCTCAAGTCAGTTCAAATGTATTACCATTAACAAGTAATACATATGATTTTGGTAACACAACATTTAGATGGAAAGATATTTGGACACAATCAAATCTATATGCTGCTAATTTAAGAATCAACACTAATACACTTTCTTCAACAGATACAAACGGAAATATTATTTTTGATCCAAATGGTACTGGTAGTGTTGTAATTACTGGTGGAGCATCACAAAATTTTGAAATTAACGATGGCGCTACAACTAAATTTAGTGTTGCTTCTACAACTGGCAATACAGTATCTGAAGGAAATCTTACAGTAAAAGGTGGAACTGTTACTGTTTCTGCTGTTGCTACTAATGTTGCCATCATCGATAATAATGCTGCTTCGTTTACAATTAAAGAAGGAGCAAATTCTTATGTAACATTAAATACTACCGATGGTTCTGAGTCCATCACATTACATAAAAATACAACTGTTAATGGCAATTTAACTGTAGATGGAGATATTACTTTTAGAGCTGGTAGTGGATCTGCTGGTACTATTACATTAGGTGATATCAATACTGATAATATTGTATTTAATGCTGACATCAACTCAAGCTTCATTCCAGATACAAATGGCACCTACGATTTAGGTTCTACTTCCCAGAAGTGGAGAACTGTCTATGCTGGCACTGGTGGATATTTTGCCAACCTGTTACTAGATACCAACGTCATTTCATCTACTAATGCTGATGGTAATATTACCGTTGATCCTAACGGCACAGGAGACTTCATTTTTAAAGGTGGTACTTCCCAAGACTTCTTGATTAATGATGGTGCTGGAACGCCTGTAACTAAGTTTTCCGTTGCTTCTACAACTGGTGACGTAGTTGCTGAGGGAGACTTAACTGTAAAAGGTGGTGATATTACTGTATCAGCTGTTGCTACTAACGTTGCTATCATTGACAATAATGCTGCTTCATTTACGATCAAGGAGGGAACAAACTCTTACGTCACTTTAAATACCACAGATACTACAGAATCGATTACTTTACATAAAGATACTACGTTCAGTACTAATGTAACTATCACTAGTAATCTTACCGTTAATGGTAACACTACTATCGGTGATTCTGCTATTAATGATACGGTTACAGTAACTGCTAGAGTTGCTAGTGATTTTGTTCCTTCTACAACAGGAACCAGAGACTTTGGTACATCATCACTGAGGTGGAAAGATCTTTATCTTTCTCGTGGAGCCTATATTGGTAACTTGAATGTTGATGTGGATGACAACACAATTTCCTCAACAAATACAAACGGAAATATTATTTTTGATCCAAACGGTACTGGTAATTTACAATTTACTGGTGGAGCATCACAAAGTTTTGTTATCAATGACGGGTCGGTAAACAAATTTAGTGTTGTATCAACAAGCGGAGATACTACTACAGAAGGCAATCTAACAGTAAAAGGCGGAACAATTACTGTTTCAAATGCTGCTACTAATATTGCTATTATTGATAATAATGCCAATGCTTTAACAATTAAAGAAGGCACCAATTCTTATATTACATTAGCATCCACAGACGGTGCCGAATTAATTACTCTACATAGAAATGTATCTGCTAGTGGAACAGTAACTGTAACTGGTAACACCACGCTAAATGGTAGTGTGATACTAGGCGATGCTGCTGCTGATACTTTGGCAGTTAATGCTCAAATTACAACTTCAGTAAATCCAAATTCTTCTGCTGCTTTTGATTTAGGAACCAGCTCACTAAAATGGCGTGACTTACAATTAAGTCAAAAAGCATATATCGGAAATGTAGGTATTACTGCTAATACAATTGGAACAGAAAATGCTAACGGCGATTTAACTATTGATCCTAACGGCACTGGAGATTTCATTTTCAGAGGTGGAACTTCTCAAGACTTCTTGATCAATGATGGTGCTGCTACCCCAGCAACTAAATTTAGTGTTGCCACCACATCTGGTGATATTGTAACTGAAGGAGATTTAACTGTCAAAGGTGGAGATATTACAGTATCAGCAGTTGCTACTAATGTTTCTATTATTGACAATAGTGCTTCTGCTTTTACAATTAGCGAAGCATCTAATCCATATATCACACTAGCAACAACAAATGGTTCTGAGTCCATCACATTACATAAAAATACAACTGTTAATGGCAATTTAACAGTTGATGGCGATATTACATTTAGAGCTGGTAGCAGCACTCCAGGTACAATTACTCTCGGAGATTTAAATACAGATAATATTGTATTTAATGCTGACATCAACTCAAGCTTCATTCCAGATACAACTGGCACCTACGATTTAGGTTCTACTTCCCAGAAGTGGAGAGATATTTATATTAGTCAAAAAGCTTATGTCGGTAATTTAGGATTAAGTGTAAATACAATTTCAAGTGAAGATACTGATGGTAATATTTTACTGGCTCCTAATGGAAATGGATATGTTGAAGTTATTGGAACAAACGCGTTTATATTACCATTAGGATCAACAGAAGAGCAACCAACTGGCATTGCTGGTATGGTTAGATTTAATAGCACAGGAACTTATTTTGAAGGGTATAATGGAACTGCTTGGGGTTCTCTTGGTGGCGTAAGATCTGTAGACAACCAGACATTTATTCTTCCAGAAAAAAATCCTGGAGAAGCAAATAATACTTTAGAATTTCATACAGGTGGTGTTTCAAGATTAACACTTGGCAGAACGCTTCCAACGGATCCTGCTAGTGCTTTATCAATGGAGTTGAGTTCGACTATTCCTACATTCAGAATAAATGCTACTACACAATCAACGAGTATCACAACAGGAGCACTTGTTATCGCTGGCGGCGTTGGTATTGAAAAAGATCTTTTCATTGGTGGTAATATTAATGTTGCTGGAACAACATTATTTACTGGTACAACAACTAATACAGGAACAACTAATTTTGGCATATTAAATGCCACAACAACAGCAGATAGTGTCGGTGAAACTATAACTTCTACAGGAACTGTCGGAACTGATTTCTTATTAGCAACGACTATTAGTACTGTTGCTGTTGGTCATAGAATAACATTTGCTGGAAATTTTTATGCTGATGTAACAGCAATAACTCCTGGATATATCGCCACAGTAAATACTTCATCAGCTGATCCAACCAGAACTGCTGGAACATATACGGTTGGTCCAGTTTCTGGATCTTTGGCGGGAACTGTTGCTTCTTTCTCTATTACTATTGATGAAAATGGAGCAGCATCAAATGTTACAATTATTGATGGCGGTGCTGGATTTGCTGTAGCAGAAACTATTACCATACCAGCATCTGATATTGGAGGAACTGGAGATGATTTAACTTTAACCGTTGCTTCTATTAATGTAAAAATTACTGCTGGTAGTAATTGGGGAACAACTTTAACAGGAGCATTCTTTATCTATGATCCATTAAAAATTACAGTTACTAGTGCTGTAGGTATTTCTGCTGGTCAAGATGTTATTACTTTCTTATCAACAAACATAGCATCAGGAACTACAGTTGATTCTATAACAGCAACTACTATAACATTAAGTCAAAATGTAAGTTCTCCTTTATCTTCTACTGAAGTTGTATTTGCTAATATAGGTGATGTTATTTTAACTGGTACTTTTACAGCAGATTATATTAGATTATATGGCAACGTATTGAGCACCACAAGAGTAAATACAGATTTAATTTTGAAACCAAATGGTATTGGAAAAGTTACTACAACTAATGATGTCAATTTTGGAATTGCATCAGACGAATCTATACTCACTATAATTGGTCAAACTAACTTAGATAATATTAGAATTGACGGAAATGTAATTAGTTCTAGTGATACTAATGGAAATATTACCTTAACTCCTAATGGCACGGGGGTAGTAGAAACGGTAAATGATGTAAACATAGGTAGACCATTTAATATTTTTACAGAAGTTCCTGCCGACGAAGCTATACTTACAGTAATTGGTCAGACTAATATAGATAATATTAGGATTGATGGTAATACAATTAGTGTTACTGATTACAATGGAAACTTAGTATTATCACCTAGTGGAGATGGTTTTGTACAAACATTAAGCGATGTATTTTTTGGTGTTAGTGGAAATGAGTCTAAACTTACAATTGTTGGTGAGTTAGTAGTAGATACATTCAGTTTGAATGGTTCTACTTTATCTACGTCAGGAAATTTAACTATTCAAGGTGGTCCAACACATACAGTTACAATTCAAACACCAACACAAGTCAATAAAAATACAACTTTTGGAAATACAACCACACCATTAGATGTAACAGTAACTGTAAATGGTGATTTACAAGTAGATAATATTAACATTAATGGCAATACAATTAGCACAACCAACGACAATGCTGATTTAATTATTACTGGTAATGGCACTGGCGGTGCTTACATTGAACAGATTAGAATAGTAGATAATATTATTTCAACACCAACTAATACAACTTTAATTTTAGATCCAAAAGTTGTTGGTGATGAAACAGGAGATGTTATAGTAAATGCTAATCTTGCTGTATTGGGAACTACTTCATTAGAAAGTGTTTCGGTTGAGCAAACCCAATCAGGTAATATTAAAATAGAAAATAATAATATTATCGCTACCAATACCAACGGTAGTATAATTTTAGAGGCTAATGGTGCTGGCACAATACAAACTATTAACGATGTTAACTTTGGTACTATTGGAGATTTATCAACATTTACTGTTGTTGGTGAAACACAAATTGACAATATTAATATTAATGGTAATACAATAACATCTACAAACAGTGGTGGTCTTATTTTAGAAACATTATCGATAACAAATAATGTATTAGGATCAAGCATTGTAAACTCTAATATTGTTATCACTCCTAATGGAGCAGGAAAGACAGTCACTAGTAAAGATGTAGATATCACTGCTACATTAACTGTAGTTGGGCAACTCAATGCTGATAATTTAAGGTTAGATGGTAATGTAATTAGTTCTACAAATACTAACGGCAATATTACTTTAACGCCTAATGGATCTGGTGTAGTAGAAACTGTAAATGATGTTAACTTTGGTACATTAGCAGATTTTTCAACGCTGACAGTAAAAGGTCAGTTTAATATTGACAACGTAAGAATTGATGATAGTACTATTTCTTCTATTGACACAACAGGTGTTATTGTAGAAACATTAAAAGTGACGGGCAATGTTCTTTCCTCAATCGGTTCAAATGCTAGTATTGTATTAACTCCAAATGGGGCTGGAAAAGTTACTACAGTTAATGATGTTGATTTTGGTACTTCTACTGATTTATCAACCTTAACAGTATTAGGTCAATTTAATATTGACAATATTCGTGTTGATGGCAATGTAATTAGTTCCACAAATACTAATGGTAATATTACTTTAACGCCTGATGGCACAGGTGTAGTAGAAACTGTAAATGATGTAAACATAGGTAGATTAGAAGATCTTTCTACATTAACAGTATTAGGTCAATTTAATATTGATAATATTCGTGTTGATGCTAGCACTATTTCTTCTATCGACACAACAGGTGTTATTGTAGAAACTTTACAGATTACTGGCAATACACTTTCATCTGTTGCTACAAATGGAGATATCAATATTACTCCAGATGGAACTGGCAGAATTGTTACTACCAAACAAGTAAATATCACGAACACGTTAAATGTAGTTGGTCAATTTAATATTGATAATATTCGTGTTGATGGCAATGTAATTAGCTCCACAAATACTGATGGTAATATCACTTTAACTCCTAATGGATTTGGTGTAGTAGAAACTGTAAATGACGTTAATTTTGGTACAGTAGCAGACAATTCTACTTTGACAATAGTTGGACAGTTTAATGCTGATAATATTAGAATTGACACTAGCACTATTTCTTCTATCGACACAACAGGTGTTATTGTAGAAACTTTAAAAATCACTGGAAATATTTTATCTTCAATAGATGGAAATGCTGATATTGTATTAACACCTAATGGAAGTGGTAAAACAACTACAAGTAAAGATGTAGATATCACTTCTACCTTAACTGTAGTTGGTGAAGTCAATGCTGATAATTTAAGATTAGATGGTAATGTAATTAGCTCGACAAACGCCGATGGTAATATTACGTTAACTCCTAACGGCACTGGTGTAGTAGAAACTGTAAATAATGTTAACTTTGGTACAGTTTCTGATTTATCTATACTTACTGTAGTTGGCGAAGTTCAAATTGATGATATCAATATCAACGGCAGTACCATTACAAATACACAAGTTATTAATGGAGATATTACCATTACAGCGAATGGTAATGGTGGTGTGGTAATTGAAGAAATTAGAATTGTATCAAATGAAATTACTTCCTCAAATACTTTAATTGTCATCGATCCTGGAGTAGTAGGAAATAATAGCGGTGATGTACAGATTAGAGGTAATTTAATTGTAGACGGAGTTACAACTACCGTAAACTCATCCACAATTTCTATTGATGATAAAAATATTGAATTAGGTGCCATAGATACACCATCAGATCCTGCTGCTAATGGTGGTGGTATTACACTACACGCGACTCAAGATAAGACTATTACTTGGAATGCTTCTAGCAATTATTGGACTACTAATGTAGGTCTAGAAGTTCAAGGCGATTTATATGTTGATGGTGGTGCTGTATATCATAATTCATTAACCGATAAATTAACCGTCAACAACTTAGAATTTACTACTAATGCTATTAAATCAAATAGTGGTGATCTTAATTTTGATGTAAGTAACTCAACAAACGATTTTGTATTTAATGGTCAGTTAACTGGTTCAAATGCTATCGTAGCTAGAACTGTTAATTATACTCAGACATTAGGAATTGATATTCCTACAGGCAGTTTAACAACCATAGGAGATTTAACTTCAAGAAATATAGTTACTAGAAATGGATTAATTCTTTCTGGAAATCAACTAATTCAAAATATTTCTTATAATACAAAATCTTTTGGTGTTATCTGTAGATTAAGTACTTTTGATCCTGATGTTCCTTTAATTAGTAATGGTTCTTATTCCAACATAGTATTATCTGGCGGATCTGGATCTGGTGCTGTAATTTCTGTATTGGTTGAAAGCCAAAATATTCTACCAGAAAATATTGCTTTTGTAAGTGGTGGATTTGGTTATTTAATAAATGATTCATTAACTGGTAATATTGGTGGTTATACTATAACTTTCTCAGTTACTGATGTTTCTGGATCTGGTATTAATATCAAACCATCAACAAATGGTATTGTACAAATTGATACTACTACTGGATTAAGAGTTCCTGTTGGTAATTTCGCTCAAAGACCAACAACAGAAGCTGTTAGGGGATTAATTAGATTCAATACCGAACAGTGGGGATTTGAAGGTTATGATGGAAACCAATGGGGATCTGTAGGTGGAGTAAGAGATGTTGATGGTAATACTTATTTAATTGCCGAATCTGCTCCAGCAGCAAATGAAAACATCTTCTATTTCTATAATAATTCTGTAAATTCTACTAGATTATCTATTTCAAAATTAGAATTTGATACAGTAAGAACTATTTCTACAATATTCAATGCCAGCAAAAAATATGATTTAGTATTCAGTGAATCTGCTGGTGTGAGCAAGTTAGAATTACAAGGCGATGTTCTTGAATTAACTTCAACAGTATCATCTGGTAATTTGCTAACTGTTAAAAAATCTAGTGGTGTTGATCCAGAAATTTTAGAACTAAGAAATACAAATCTATCATTAAATAATGACATTTTAAATATCAATTTTAATAATGCTCCTATTATTTCAACAAACAAAGATACTCTAACTTTAAATATTAATGGAACTGATTTTATTAGATTCTCAAATCAAGGATCAGGAACTGCTGCTATTGAAATAGATTATGATGATCAGGGAACATTTGAAACGTTTGTAGATAACACAGGCAAATTTGTAAATCTAGATGATTTTACAATTAAAGGTATTTCTGGGGTATCATTTACTCAAGACATTATTATTGGTACATGTGATACTAACATTTATAGATCTGGTAAAGTATTAGTACAAACTTCTTCTGCCGCTTCGGAATATGAAATAACAGAGCTTACATTTGTTGTAGATGATTCCAATAATGTTTATTTCTCCGAAAGTAGTGATGTATTTACTGGACAAAAATTAGTTGAATATTCATTAGGCGTAATAAATGGTGTGCTAAATATTACAGTAAATAAAATCCCTGGATATGATGATCCTAATGTTGAATTTACATCAAAATTCACAAGTACTTTAATTAAAAAATAATAATGTCTAAGCAAAATTTTATTGCTGGTAAAGGATTCAGTGTAGAAGATAATGATGGTGTAGTAACTTCTTTTATAGAAGTAGCTTCTGGTCATAATATTGAACTAAAAAACTTAACGACGCTTAATCAAAATCATACTTTTTTGGGTGACCTGTCCCAAAAAAATGATTATATTTTAGTTGCTAGAACTACTTTTAATCAGGCTACTCAAACTTTTACATTGGGTGATTATACACAGACATTAGGTGTTTATCCACAACTTCCCAATAACTCGTTGAACATAATAAAAAGTAGTATTGTTGCTACAAATGCTTCCGATAGTTCTTACAGACTATCTTTAAATTATGATCTGTCTGTTTTATGTACTAATAATACTATTACACAAATTAGTGATATTGAAACATCTTTTGCCGAAGATTTTCCAACAGGATTTATTTGGTCTGTAGTACCATATATACAAAATAGATTTTTATCATTTACTGCTACTGGTAATCCAGGAACTGCTAATCAGCAAGTTTTGTGGATGTGTTATCTACAAATCATCTCATCAACATTTTTAACATAAATACCTTTATATAAAAGGTTTTTCACTTTTAACAGCAAATACGGGGCTATTGAAAAATGAGCTTAAAGTTCAATCCTAACAAGCAAATTATTGAATCAACTGAGCTTAATATAAACGGTAAATCTTTCGTAACTATAAGTTCGGGAGAAGGACTTGAAAGTAAGGAAATTATTAGAGTAGTTAGAAAAAATGGTGCTTCTAGAGTAGGTCTTAATAGGACTGGCGAAAGGATAGCAAAAGTAAATATTACTAATCCTGGAGTTGGATATTTAATTACTCCAACTATTACAGTATCACAACCAGATATTATTAGCCGAAATTCAAAAGTAGCTGTTCTAAGTGCTGTAAGAGATCCAGATACTGGAAGTATTATTTCAGTTATTATTACAGATCCTGGTAGAGGATATTCTCAACCACCAACAATAGTATTTGCAGAAGCTCCTTTAGGTGGAGTTACCGCTCAGGGTACGTGTGAATTAGACACTATTGACTTTGAATTAGATGTTCTTGGTGCTATTAGAACATCTGCTTCTATTGTTAGCGATAGTGCTACGGTTACTAATTTAAACGTACAAAATTTTGTAACTCCTGGTATTTTACTTAGAGCTCCACGTCTAGGTTCATACACAAATTTAACAAATGCGAATCTACCTTTTTACGGTCAAACTGTTTATCCAGAGTTAACTGCTACTCCTCCTCTACAAGATCAAAGTAGAAGAATTGCCACCACAGAATTTGTTTACAATGTTGCCACAAATGACGTAGGTGGTCGTATCTATGTTTCTTCTGAAATTGGTAGTGATACAAATAATGGTAGATCTCCTGCCAAACCAGTTAGGACAATCAAAAAAGCTGCTCAATTAGCAGCTGCTACTCCAAGTAGAGAAACTTTAATTGTTGCTGGTGGCGAATATTACGAAGATAACCCAATTTCAATTCCACCATTGTGTTCGGTTATTGGTGATAACTTACGTTTAGTAATCGTTAGACCAGTAAATCCAGGGCGCCATATGTTCAAGGCGTCCAACCAAAACTATATGAATGGTCTTACCTTCCGTGATGCTTTGGATTCGGAAGGTAACCCAGTATATACTCATAACTTTGCTTTTGTATTTGATGATAAGCAAAGATTTTACTTTGATGATGAGATTGGTGGAAATGATACTAGAATTGATGGGACAGAATCTTTCAGAAGAAGGTTCCCAATCGGTCACAAAATGTTCGGGCAAAAAAGTGCCATTCTTAACATTAAAGAACATACTGGTGACGTTGCTAAATTAAATGCTTTAATTACAGCAGGAACTAATATTGTTGGGCAACAAACGTCGTGTTCAGCAACTTTAACGTCTATTATTTCTGCTACTCCTGCTCCTGATTATGTGTGGGAAGCTGAGCAAGAATATTTAGTTGGGGATATTGTAAGAGTAAGCAATTCAATTTATAAAGTAACCACCTCAGGAAGTAGTGGAACTATTGCTTATAGTGGTGTATTAGCTACACCAAAAAATGCTGTAAACGGATCATCTGCATATATCTATTTGGGTGATAGAAGAGAAGCATCTTTAAATATTACAGTAAATGATAATTCTCCATCACAGTCTTTTGCTGATGATGAAGTTATTTCATACGTAATAAATTCTGTTACTTATCTAGCTAACGTAGCATTATTTAAATCAACTAGAGCAGAAGGTGAAGTTGTAAAATATGGCGAGACAGAATTAAGAGAATACATTGTAGAAGAAATTGATGCTAGTAAATGGTCTACTCACCCAACGCCAGGTGATAATGGTCAATTAACTCCTGGTAGTGGTGGTATAATTTTTAAATTTGCTGGTCTTCATGAATTTAAAGAATTCGATATTGTTTTTATATCAAAACCAAATAATGCCCCAGTTGCTTTAAATTCATTCTTTGGTTTTCAAAGAGTTGATCAAGTTTTATATGATGCTGACGGTTTTTCTAGAAGAATTGTCGTTAAGAAACAAATTCAACCAAGTTACACCTCAGTATATTTACCACCAATTGGACAGTGTAAAGCAAAAGCAAAAACAAAGTATGTCGAGATTTCGCTATTAAACTCTCCATATGGATTTACTGATTCTACATTTACATCATATAGATTTATAGATGCTGTAACATTTATTAGAAATAATAGAGATTTTATCGCTGAAGAAATTACTGGAGCAATTAGTTCTCGTTATCCAGATTTTGTCTATCCTGGTACAAATGCTAGTAGATTAAGATTTAAAGATGCTAGAAATTTAATCTACAAAAATTTAGATTTTATTGCCGATGAAGCTATTGGATGGTTGTGGAATGAATCAAACTTTGCTACTTGGGGAGCAGCAAACTTAGCATTAAAAAGTAAATGCCGTAGAGATGTCAAGATCTTTTTAAGAGGTCTGGCAAATGATTTATATGACGGATCAAATAAGAGTACAATTGTTGTAACCAGATCTTATTTTAATGCCATTACTGGAGTGCCAATTCCTAATGGTCTTGTTGGTGTTGAACCTCAATCTATTGCTGTTTTCACCAAAGCTGCTGAATATGCAAAATTAGCTGTTAACAATTCATTGCCTATAACTCCAACTTATTCGCCGTTAAAAGCATATAGAGATCTTTCAATAACTCATGATCCAACAACATACTTAACTGTTGGGGAAAATAATTGTGCTAACGTTAAAACCGCTATTACTACTTTAACAACCATTTTAACTAGTGCTATTAGTGCTGGCAATTTGACTGGATTACCACCAGTTAGTTCTGACGATGGTGCTTCAGATGGAGAAAATCTTTGTAAGAGAGATCTTAAACATATTTTAAATGCTGTTATTGCCGATCTCCCATATGGTGGCAACGCTACTTCAATCGAAGCGGCAAAATCATATAGAAATAATTCTACTCAATCAGTTGAATATATTGATAACCAGCATAGACAATCTCGTTTTGCTTTCCAATTAGCAAGAGATTATGCTATTCTTGCCATGAGAAATTGGCAAACAAAAATTAGTCTGAAGTTTAAAAAAGATAGTGATATTGTTGAAGTTGTTTCAGCAGCAGGAACAATTGGTCTTGTTCCCAAAATGAGATTATATTCTTATAATAATCTAGAACAACAAGTAGAAACAGATTACTTCATTAAAGAAGTTGTATCTCCAACTCAAATAAGAATCTGGAAATTTAATACAGGTCTTTCTGGAGCAGATCACACTTTTGCTGATGGTGAAATAACAGGCTTTAAAACAAGAAATATTAATTTAAAACTTAGTGAAGGTGAAACATCATTTACACCAATTTGGACAGATGATTTAGTTCCAAGAACTACCAACTATCCAGAATTTCCAGAATGTACTAACGTTGCTGTTACATTAACAAACTTATTTACTTTAATTGATGATATTGTAGTAAACAATACGGATGATCGTTACTTTGACGCTACAAATCAGATAGAATTTAATAAAGATTTTATTGCTGAGGAAGTTAATGGTTGGTTAAAAGAGACATATGATGGATTTGCTTATCCATTACCAACTTTTACCAAAACAGTTATTGATACTTCAAACGCTGATGCTTATCCATCTTTTATTCAAATAACTAATACTGCAAAAGTAAAGGTAGGGCAATTAGTAACTAGCGGTGACGCTATTCAAGATAATACATACATTACTTCTATTGATGTAGAAAATAAAATTTTATATCTAAGTAAATCATTAGAAAGTGAGATGGATAGTGTTACTATTCATCCTGATGTATATCTTGATGAGTCGATGAGATATAAGGACGCTTCTAACCTTATTCTCAAAAACAAAAACGAAATTACTGACAAAGCACTTGCTCAGATTGCTGTAGAATTTCCAGACTTCGTTTTCCCTGGAAATTCAGTTACTGACGAATTCAGTAGATTTGCTGATGGATACCGTTTAATTACTCAAAATATCAAAGAAATTGTTGATCGTTCTTCAGCAGAAGTTGCTGTACAACATCCAGATTTTTATTTCCCTGCCGATGCTCAAACTACAAAGAGATCAAGATTTAAAGATGCTTATCGATTAATCCAATTAAACAAACAGGAAATTATTGATACTGCTTATGCTACTATGGAAGCAAATGGTCTTCCATCCCCAGCTCCAACTGATCTAGAATCTAAGTGTAAGCGTGACATTGGTTTGTTAGTTGATTACGTATCACTTGATGTATTTGTTGGTGGCAACACCTATGCCAGAAAGTTTGTTCTAACATATTTCAATGGCAACACATTTATTCCAGATGGTTTGGAAGGAGAAGTTCCTCAGTCAATAACAGCATTCAATGCTGCTAGAGATTTGATGAAGCAAGCTATTGCTAATCAATTAACAGTTAAAGATTTAACCATCACTCCTGGTGCTGCTACTTATGGTGGAGGTGGTGGAAACATTCCAAATGATAATGTTGGCGCTTGTGCTGATGTTCAATCTGCTATCACATCATTAGTTGCTGTTGTAACTGACGTACTAACATCATTAAACATCAATAATCTAGTAAAAGAAAATGATGGCAACAATAACCGTTACGAAGATTCGGCGGATTTAATTTATAATAACAAGCAAGAAATTATTGATCGTGCTGCTGCTCAGATTGCTGTGGAGTATCCAGATTTCTATTATCCTGGCGATCCTCAAACTACATCTTCTTCAAGATTTAGAGATTCGTATCGTTTAATTCAGCAGAATAGGCAGCAAATTATTGACCGTGCTGCTGCTGAAATTGCTATACAATTCCCAGATTTCTATTATCCTGGAGATGCTCAAACAACTCCTACATCTAGATTTAAAGATGCTTATCGTTTAATTCAATTAAATCGAGATGAAATTATAGCAAATGCTTATGCTGCTATTTTAATATTCAATCCAGAATTTGTAAATCCAAATCCACAAAAATGCCAGAGAGATATTGGTATTTTCGTCGATGCTTTATCTTTGGATATTTCTAATGGTGGTGGTAATACATATACTCGTAAATTTGTACTACAATATTTTAATAATGGTATTCCTATTTCCAATGGTCTTCTAGGAGAAGAAGCGGAATCAAATGTTGCTTTTAATAAAGCAAGAGACGAGATGAATAGGGCTGTTGCTAACCAGTTAACAGTTAAAGATCTTACTATTACCGCAGATCCAACACCTGGATCTGGAACTGTATCGAATACAAATCCCGACTCCTGTGCTAACGTTCAAGCAGCTATTACTAGCTTAGCACTTATTGTCACAGATAGAATTACTGCTGGTAATATAATTGGTTTACCATCTGAAACAACAGGAACGATTCCTGCTGGGGAAGCAAAGTGTAAGAGAGATTTAGCATACTTTGTTGATTCTGTATCTCTAGATTTAACTTTAAAATCAAACAAATATTCACGTAAATTTGTACTACAATATTTTAATAATGGTATTCCTATTTCCAATGGTCTTGTAGACGAAACAGCTCAATCTGTAGTTGCTTTTAACATGGCTCGTGACATGATGAAGAATGCGATTACTAACCAGTTGTTCGCTAAAGATCTTACAATTACTCCAGACCCAGCACCTGGATCTGGAGCTGTATCAAATACAAATCCTAACTCCTGTACTAACGTAAGATCTACTATTGATACTTTATCTTCATTGATTACAGCAAGAATTACCGCAGGTAATTTAACTGGTCTTCCAGCAGAAGTAGAACCAGTTACACTCAAGGGAGAAACAAAGTGTAAGAGAGATATTGGGCAATTTGTTATTGCTATTGAAGCTGATTTACGTCAATTAACCGATTTCAATACGAGAACATTCTTATCACGTTATTTCACTCCCGATGGTTCTTCTTGGATTAGTAATGGATTACAAAATGAGGAAGCACAATCTGTAGTTGCTTTTAACAAAGCAAGAGATGTAATTAATCAAGCGATCACCAATCAACTTTATTACAAAGACCTCACAATTACAGCAGATCCTGTAACAGGAAGCAATGCCAATCCTTCTTCGTGTGCTGATGTTCAAACAGCAATTACAACTCTAACGACACTTGTAACAACCAGAATTACTGCTGGAAACTTAGGAACAACCAAAAGTTCTTTCCTTGCTGCTGCTACTTACGATGTTTTAGTTGGAGAAATTAAGTGTAAGCGTGATGTTAAGAAGTTTGTAGAAGCAGTTTCTTTAGATGTATTTACTAAAGGTAACAAATATTCAAGAGAATTTGTAAATCAATATTTCACAAATGTTTCAAGTCCTCTTTCAAATGGATTAGTAAACGAAGAAACTCAATCTATCACAGCATTCAACATGGCTCGTGATATGATGAGGAAAGCAGTAACTAATCAATTAACAATTAAGGATTTAACTATTACTGCAGGACCAGCCCAATATAACGGAAGTGGTGGCAATATCCCAAATCTGCCTTCAGGAACTGCTGCAGCATGTGTTGATGTTCAAGCAGGAATCGCATCGTTAAGTAAGATTATTACTGATGTCATTACTGCTGGATCTTTAACTGGATTAGATGCTTTCCCAGAAACACAAGGAGTGTTTGGAATTGGTGAAACAAAATGTCGTAGAGACATTGGTATCATTGTTGATGCTGTAGCAAAAGACGTTGCTGACGGTAGTAACTGGAGATCAGTAACTGCTGCTAGATCTTATTTCCAAGAAGGGCAACCAATTTCAAATGGTCTGGTTGATGAAGAAGCAGCATCTATTTTTGCTTTTAATAAAGCAAGAGATCTCATGATTCTTGCCATAAGAAACCAATTGAACTATCGTGATTTATCAATTACTGCTGATCCAGAAAGATTAACAAACTTTGATAAATTTGTCTGCTCTGATGTTGCTTCAGGAATTACTACTTTAGTTTCTATTATTACTACAACTATTAATGATGGTGATTTAGATTCTTTATCTGGAATAACTGTAAATAGAGGAACATATTCATTTAACGAAATTAAGTGTAAGAGAGATATTAAGCTTCTTATTGATGCTGTCATTAATGATATAACTTTAAATGATAGCAACGCAAATAGTATTAACTATGCCAATTTATACAAGGAGCAAAACGGTAACATCAAATTAATCGATAATCAACTAATTCAATCTGTTGCCGCTTTCAGAAAAGCAAGAGATCTATGTATCCTTGCTATGAGAAATTGGATTGAATTCCCAGGAAAACAATATTATCAGAAGGAGTATACAGATCTTGATTATGTAAGAGATGAGTTCTTAATTATTGATACTGAAACTCCTTATTGCCAGAATGTTGCCACTGCTATTACAAATAGATTTGATTTAATCATTAATATTTTAACTGGTGATGCTGAAAATTCAAATCTAGATACAGCTAATCAAATTGCTATTAATGAAAACTTTATTATTAACGAAGCATTAGCATCAGGAGAAGTTTCTTTCCCTGGTGTTTCAATTCCAAACATTACTAAATGTAAGAGAGATTTAAGAATTATCCTTCGCTCCGTACAACGTGATATAATTCTTGGTGGTACTGTTGGTATTGTTCGTTCAGCAGATTCTTATTTAACTGGAGCAACTTTAGATGTAGGTTTTGTTGGCGATCAATTAGGTAAGACTTTACACATTTACGATTATGCCAAGCATATGGCAATTGCTGCCACAAGAAATTGGAATTTTGAAATTAGAGACTGTACGACAGTAAGCGGAAATAATGTAGTAACAGTTCCTAACACAAATGGCGTTGTTCTTGGAATGAGAGTATCTGCTAATGAGTTTAGATACACTGATCTTACCCCAGATTCATATGCTTATGTAATTGGAATTAATAGAGGAAGCAATACAATAACTTTAGGTAACTCTAAGTCATTGACAGCTGCTGCTTTCCCAGCAAATGCTTCAACAACAACAGCAAAACTATTCTTCTCATTTAGTGAAGTAGGTGCTCCATGGTTTGATGCTGCTAATAACATCACTGCTAATAAGACATTTATTAAGCAGGAAGCAGTTGGATACATTGAAAATATCTATCCATATCTAACCACACTTAATCCTTCAACTTCATTAGCTAATCTTGTTTCTCAGTATGATAATGCTACATGCCAAAGAGATATTGGTTATGTATTAGATGCTCTCATTTTTGATTTAAGATATGGCGGCAACTCAGAAACTATTAAAGCTGCCGAATTATATAGAAATGCTTCTGGTCACCTTGACTATATTGGTAATCAACTAGTTCAAAGTATAGAAACTTTTGAAAAGGTAAAAGATCTAGCAGTCCTTGCTATGAGAAATTGGAAGACTAGTGCTACTACAACGTATACTAAACAATTTGCCACAGCAGATTATGTCGTAAACAATGATATATTACCAGATCCTGCTGGATATCCACAGTGTGCTTTCGTGGAAGCATCAATAGAATCTTTATTCCAGCAGTTTGTTGACATCATCACAAATGATTCTGGAGGAACTAAAATTGATGCTGCTAGACTTATTGCTAGAAACTTTAAATATATCGCTGAGGAAGCAGTAGGTGCTGCTAACGAGGAGTATCCTCTTGTAACAATTCCAAATGAAGCAAAATGTTTGAGAGACACTCAATTAATTATGACCGCTTGGATTAAAGATTTAATTACTGGAGGCAACTCTGCTACAATTCAAGCAACTCAATCTTATTTAACAAATACTGGCGCTGTTACTTTTATTCAGGATGAACTACAAAAGAGTAGATATGCTTATGAGTACGCTAAAAATCTAGTTAAATTAGCAGTTACAAATAATTTACCTGATCCAGGAGAATATACAGACGAAGATCCATTTACTGATTTATCTATTCTCCCAGATCCTCTTACTAATGACAATACAGATCCAACGTCATGTGCTTCAGTACAAAGCACCATAGAAACTTTATGGAGTATTCTTGATAGTACTTTAGCTCAATCTGGAGCTCCATTACCAGCAGCTACTTATGGCACTCAATACAATCCTCGTAAATACTTCCCAGCAAACTTCCCTGGTATTTTTGCTGGTGATTATTTCCAAGGTTTACAAAGAGCGTCTACGGATGAATTCATTACAGAAGACACATCCTATCCAGAATGTGCCAATATTATTACTACATTAATTAATCTATTTGCCATCTTAGATGCTGTGCTAAATGGTGGAGATTTACCAGAGGCTACTAATGATAACGTTGCTTTAGTTGTTAGAAATCGAGGAACTCTTTACAACCCAACAATTGTACAAGGTTCTGGTACAATGATTGATGCTGGTAACAGACCAGTAATTCGTGGTAGAATGATTAATGCCAATGACATTATTGAAACTTCTCCATATATTCAAAACTGTTCGATTATTTCATTCTTAGGTGGTGGTGGTTGTGAAGTTGATGGTTCTAAGATTAAACAAATTAACGTTCCTCGTCCAGGTTTGAAAGAAGATGGATCATCAAAGCTTGCCCCACAAGGTAAATCGATGGTTGCTAACGCCTTCACTATTATTTCACAGGGAGGCACTGGATACTTAGTTAAGAATGATGGTTACACTCAGTTGGTATCTGTATTCTGTATCTTCTGCCAAGATGGTATTCTTGCCGAATCTGGTGGATATGCTTCTGTTACCAACTCTGCTTCAAACTTTGGTACATATGCTCTACGTGCTACTGGATATAGAGAAGAACCATATGTATTTGATATTGCTACCATTAGCGAAATTGGTGTTACGGGCGCTGGTAAAACAATATTCCGTGTAGATGGATTAGGAAGAAGACCACAAGAAAACTTTGTTGTTAAAATTGATGGATATGAAAATGTCGTATCAGACATTGAATTTTTTATAACTGTAGTATCTCAAACAACAGTTGGTGGAACTGGAGAAGTTAGTTCTAGAATTGAGTTAAATGATGCTCTTTTAATAAAAAATAAAGAATCTGGTCAGATAGTCAATCTCAACACTTCAGAATTAATTAATAAAACAATTAGATTATTCAGACCATCTATCATTAACTCTTCTGGTCATTCGTTTGAATATATTGGTTCTGGTATTAATTACTATGCTCTACCAGAAAATGGTGGACAGAAGATTGAAGATAACGAGCAAGTATCACAAAGTTACGGTAGAGTATATGCTTCTGGTACTGATGAGGCAGGTGACTTCAAGGTAGGTCGTACCGTGAAGATGGAAAACAGAACTGGTAACATTTACTTTACTGGTCAAGTATCTATCTCGGAAATTGAATTCTTACGTATTCGTGGTGGTGATCTTGTTGTTACTGGATTTGATGCTTCGCCAACATTAGGTGGTGCTGCTGCTACAAACCAAAAACTACCAACACAGAAAGCTGTTAGAGACTTTGTAACTAATAACCTAGGTCCATATTTTGGTAAACCATATTCAACAAATCCAGTTCCAAATGCTCTTGTAGAACTAGGAAATGATGGTAAGATTAATCTAGATCAAATTCCACCTATCAGACCATTTAAAGTTTATACAGTAGAAAACACTTCCCAAAGACTTGCTTTAGAAGGATTAAATTCTGGTGATATTGCTGTACAAGTTACAAGATTGAATGATACTATCAGTGCTTCTGATGTTGATGTAGCAAATAATAAAATCTTTACTCCTAAAACTGGATTCTCTAGCGGTCAAATTCTTTCAATTGTATCAAGTCCAGTTAACCCAATTCAAACAACTGATGGTCCTATAGTTGCTGGAGAGTCTTATTATCTTATTGTTCTTCCAAATAATTTTGTTCAGTTAGCAGCATCTCCAGAAAATGTTATTGACGAAATTCCTATAACAATTACTGACGCTGGATCTGGCAATACAGAAGTTCAAATCGCTACTGGTACAGTTTCATATATTTTAAATAATGATGTAGATACTCAATTTTTAGCTTATCCTCCAAATATATCCACAACATTTACAACTGGATCATTAGTTATTGGTTCGGCAACAGGTGCTATTGGTTCAGTAACTAGTACTTTATATGGTACTGTATTCTCAATTTCAGTTTCTGGCGGTGGTAATGTTTATTTAAATGAAACTCCATCTGTAGTTATCTCTGCTCCGAATCAAGGTGATGGTGTTCAAGCAACAGCAACTCCTGTTGTTGTTGGTAGTAGAATTTCGGCAGTTGAAATTACCAATAAAGGAAGTGGATATGATACCACACCAACTGTATCTATTTCTATAGGAGAAGTTGCTTGGTCAGCAAATCAAACATATCTTGTCGATGATTTAATTTTTGTTGGAACAAATCTTTATAAAGTAACAACAGAGGGAACTTCAGGAACATCTGCTTTCTCTGGTCAATCTGGCATTCCTCAACCAGCAGATGGTGGTACATGTTTCTATGTTTACGTCGGGGAAAGAGCTCAATTAACATCTTTTGTTGAAAGTAGAGTTTCTATTAATATTGAAAATTCTGTTAAATTTACTGATGTTGACAATATTAATAGTCATAATGCTACTCCTGTCACAGTAAACATATCTAGAGTTGTTAATACATCAGGATCAAATGAATTTAACTGGGTTCCACTGACATCAGCTTCTATTGATGCTGCTTCTATTACTACTGGTACTATTTCTACTTCTAGATTAGCATTACCTAATACTGGTTCAGCAAACTCGTTTACATTCTTAAGGGGCGATCAATCATTTAAACCAGTTGTACAAGGTGTTAAATTACCAGAATCTAAATTCTTAGTAAAAACTGTTCTATTCTCACCTGGAAGTGGTGATCCTTTAATCCCGCCAGTAAACTACATCACTATTCCATTAACGAGTTTAATACAAACTGGACAGAGAGTTATTGGTAATGGTGTGTCAGCAGATACAATTGTTCTTGAAATATTAACTGTTGGTGGTAATACTAGAGTTGTATTAAGTTCTACGCTAATTAATGATGTCCCTGTTGGTACAGTATTTACCATTATAAGAACAGAAACTGCATTACAATTTGATTCTAACTTTACCAAAGGAGCATATGCTGCTGGCATCTTTATAGAAAGTCCAGGTAACTATTACACTTCAACTATTACCAATGGTAATATAGGAGAAAATACAATTAGCGTAGTTGACGTTACCAAAGCTGTTATTGGGCAAAAGGTAACTGCTGAGGGAGTTGCTACCAATGCTATTATCACCAGCATTCAGCTTGATAGTGGAACTTCGGGAACAATTACTTTATCAGCAAATAATACTGCTAATATAGTAAACAAAGAAGTTCAGTTTGGAGTTCCATTCTCAACTGGTACGTTCAATAACGTAGAACTATTCGGTTCAAATACAGGTTCTGGTGCTAAAGCAACATTTACTGTTCAAAATGGTTTAATTACTAATGCCCTTATAACTGATGGTGGTAATGGATATACAGAAGATTTTGATATCGATCCCATTCCAGGTGCTTTAGGATTAGGAACTGGCGCTAAACTTACTGTTCTTGCTTCAACTCAGCAAACATACTTCTCTAGCATCGAAATGGATGTCAAGAGAGTTACAAATCAAACAACATCATTAGATCCTTTTGGTACAGTTGGTGTTGCTAGATTCCAGAAATCACAATATACATATGGTCCTGATGGAGCAGTTACTTTAAAAACTGGTCCAGAATCAGGATTAGATTCTGACTTACTTGATGGTAAGCAAGGTGTATTCTATCTTGATGCTTCAAACTTAGAATCTGGCACTCTAAGACCAGATAGATTATCTGGTACATATTCAATTGATATTACTGGCAAATCTGGTACTACAACTAGAGTAGAAACTATAACAGATTCCATCAACGCTGTACCAGCTCCTTCTGCTTACGGATCAGGTTTAAGTTTGGCAGCAAGAATATCTTCTAATTTTAGATCTTCTCTAGTTGATAGAACCTTAGAAGATGAAGGAGAGCGTGTAACATTACTGACTATTAGACCATCTGGTATTGGTACAGATGCTAGTAATGGTGGTTTAAAACAGTTAGCATTTACTGATGGTACTCTTAACGTTGGTACAGGTGGTGGTGGTGCTAGTTCTTCTACAACTCTTGATGATGTTGTTCCAAATATGTACATTCGTGGTACAGGAAACATTATCCCAACTGATCCAACAAACGCTTTCTCACCTTGGTATAAGGTATGGACTTCTGGTAATGATGGATTTGGATCTGGATTAGATGCTGATAAACTACAAGCAAAAGATGCCAAGTTCTATACAAATGCTCTAAACCTTGATGGTGGCAGCATCAATGATTCCAGATTACAACCAATAATGTCTTCTAAGAAATTCTTAGAATCATTAACTACTGTTAGATATATTGACAAAGCACACTATGAAATTTATTTCTCTGGAAGATTAAATAACGGAGATCTTAACTTCGTAATTGGCACCACTTACTCATTATACAATGATATTCTCCAAGTAGTTGGTCAAGCAACATTAAAGCTGATAGAGCAAAAATTCCCTGTAGAAGAGGTTAAAACAGAACTTAATTACGTAATTCTTACAATTCAATTAGATAGTGGTTCTATTGGTTCTGCTACAAAAATTGGATTTACTGGTTTTGAACAAACATGGAATTCACTAAGACTTTCGCCATTTGCCACCTATACTTCTTCTACATTACAAGATGATGGTACTGGAGCTAGATTAATCTTAGGAAGAAATGATGGTAACAATGTTGCCAACAACACTCCTTCTAGTGGTGCTATCATTGATTTCCATTCAAGCGGAGCATTCAATGAATATGATGTAAGATTCCAAGTCACTGGGGGTACTACTAATAGTGGTAATGGTGCTTTAAATATTACTGGTAATGGATTTACTTATAACAGCAATACTGTCTGGCACTCTGGAAATGACACTGATATTTCAGGTCTGAATGCCAACTTCTTACAAGGTATTACAAAATCTCAGGTAATGAGATCTGATGAGAATACAGCAACGGCTGGATCATTAACCGTAACTGGAGTTACAACATTATCAAGTTTCGTAACTATTAATGACGCTGCTCAATTAGCAGATAACACAATTATTGATCCTGATATTTATTCTAACAAAGTTATTGCTGGTAATTTAGCAGATGGTGGAGGATTCTCTGTTATTGGTATTGGCGGTAATGCTGGAGTAGGTAAATCTTGGGCAATAGGTCATAATGGAACTTCATTGTACTTTGGTATTGGCGATGGAAGTGCTGCTGATACATTAACAACATGGGCACAAGTAGATGCCGACAGAACAATTAGATTCTTTGCTAAAAATAATAGCTCAATATTCTTCAGTTCTGGTACTAATGATTATAGAATTTGGAATGAAAATAATGATGGTTCTGGTTCTGGTTTAGATGCCGATCTCTTAGATGATAGAGATTGGAACTCTAGAGATAAATCAATTCTCAGAACTTCTGGATCTCATATTGCTGGTGGTTTATACATTAATGATGGCACTAAATATCAAACTTCAAACTTTGGTTTCTTAATTAGGCATTCTGATGCCAATGGTGTAAGTGCTGGTGCTGGTGGTAGACTAGATTTTGTATTTGGAGACGATGCTTCTAAAGCAGCAGATCAAACTGTATCAACTCTTCGTACATTCTCATTTGATAAATCTGGTCAATTAATTCTTCCAGCGCCTACAGGTACTTCTCCATTATCTGTAACTTCTACGACTAAAGTAACAAATTTAAATGTTGATTTACTAGATGATCAGGATGGTAGTTATTATACAAACGTCAACAATGCTAATGCTGGTACTTTAGCTGCTGTTAGAGGTGGTACAGGAATCAATGCTTATGCTATTGGTGATATGTTGTATGCTTCAGCAACAACCCCAACACTAGCAAAATTAAATATTGGTACTACCAACCAAATTCTTACAGTAAATTCTGACGCCACTGCTCCTAAATGGACCTCACCATCAGCGATTAATATTGGATCAGCAACTAAAATTGCTGTTACATCAGATGCTGCTACATCAACTAATTTGGTGGTTGGATTCTTCTCATCTACAGAAACCCCAGCAGATATTAAATATAGCTCAGACTCTTCACTTGGATTATTCTTTAATCCATCTGTAGGAAGATTAACAGCTAAAACATTCAATGGAGCTTTAAGTGGAAATGCTACAAGTGCTACTAACGTTTCTGCTGGTGGTGCTGCTGGATCTCTACTTTATCAATCAGGAACAAATACAACAACAGTTTTAGGAATTGGTACTTCTGGTCAGGTATTGGTAGTAGGTGGGTCTTCGGCTCCTATTTGGACAGCACAAATTAACATTACTGCTGGTAATATTAATGGTGGAGTTCGAGGGCAAGTATTATATCAATCTGGCGTTGGAGCAACAGCAAAATTACCTGTAGGTGCTGCTGGATCTTTACTCCAGACTAATGGAACTAATCAAAATCCTTCATGGGTGGCACAAAATACAATCACTGCTGGCAACATACATGCTGGTGTTGCTGGCGATCTCTTATATCAATCTGCTGCCTCAACAACTTCTAAGTTAACCATTGGATCTGCTGGTCAGGTATTGGTAGTAAATACCAATGCTACGGCTCCTTCTTGGACAGCACAAAGCAATATTACTGCTGGTAATATTGCTAGCGTTGATGGTGATACTGGATCTTTACTATATCAATCTGCCGTAAATGTTACGTCCAAGTTCTCACAAGGAACAGCTGGTCAAGTATTAAGTTCACAAGGAACTGGAGCAGCTCCTCTTTGGATCAACCAATCTTCTATTACTGCTGGTAACATACATGCTGGTGTACGTGGCGATCTCTTATATCAATCTAACGTTGGAACAACTGTTAAATTAAATATTGGATCTGCTGGTCAGGTATTGGTAGTAAATGCTGGTGCTACGGCTCCTTCTTGGGTAGCACAAAATACAATCACTGCTGGTAATGTGGATGGTGGAGCTATTGGTGAAGTTCTATATCAATCTGCTGCTGGAGCAACAGCTAAATTGCCAGTATCAAATTCTGGATTTATTTTATCAACTCAAGGAGCAAATAACCCACCTGCTTGGATTAATCCAAATACAATTACTGCTGGTAATATTAGTGGTGGTGCTGCTGGAGAAATTCTATATCAATCTGGTACTGGAGCAACAGCAAAACTTCCTGTGGCAGCAGCATCTGCTGGACAAGTTCTTGCTCTAAGTTCCTCCAAATTACCAGTTTATATTAATCAATCTTCAATTGTTGCTGGCAACATTACCAGCATCGCCGCCGATACCAATAAAATTTTGTATCAGTCTGCCGTTAATACTACATCTAAATTACCAACAGGCGAGGCTGGTCAAATATTAAGGTCTGGTGGAAGCCTTGCTGTTCCTGGTTGGGTTGCCCAATCAACTCTTACTGTTGGAGCTGCTGCTAACGTATCAGGTGGTGGTGCTGGACAAATACATTACCAAAGCGGTCCTGGAGCAACGGCATTCTTAGCGGCAGGACAGAATACACAGGTTCTGATTGGTGGAGCAGCGGCGCCTGCTTGGTCTAATATTTCTGGTCTTTCTGTTGCCTCTGCTGCAAATATTACTGCTGGTGTTGCTGGCGATCTCTTATATCAATCTGCTGCCTCAACAACTGTTAAATTAAACATTGGATCTGCTGGTCAGGTATTAGTTGTTAACACTGGCGCTAGTGCCCCAACGTGGGTTAACCCATCAACATTAACCGTAGGTAATGCTACCACAGCAGTCAATACCACTGCTGGTATGCCTAATAATACTGACACTGTTTTAAATGCTCGTATTATTAGAAACAACAATAGCACCAGCGCCAATGACGGTATGTATATTGGTTATGGTAATACTAATAGTGGTCTTACTAGATTGTATGGCGGTGGTTCTACTTCAAATAGGTTAGAAATCAATTCCGCAGGTAATGTTACTGTAACTGGTACAGTAACAGCAAGTTCTGATATCAGACTTAAGAAAAATATCAAAACAATTGAAAATGCTTTAGATAAAGTTCTAAATCTTAGAGGTGTAGAATTTGATCGAATTGATATTGATACTCACCAGATTGGTTTAATTGCTCAAGAGGTTGAGGAAGTTATTCCAGAAGTTATATTTGAAAATGAAGATGGCATGAAGACTGTTGCTTATGCTAATATGGTATCAGTCCTCATTGAGGCAATCAAAGAACAACAAATTCAAATAAATATGCTACAAGAGGAAATTAAATCTCTCAAAGACAAACCATAAATAATTATGTTACAATATCCTTCGTACAGTATTATTAAAGAGGAACTTATTATGTCTACTGACACTACCGCTCTTAGAGAAAATTTTGAGAATCAACTCAAAAATATTAATGAGCAAATTACCAAACTTGAAGAAGATCTATCAAAAGCAAGAGAGTATAGAACCAAACTACAAGGGGGTCTAGAAACTCTCCAAATTTTAGATCCTAAGGAAGAAGTTTCAGCAGAAGAAACTCCCGTTTCCGAAACTGAAGTTGTAGAATGATTAAACCACCCCCTTCGGGGGGTTTTTTATTGTGAGGTGATATGAAATTTGAATCTATTATAGGGCAATATTTAAATAAAAAACAAGCGTTTTCTTATCCATCACAATTCGCAATGATCCGTATTGTGTATAAAGATTTGGGCGATAATAAATTGATGTCTCAAAATTGGTATGAGTATCAATATCCTAGGGGTAGACCTTATAGACAAGAGTATCATAAGTATGAATATATTACAGAAAAAGAAGTAATATTTCAATCATATAATATGGATTGGGAATTGAATTGTAATTATCAATTTAATTATGTGAACGGATTTTGGATTGCCATGCCTTGTGGGGAATGTATCGTAAAAGGAATTAGAATTAACAGTGAGGTTAAATTTAATGATTCTCAGTACATAGCAAAAGATACTGGTTATGATGCTGACGGTAGATTAGTTTTTGGCAAGTCTACTGGCGGACCCTTCATTTTTGATAGGGTATAAATATAAAAAAGAGTATTTAAATACATGGCAAGACCATCTACTCGCCAGGGGTTAATTGATTACTGTAAACGTCAACTTGGTTATCCTGTGTTACAGATTAACATAGATAATGATCAAGTTGATGATATTATTGATACAGCTATTCAGTTTTATCAAGAGTGGCACTATGATGGCGTGGAAACAATGTACTTAAAGCATGAAATTACCGAAGACGATTATAATAGATTTGACAGTTCAGACGAATCAGAAACTACCTTAGATCCTTATTCTGCTACGTGGGAAAATAGAAATAATTTTATAGAAGTTCCAGATCATGTTATTGGTATCACCAAAGTATTTGGCGTTTCTTCTAATTGGGTTCGTAATGATTTGTTTGGTTTAAGCAACCAGTATTTCTTGATGGATATTTTTTCATTCTCATCTGGGTTTGCTTTTGGTAATTTTGACATGCCAAATTATTATATGATTCGTCAGTATTTTGAAACGCTTGACATGGTTGTTAATACTGGTGCTGTAGTACAATTTAGATTTAACAAACGTCAAGATCGTTTATATATTGATATTGATAAATCAAGATTGATACCAGGCAATTATCTATTAATCGAATGCCATCGTGCTTTAGATCCAGAAAACTGGTCTCAAGTATATAACGATAGCTTCCTCAAAAGATATGCTACTGCTTTAATGAAGAAGCAATGGGGACAGAATTTAATTAAGTACAATAACATAACTCTTCCTGGTGGAGTAAATTTAAATGGAAGACAGTTGTATGAAGATGCTATTGCTGAGATACAACAATTAGAAGATGATATGCCTACTAAGTATACACTCCCACCAATCGATATGATCGGATAATATGCCTACCAGTCCTTATTTTCCCACGTATTATGATGGATACCAAGGGGAACAAAATCTATTACAAGATTTAGCAGACGAACAGATTAAATTGTTTGGTTCTGATATCTACTATCTACCCAGGACTATTTTAAAGGAAGGTCCTTTGGGGGATGATGATGTTATCTATTCAAAATATGAAGATCAATTTCAAATTGAAATGCTTCTACAAAATGTAGAGGGATTTGGAAATCAATCAGAATTCATTAGTAAATTTGGATTAAGAATTACTGATGAAATTAGATTTACTGTGTCTCAAAGAAGATGGCAACAAGCTTCTAATAATCATACATTAACAATTCCAGAAAGACCCAATGAAGGTGATTTGCTTTACGTCCCATTGACTAAAGCTTTATATGAAATAAAATTTGTACAAAGAATTAGTCCTTTTTTCCAGTTGGGAAAAATTTATTTCTACACTATTGTAGCAGAAATTTACGAAATTGGCAGTGATAATATTGATACTGGTGTTGATGAAATTGATGAAATAGAGCAGTTGTTTAGTTCTGCTATTGGTTTAATTATGAGTTCTGGTGGTATTGGAAATTTCACACCAGGAGAATTAGTAACTAGCACCCCTGGTAATATTATGGCAAAAGTTAAATCATGGGATTCAACAACCAGAGTATTACAATTAGTTAATCGTACTGGAAATTTTGCTGACGAAGACACCATTACTGGGGATGATAGCGGAGCTGTGTGGGAGGTAGGATCATTTGATACTCTAAATAATACTAATAGCAATTATGATAAGAATAGAGATTTTGAAGATGCTGGTGACGATATAGTTGACTGGGCAGAAAGAAATCCTTTTGGTGAATATGGTAATTTTACAGGTAGTATCTGATGTTAGGACGACATTTTTATAACGAAGCAATTAAAAAAACTGTAGTTGGTTTTGGAACTCTATTCAATAATATTGAAATTAGAAAGATAGATCCACAAACAGGAGATGTTCTAGAAGTTGAAAAGGTTCCTATTGCTTATGGTCCTAAACAAAAATTTCTAACTAGGATTGAACAGAATTTAGATACTACTTCAAAAAGAAGAGTTGCTATCGTATTACCTAGAATTTATTTTGAATTGTCTAACGTATCTTATGATGGGTCTAGAAAAACTAGTCCGATTCAAAAGTATAGAAATATTATAGATGACAACGGAAATGAAGTAAAGGTTCAATATGTTCCCGTACCTTATAATTTAGAATTTGAACTTGGTATTATTGCTAAGAACCAAGATGATGGTCTACAAATTTTAGAGCAAATATTACCATTTTTTCAACCAAATTTTAATATCACTCTTAACATGATCCCAGACATGAATGAGAAAAAAGATATTCAAATTTGTTTAAATAATATTAATTATGAGGATGATTGGGATGGAGATTTTCTATCAAGAAGAACAATTGTTTGGACTTTAAATTTTACAGCAAAATCATATATCTACGGTCCATTTAACCAGGCTGATATCATTCGTAAAGCAATAATTTACGAGACACTCGGAGATCTGAATGAACATAAGAGAAATGCTAAATTTACATATACACCAAAAGCTCTCCAAGATAAAGATGCAGATGGAGATATTGATCAAGCTGATGATTTGTTAGTTGTTGCTGACGATGACTTTGGATTTAACGAGGGCATAGAATTGTATTGATCTTATGAATGAGTTTGAAAAAAATATGGAACAAATATTTGACATTGATGTTGTAAAACCAGAGAATATTGAAATAACACCAGTTGCTCCTAAGAAGCAAGAAGACCCAGAAAAAGATTATGAATATACCAGGGGTCAGTTATACGATCTCATAGAGAAAGGTCAGGAGGCGGTACAAGGCGCCTTAGAGGTTGCTCAGGAGTCTGGACACCCTAGAGCGTATGAAGTCGCTGTAAACGCTATGAAGCAGGTCTCAGACATGACCGATAAGCTTATAGATTTACAGAAGAAGATGAAAGATCTAGATGCTCCAATAAAAGGTTCTGCTCCAACAACTGTAAACAATACTATGTTTCTTGGTTCTACAGCTGATCTACAGAAGATGCTCAAAGAAATGGGCAAGAAAATTTCAGAAGAATAAATAATAATAAAAAATGTCTTACATTAGATACGATAAGGATAACAATCCAGTTGATGCTCAACCAGAATCATATTCAGTTACTCTTTATTCTGGAACTGAAGGTTGGTCAACTATGACATATGATGTATGGAATGGTGATTATGTGCCAAGGAATTCAGACAATACTGTAAGAACTCCTGGAACATATCAAGCAAGAAATTCTGATAATACTACCAGAACTCCTGCTGCCTATCAACGTTATGATACAACTAACAATCCAATACTAATATAAACTTCGTGCTTGGGATTGCTAACATAACATGTCTTAATTGCTACTTCACGATACTAAAGTATACTATATAATAAATTGCCGTCTTATTGTAAGTCTTATGAATATTAAAACCTGTCCTAAATGCGGGGCGAACTGGATTAATGGGCAGCATTACTGGAGTGGAACTAACAAAAAAGGAGATGATACAACATTAGCTTCTTTGGTTTGTGATAAATTCGGTGATAATACTTGCATCAATCCATGTAAAGGAACTACAGAAGGTGATGGGTGGAAGAAGAGAATGGAAGATTTAAATTTAATGTCCGTTTATAAACAAAATTATGGCTGATGGTGTATATCTTGGTAATCCTTTATTAAAAAAAGCAAATGTTCCTATTGATTTTACTAGGGAACAAATTGAAGAATATATTAAATGTAAAGAAGACCCCGTTTACTTTGCTTTAAATTATGTCAAAATTGTTTCTGTTGATGAAGGTCTTATTCCTTTTAGGATGTATGAATTCCAAAAAGAATTAGTTGATAAATTTCATAACAATAGATTCAATATTGCTAAGTTGCCACGTCAGACAGGCAAATCTACTGTTGTGGTTTCTTATCTACTTCACTATGCTTTGTTTAATGATAGTTCCAACATTGGTATTCTTGCCAACAAAGCATCCACTGCTCGTGACCTATTAGGAAGATTACAGACAGCATACGAGAATCTTCCTAAATGGTTACAGCAAGGTGTGATCGTTTGGAACAAGGGTTCTATGGAACTTGAGAATGGTTCCAAGATTATGGCGGCATCTACATCAGCATCTGCTGTTCGAGGGATGTCATTTAATATCATCTTCCTGGACGAATTTGCTTTCGTTCCAAATCATATTGCAGATGACTTTTTCTCATCTGTATATCCTACTATTTCATCTGGACAAAAAACTAAAGTTATTATTATTTCTACTCCATATGGTATGAACCACTTTTATAAGTTGTGGGTAGATGCACAAAATGAACGCAACAATTATATTTGGACAGAAGTTCATTGGTCTGAAGTTCCTGGTCGTGATTCAAAGTGGAAAGAAGAAACAATCAAGAACACTTCAGAACGCCAGTTTACTCAAGAATTTGAGTGTGAATTTTTAGGGTCTGTTGATACATTAATTGCTGCTTCTAAATTACGTTCATTAGTTTTTGATACTCCAACTAGTAGTAATAAGGGATTAGATGTTTATGAATCTCCCAACGAGAAATCAGAATATATCATAACAGCTGACGTGTCAAGAGGCATTGGTGGTGATTACTCTGCTTTCATTGTATTTGATATTACTACAGTTCCATATAAAATTGTAGCGAAGTATAGAAACAATGAAATAAAACCAATGTTGTTTCCTAATATAATTAATGATTTAGCAAGAGCATATAATAATGCTTACGTGTTGTGTGAGGTTAACGATGTTGGAGATCAAGTAGCATCTATTTTAAACTATGATTTAGAATATCCTAATGTATTAATGTGTTCAATGCGAGGTCGTGCTGGACAAATAGTTGGACAAGGATTTTCTGGAAGTAAAACTCAACTTGGAGTTAAAATGAGTATTACTGTCAAAAAAATTGGTTGCGCCAACCTCAAAACAATTATTGAAGATGATAAATTATTGTTTAGAGATTATGAAATTATATCTGAACTCACTACATTTATCCAGAAAAAACAATCATTTGAAGCAGATGAAGGTTATCATGATGACTTAGTAATGTGTTTGGTTATTTTTGCTTGGTTGGCAGTACAAGATTACTTTAAAGAAATGACGGATAATGATGTTCGTCAAAGAATTTACGAAGAGCAAAAAAATCAAATTGAACAAGATATGTCTCCATTTGGTTTTATTGTAACTGGATTGGAAGGTGATGAGGGATTTGTTGAAAGTGGTTCTTTATGGGAATATGGTGATACTCAAGAAGATGTCTCGTATATGTGGAGTCATTATTAATGGATATAGAAGATCAGTTTACACTAAATCATCTTTTATTTAAAGAGAGAAGGTGTAGGTCTTGCTTAAAAGTAAAAGATCTTCTATCAGATTTTTACTTAACCAGAAAAGACAGGTCATCGTGTTTATCTGCTTATTCATATGAATGTAAAGAATGTACGTCAAAGAGAATAAAGCAATCAAGAAAAAATAAAAATATCGATTTTAAATGGGAGTATCCTGATTGGTAAAGTGTTCATGCACTCTTTCCCCAGTTAAAAGAATCAATTTACTAAATAATTTTAGATCAAAATGAAATCTTTACAAGGAGAAAAACATGGCAAGTCAGGTATCGCCTGGAATTACTATTAAGGAGCGTGACCTATCTAATGCTGTTGTTATTGGTGCTCAACAAATCAACGCCGCTTTTGCATCTTCATTCAAAAAAGGACCAATTGGAAAAGTAACTAGCGTAAGTTCACAAAAAGAACTTGTTAATATTTTTGGGAAACCCTCGGACGCTAACGCAGAAGATTGGTTTGTTGCATCTGAATTTTTGGGTTATGGTGGTAGATTGTCAGTTGTACGCGCTGCTACTAATGTGTTGAACGCAACTAGCGGCACAGCTGGTGTCCTAGTTAGAAACGAAACGGATTGGGCAGCAGGAGCTGGCACATCAGAAGTTTATGTTGCCAAAACATCTGGATCTTGGGGTAATAGTTTAAAAGTAGTTTTAGTAGATCGTGGTGCAGATCAATACGTTACATTCTCATCAGTTCCATCTGGAATGGCGGCAGGTACTGACGTTGCATTTAGCGGTGGTAAACTAGGAGAGGTTCTTTCTTGGGACACAACAACTAAAACCGCAGCAGTTATTTTAAACGATCCCACTGTTCGCCTAACCACTAGTGATACGTTAGCATCACCAGAACTTGGTGTAGTTGCTACAACATCTAACCTGTCTGGTGGTACACTTTATACTGCTGCAACTGGCGTAGCAACTACTGGTGGATCTGGAACTGGTCTAACAGTAAACACCACAGTTACTGTTGGTTCGGTTCTAACTTTTGCGGCAGGAAGTGGCGGAACTTTATATGTAACCGCAAACAACGTTACCACAACTGGCGGAACTGGAACTGGTTTAACAGTAAACATTGTTGCAGCTGCAGGATCAATTACTGGAATCGTAATTGCAAACGCTGGTACTGGTTATACAGTTGGTGATACAATCACAATTGCTGGCGGTGGTAGTAATGCAACATTTGTTGTTTCAACAGTAAAAGGTGCAGTTTCTGCAGTTGCAGTTGCTGCTGGCGGAGTTGGTTATCTTGTTAATGATACAATAACTATTTCTGGTACAACAGGAACATCCGCTACTTTCAAAGTTGCTACTGTTACTGACACAAATATTTCTATTACTGCAGTATCAGATTGGTATTCAAATACAAATATTCCAGGCACAGATCTCAAACTAACTGCTATTGGCATAAGACCAGGAACATCACAATATGCATCTGATACTGGTGTTTCTTATGATGAACTTCATGTGGTAGTTATTGATATTGATGGTCAAGTTTCTGGGGCAAAAAATACTATTCTAGAAAGATTGACACACCTTTCCAAGTTAACAGATGGTAAGAGTTCAGAAGGTGCCGCAACTTATTATAAAGATGTAATTAATTCAAATTCAGCATACATCTTTGCTGGTGCTACTGTTAGTGGTTTTACAAATCCTTCTTCTCTCGGGGCGGGACAAACTTGGGATCAAACAGCATCTGCATCTGCTGTAAGTGGCGGAAAACTTAATCTTTCTGGACTAAAAGTTTCAGATCTTAAGTTTGGAATAGATGATTATGCATATACTAATGCTGAAATTGGAGATGCTTATGATCTATTTTTAGACACAGAAACTATTAAGATTGATTTTATTTTGATGGGTGGTTCTATGACTTTAGAAACTAACTCAAAATCAAAGGCATCAAAAGTTATTTCTATTGCCGCTAGTAGAAAAGATTGTGTCGCTTTCGTTTCTGCTCACAAAGGAAATCAAATCGGAACTAATGGTGCTTTAACTGCTACTCAACAAAGAGAGAATACAATTAACTTTTTCAATGGTTTAACTTCAACTTCATACGCTGTGTTTGATAGCGGTTACAAATATTTCTATGATCGCTTTAATGACAAGTATCGTTACTTACCATGTAACGGTGATATCGCTGGTCTATGTGTATCTACTTCTGCTGCCTTAGATGATTGGTATTCTCCTGCTGGTTTAAACAGAGGTTCTTTAAGAAACGCTGTTAAACTTGCTTATAACCCAAATAAAGCAGATAGAGATGAACTCTATCAGAATAGAATCAATCCTATTGTTTCTTTCCCTGGTTCTGGCGTAACTCTATTTGGAGATAAGACCGCTCTTGCTTCTCCTTCCGCATTTGATAGAATTAATGTTCGTCGTTTATTCCTCAATATTGAGAAGAGAGTAGAAGGTCTTGCTAAGCAAGTTCTATTTGAACAGAACGATGAGATCACAAGATCATCGTTTGCTAGCGCCATTAATTCGTACATGGCAGAAATTCAAGCAAGAAGAGGCGTGACCGACTTCTTAGTTGTTTGTGATGACACTAACAATACACCTGATGTTATTGATCGTAACGAATTTGTTGCTGAATTGTTTATCAAACCAACTCGTTCAATCAATTATGTATCAGTAACATTTACTGCTACTAAGACTGGTGTTTCGTTTGCTGAAGTAATTGGTCAGTAATTTCATCACAAATTTTACGAGGTAAAAAACAATGGCAACCAAAATTTCTAATTTCATCTCACAGATTGGACAAGGCGTTAAGCCTAATATGTTCTATGTTGAGATTCCTTTCCCAACCGCTGGCAACGGATTGAAAGGTGGAACAATTAGCGCCGATGACCAAGGATTAGTTAACTTACTTTGTAAGTCAGCAGCTCTTCCAGCATCACAATTAGGTGTTATCGAAGTTCCTTTCCGTGGAAGAACAGTCAAGATCGCTGGTGATAGAACCTTTGATACTTGGACTGCTACCTTCTTCAATGATAAAGATATGAAGATTCGTGGATTATTCGAGCAGTGGTTAGAAGCTATCAACACTCATGATAACAACAACGCCCCTCTCTTTACTCCATCTGTAGATGGTTCAACTGGTTATGCTCAACTTCTAAAAGTTAAGCAACTAGAAAAGAACTCATCGACAGAACCAACAACTGCTGCTATCTTAAGAGAGTATTCTTTACACTATGCTTTCCCAACTAACGTTTCTCAAATTGATCTTGCTTATGATAGCAATGATCAGATTGAAGAATTTACAGTTGAATTCCAATATTCTTATTGGACAGTTGCAACTGCTGGTACAAGATCTGGTTCTTCAAACCGTATTGTAAATCAGTAATAAATAGTATATAACTGAGTTCTACCATTACTATGAGTCAACTATTTGGATTTCTAATTAACAAGGAGGGTGGAAATAGGGGTCAATCTCCTATTTCCCCAAACCAAGATGATAACATAGCCACCGTAGCAGGTGGCTATTTTGGCACATATGTAGATACAGAAGCTGTTGCTAAGAACGAATACGAATATATCAAAAGATATAGGGATATGGCAATGCACCCTGAATGTGATTCAGCGGTAGATGAAATTGTCAACGAGTTTGTTGTTAGCGATGCTGATGATTCCCCTGTACAGGTTGAGTTATCTAATTTAGAAATTAGTGATACATTAAAATCAAAAATTATCAATGAATTTAATTACATTAAAAGGTTATTACAATTTGATAAAAAATGCCATAACATTATTCGTAATTGGTATGTAGACGGAAGAATATTTTACCACAAAGTTATTGATTTAGACAACCCCAAAAAAGGTATTTTAGAATTAAGGTATGTCGATCCGCTCAAATTAAAAAAAGTAAGGCAGCAAATTAAAGATACAAATGCTGATGCTCACTTAATGAGAGGGTCAGCAATGGAATATGATTGGGGAGATTATATAGAATATTATCTTTACAATCCAAAAGGTTTTACTACTTCATTACCATCTAATTCCCCATCAGATTATTCTGTTGCTAACGGTATTAAGATAGCAGTAGATTCTATTGCTACTGCTGATTGTGGTGTAAAAGATCTTAACAAAAAGATGACGTTAAGTTTCTTACACAAAGCAATCAAAGCACTCAACCAGTTAAGAATGATTGAAGATTCGCTGGTTATCTATAGATTATCTCGTGCCCCAGAAAGAAGAATTTTTTACATTGATGTTGGTAATCTTCCTAAAGTAAAAGCAGAGCAATACCTTCGTGAGGTTATGGCTCGCTATAGAAATAAACTTGTCTATGATGCTAGCACTGGAGAGATTCGTGATGATAAAAAGCATATGTCGATGCTTGAAGACTTCTGGTTACCTCGCCGTGAAGGTGGTAGAGGAACTGAAATCACTACACTCCCAGGCGGTCAGAACCTTGGTGAACTCAAGGACGTTGAGTATTTCAAAAAGAAACTTTACAACTCACTCAACCTACCACCTTCCCGCCTTACTGATGACAACAAAGGGTTTAATCTTGGTAAGACCACAGAGGTTCTCAGGGATGAACTTAAGTTTACTAAATTTATCGGAAGACTTCGTAAAAAATTCAGTGAGTTATTCCACGATATTCTCAAAACACAATTAATCCTCAAAGGTATTATCACTCCCGAAGATTGGGAGGATATGGAAGAACATATCCAATATGACTACTTGTTTGATAATCACTTTAATGAATTAAAAGAACAAGAACTCAATCTTCAAAGAATTCAACTTGTTACCCAAATGGATCCATTTGTTGGTAAGTATTTCTCAGTTGAATATATTCGTCGCCAAGTATTAATGCAAACTGAGCAAGAATACAAGGAAATGGATAAGCAAATGAAGAAAGAAATTAAATCTGGATTGGCAGTTAATCCTGTAGATCTTAATGCCATGAGTACAATGGATGCTCAAAATTCTGCTTTCGCTCCAGAGATTCAGGATATGCAAGCACAAGCTTCATTTGATAGAGATCAAGAATCCGCTGATGCTGCATTTGATAGGAATGAAAAATCTGCTGATGCTGCTGCTAGTAGAGAAATGAAGGCGCTAAAGTCTCAACCAAAACCAAAAACAAGTTCTACTAAATAGAATATAACTTTATTATTAATATGGAATCGACTTTAGATATTATTAATTTACTTCATGCCAATAAAAAGGCAGATGCTTTAGAGAAGATTGATGATCTTCTCTACAAAAAAGCTGCCGAAGTTATTGACAATTATAAGAAAGTAGTTGCCGCTACTTACTTTGACGAACCAGTAGACACAGAAGAACAATGAAACTCATCACGGAAAATATCGAGAACGTTCAAGTACTCGTAGAAGAAAAGAATGGAAAGAAAAATCTTTACATTGAAGGAGTGTTTCTACAATCAGAAACAAAAAACCGCAATGGAAGGATTTATCCTTTCGATATTTTAAATCGTGAAGTAGAAAGATACAATCAAGAATATGTATCTGCTGGTCGTGCTCTAGGTGAACTAGGACATCCTGATGGACCTAGCGTAAATCTAGATCGTGTATCCCATAAGATTGTGTCTCTTCGCTCTGAAGGCACAAACTTTATTGGTAAAGCACGTATCTTAGATACACCTATGGGACAAATTGCTAAGTCACTTCTTGAGGAAGGAGTAAAGCTTGGTGTTTCTTCTAGAGGCATGGGTTCTTTAGAAGAAAAGAATGGTGTGAAATATGTTCGTGATGATTTCATGCTTGCTACTGCTGCTGATATTGTAGCAGATCCCTCCGCACCTGACGCTTTTGTTCAGGGAATTATGGAAGGTAAAGAGTGGGTCTGGGACAACGGACTTCTAAAAGAATACCGTGTTTCCGAAATTAAGCAATATATTTCGGGAGCGACCCGTAAAAATTTAGAGGAAAGAAAGTTAAAAGCATTTACTGCTTTCCTTTCAAATCTATAAATTTGATAAATAATTCATAGAATAAATTTAATGTAGAATTACGAGGAATACTCAAATGTCAGATAGATTAAACGAAAAGTTTGAGGAGCTTGTATCTGGTGCTGGAATTATTGTAGAAGCTGGCGACCCAATGCCTACCGTTAATGCTTCTGTAATTCCTGGAGGATCAGGTTCTGCTCCTAGCGGACAAGTTAATGATGCTCAAACTAGAGGTGGTGGTCATGATCCACAACCTACAGTAACAACACAAGCTGTTGCTCCTTACCACCAATCAATTACTGATCTTGGCGGAACTTCAACAACTCCACATGAGCATGATGAAGATGGTGAAGAAAATCCTGGTGCTAAAGCAGCTGCTCCTGTTGGTGCTAAGGCTGCTCAAAGCGATGGAACCGCTCAAACTTCTCACATTCATGACCCAGGCGAAATGGGTAAAACTCCTAGTGTTGGTGTAGAAGTAGCGTATGGTACTCACACTGGTCCAAATGTAACCTACCCAATTAAGCCTTCATACGAAGAACTTGATCTATCTAGCGACGTTGCTGCTCTCACCGAAGGGGAAGATCTTTCGGAAGATTTCAAAGCAAAAGCAAAAACAATTTTAGAAGCCGCCGTAACTTCAAAATTAAATGAAGAGTATGCTAAATTAAACGAGCAGTTTGAAGCTCGTGTTGCTGAGCAAGTAGAAATTGTTAAGAAAGAACTTGCTGAGCAAGTAGAAGGAACAATCAATTATGCTATCAACAACTGGCTAGAAGAAAATCAAGTCAGTGTTGATCGTGGTGTCCGTAATGAAATCACTGAAGATTTCATTGCTGGTCTCAAAAATCTATTCCAAGAACATTACATCAGCATTCCTGATGAAAAAATTGATGTTCTTGAAGGAATGACCGACGAGCTTCGTGAGATGGAACAACGCCTCAATGAACAAATTGAGCGTAACGTGGAATTAAATAATCGTCTTTCTGAGTCAACCCGTGTAGTTATTCTGAATCAAATTTCAGAAGGACTTGCCGATACTCAGAAAGAAAAGCTTGCTTCTTTATCAGAGGGTGTCAATTTTGAATCCCCTGAAAAATTTGCTGAAGCAGTAAAGACTCTACGTGAGTCATATTTCCCTCAGTCAGTTACTAAAGAAGTAAGTGACGAAACTCCAGTAGATGGCGATGTAACACCAGCAATGGCTGCTTACCTCAATGCTATCGCTCGCTGGAAGTGATACTTTATAAATAATTATCATCAAACCCACACAATCTTTTCCAAAAAAAGAAGGAGAAACAAATGTTTAACGCTAAACTTCTCCAGGAAAAGTGGGCACCTGTTCTAAATCACTCGGAAGCTCCCGCTATCCAAGATCGTTACAAGCAGGCTGTTACCGCTGTTCTCCTGGAAAATCAAGAAAGAGCCCTACGTGAAGAGCGTAACATCCTCAATGAGGTTGCTGTAAACTCACTAGGCGCTGGAACTATTGATCCAGCTGGTTCAGCTCTATCAACCGCCAACACTGGTGGACTTGCTGGTTTCGATCCAATTCTAATCAGCCTAGTTCGTCGTTCAATGCCAAACCTCATGGCTTATGACGTTTGTGGTGTTCAACCAATGAGCGGTCCTAATGGACTTATCTTTGCCATGAGATCACGTTACGAGAATCAAGCTGGCGAAGAAGCTCTATTCAACGAACCAGATACTGGATTCACTGCTGGTTACGACGCAACTACTGGCGCTTACACCCCAAGAACTGGTGCTGGTGTTGGTGGAGATTCTGAAGGTAACAATCCTTCTCTACTTAACGACGCTACCCCTGGCACTTATGAAGTTGCTCGTGGTATGAGCCGTGAAGACCTAGAAAGAATGGGCGAGTCAGGTCGTCTATTCCGTGAGATGTCATTCAGCATCGAGAAGACTTCGGTTACCGCCAAGTCAAGAGCCCTCAAAGCTGAGTACACTCTAGAACTTGCTCAAGACCTTAAGGCTATTCATGGTCTTGATGCTGAGCAAGAACTTGCTAACATTCTTTCAAGTGAAGTTCTTGCCGAAATCAACCGTGAAGTTGTTCGTACCGTTTACCGTGTTGCCAAGAAAGGCGCTCAGAATAACGTTGCTACCGCTGGTGTATTTGACCTCGACGTTGATTCCAACGGTCGTTGGACGGTTGAAAAGTGGAAGGGTCTACTCTTCCAGATTGAAAGAGATTGTAACGCTATTGCCCAAGACACTCGTAGAGGCAAGGGTAACTTCCTCATCTGCTCAGCTGACGTTGCTTCAGCTCTAGCGATGGCTGGTACTCTCGATTATTCCTCAGGTCTCGGCGGCGCTGGTGGTCCTTCCCTCAGTGGTGTTGATGACACTGGCAACCTTGCTGTTGGTACAATCAATGGTAGAATCAAGGTCTTTGTTGATCCTTATGCTGCTAATGTTTCTGATAAGCATTACTACCTCGTAGGTTATAAGGGTTCTTCACCATATGACGCTGGATTCTTCTACTGCCCATATGTACCCCTCCAGATGCTCCGTTCGATTGATCCTAACACCTTCCAGCCTAAAATTGGCTTCAAGACTCGTTACGGCATGGTATCGAACCCATTCGTCACCACCAACGGTGCTTACAACGGCACTCCAGATGGCGAGACTCTCACCCCTAATGCTAACATGTACTACAGAAGAGTACAAGTTAAGAACCTCATGTGATTCATCACTGGTTCATCTAGACCCCTTCGGGGGTCTTTTTTTATGCAGATAAATAGTAGTAGCTTGGGAAGTTGACATGCCTGCCAAATGGTTTGATGAACAACCAAAAAATAGGAATTTCTTAACTCCTATTGGTTTTAAATTAAATTTAGAAATTTTTAATAGTGTAGATTTTTTCTGCCAATCAATAAATCTTCCTGATGTAAACATGCCGTTTACTGACGTACCAACAAGATTTAGATCGTTTCCAATTGTTCCTGGTGGTGGAATGCAATTTGGTGATCTAAGAATTAGATTTATTATTGATGAAGATTTACACAATTATAACTCTATTCATTCGTGGATCAAAAAAAATTCTGGGGCTAACGAACATCCAGATATGCCAGAGTATTCACATGGTCAATTGTTTATTCTGACATCTAATTTTAATACAAATAGAATTGTAGATTTTGAAAATTTATTTCCTATTAGTTTAACTGATATTACTTTTGATTCTACAGCAACCGATGTAGAATATTTTACTGCTGACATATCATTCAAATTTACTGACTACACTATTCGTGATAAAAACTTTAAACCAATATGAAATTTGAAACTATAGTATCTCTCTTTGAAGGCATAAAAAATCAATGGAAAGAAGATTCAGAAATTGATTTCCAATTTAAAAATAAACAATATTCGGAAGATCTAGCAAGGTTATCTTTAGAGATACCTTTTCAACACAATAAATATTTAAACCATTATACAGATCTTAATGGTATTAAAACCAGTTTAGAATTTAATCTTAGAAAATTAATAAAAAATAAAAGAGAATATTACGGCGGCGAAGCAGACGCTAAAGTATATGCCGAAAAACCATTTGGATCTAGTATTAAAACATCAGACAAGATGAGAGTTTATCTTGAATCAGATGAGGATATTATTAATTTAGAAGCAAAAATTAAATACGTAGACCAAGCATTATATTTTCTAGATCAGGTTTTAAGAATGATTTCGCAAAGAAATTATCACATTAAGAATGCTATTGAATGGGAAAAATTCATCAATGGAAATACATGATGTCAAATATTATCATCCGTAAGAAGAACGAAGTCTTTTTAAAGTTGGAGTCCGAACCTCATGTTCATCGTGAGTTGTCGGACTATTTTTCTTTTGAAATGCCAGAAGCAAAATTTTTAAAAAGAAATCCTAGATATCGTTATTGGGATGGGGTCATTCATTTGTATTCCCCAGGTACAGGAGAATTATATGGCGGGTTACTTCCCCATTTAAAACAATGGTGTCAAGAAAGAAGTTACCAGTTATCTTATGAAACAGATAAATGGTATGGCGATGTAGAAGAAAAAAATCAAATGGTTTCTCCCGCTGGGGTTAAAGTGTTTATGGATAAGATCTGTAAATTTGCTCCTAGAGATTACCAGTACTCAACTGTATATCAAGCATTAAAAAATAATAGAGGGTTGTTTTTATCTCCTACAGGATCTGGTAAATCATTAATGATCTATTCGATTGTGAGATATTATGTAGCTACGGGAAAGAAAATTTTATTAGTTGTTCCTACTACTTCTCTCGTTGAACAAATGGTAAAAGATTTTGGAGAATATGGTTGGAGCACCGAGGAGAATGTACATACAATATATTCGGGCAAAGATAAGAACACAGATAAGCCTGTCATCATTTCTACATGGCAGTCAATCTACAAATTCCCCAAAAGGTATTTTGACGATATTGACTGTGTTATTGGCGATGAAGCACACCTATTTAAGTCAAAGTCCCTCACAGGAATTATGACAAAACTTCATAATGCCAAGTATCGTTTTGGATTTACTGGAACATTAGATGGATCTAAGACACATAAGTGGGTGCTAGAAGGATTGTTTGGTGCCTGTGAAAAAGTTACAAAGACTGATGATCTAATTAAACAAGGGCACCTATCAAATCTTCGTATCAAAATTCTTGTATGTAAACACGAGTATCAATATTTTGAAGACTATCATTCTGAAATTGAATACTTAGTGAACAATCGTAAAAGAAACAATTTAATTAAAAACCTTGTACGTGATTTAGAAGGCAACACATTAGTTTTATTTAACTATGTCGAGAAACATGGTGAACCTTTGTATGAATTAATAAATAATGATATCGGAGAAAAAAGAAAAATTTTCTTCGTACACGGTTCCGTTGATGTTGAAAATAGAGAGCAAGTTAGAGTAATTACTGAGCAAGAAAATGATGCTGTAATTATTGCTTCTTACGGAACATTCTCAACTGGAATTAATATTAAAAGATTACACAATATTGTATTTGCTTCACCATCTAAATCAAGAATTAGAAATCTTCAGTCAATCGGAAGAGTTCTTCGTAAAGGTGAAGGAAAAGATATAGCAACTCTTTATGATATAGCTGATGATATATCAAATGGTAATCGTCAAAATTATACTTTAAATCATTTGGTAGAACGCATCAAAATTTATCAAGAAGAAAATTTTAAATACGAAACTATAACAATAAATTTAAAATAATGGAAGAAGAATTTTATTCAATTATAAAATTAGTATCAGGTGAAGAAATTATTGCTAAAGTATGTTACTTGCCAGATGAAGATAGTTTATTAATTGAAAATCCTTTAAAGGTAGAAAGAATGTCACATAAGAAAGGATCTCATTCTGATGGGTTTACTCTCAACGAATGGATCCATGCTACTTATGATAATATGTTTGTAATACCTAAAAGTGCTGTTATTACAATGACTGAACTAGATAAAAAAATTGAAGGGTATTACATCAGAATGGTAAACAATGAAGAACTATCTAATGAAGTTGATGTGAAACCAGAACGTTTATCTAAACGAATGGGTTACTTAGGATCAGTAACTGATACTAAAAAATACTTAGAAGATATATTTAAAAGAAGCTAAAAGCTATATATCCTTTGAACCCTGACAGAGTTATTGTACTGGGTTTTTGAGATCTTGTCAAGCCCCCTTGACATTTTGTGAGGAATCCTTTATACTCGTATCAAGACTAACAAATCATATGAGCAAGAAAAATACAGAGTATTATGTAAATAACAAAGAATTTTTAGAAGCAATAACTGTGTTTAAAAAACAAGTTAATGAAGCTAAGAAAAACGATCTTGCTCGCCCACGTATCACTAGGTATATTGGTGATTGTTTTTTAAAGATCGCTACACATTTATCCTATAAACCAAACTTTGTCAACTATACTTTTAGAGATGACATGATCTCCGATGGTGTAGAAAATTGTGTACAATACATTGATAACTTTGATCCAGAAAAATCACAGAATCCGTTTGCTTATTTCACACAAATTATTTACTATGCCTTCTTAAGAAGGATTCAAAAAGAAAAGAAACAGTTAGAAATTAAAAATAAAATTTTAGAAAAGTCTGGATACGACCATGTAATGTATACAGAAAGCTACAATGGAGATATGGCTGGTATGAATTCCAGTTATTCTGATATGACAGGCATCAAAGAATCACTTGAGATTAGGAACAAAAGATGACAATTGCTCTTATTACAGATCAACATTTAGATGGTCGTAAAGGAAGTTTAGTTTTTTGGGAATACTTTAAAAAGTTTTACGATGAAATTTTCTTCCCCACACTTAAAAAACATAATATCAAAACTGTTATTGATCTTGGAGACACATTCGATAATAGAAAGAGTATTGATTTTAATGTTTGGAATCGTATTCGGAAGCATTATTTTGATCGCCTCAGGGATTCTGGTATTTCCGTTCATATGATTCTTGGTAATCATTGTACATACTATAAAAATACAAACGAGATCAACTCCCCAGAACTTCTTTTACAGGAATACGATAACATTCAAATCTATTCCAAACCAGAGACAGTAATGATTGATGGCACTAAAATTCTTATGATGCCATGGATCAATTCTTCTAACATGGAAGAAACAATGGCATGGATTAATGATACCAGTGCTGAGATTGCTATGGGTCATTTAGAACTGAATGGATTTGTAGTTACCCCAGGAACAAAAATGGATCATGGTATGGATCCTTCCATCTTTAAAAAATTCAAACAAGTATTCTCTGGGCACTTTCATCATAAATCTTCTAGAGGAAACATTACCTACTTAGGTAATCCTTACCAAATGTTTTGGAACGATTATAAAGACGAGCGAGGATTTCATCTCTATGAACCAAAGACCAATAAACTCAAGCGGGTCAAGAACCCTTATGAGATTTTCCAGAAAGTATTTTATAATGATTCTACTGGTTCTCATCTCAGCATCGATCCCTCTCAGTTTACAAATTCTTATGTCAAGATTATCGTAGAAGAGAAAAAAGATTATCAACAGTTTGAAGATCTTCTTGAAAAACTATATCAAGCAAATGTCATTGATTTAAAAATTGTAGAAACATTCATTGATGACAACACAGAAGAAGATACTGATGTTGAAATTAAAGATACGCTTACTCTTCTCAATGAATATATTGACGAGGTAGAGATATCCGTAGATAAAAATAAATTAAAACAACTTATGAAATCACTATATATTGAAAGTTGTGAAGTAGTATAAACTTATGTTCATCATTACACTTCAACATAGAGAAGATGGAGTCTATTCGGTGTTATCTGATAATGGTGAACACATTATTCCTTTATTTGAAGATGAGGATGATGCTGATCGTTATTTAATTTTACTTGAACTTGAAGATGAAACAACCCCGCCAATGAGAGTAAGACCTATTGACGGGGATGTTATAATACAAGCATGTACAGAAAGATCCCAAAAATATTCAGTCATAACTTCTGACGATTTTATTATTCCACCTAATCCACCATGATCATTTTTAAAACTATCCGTTGGAAAAATTTTCTCTCAACTGGGAATGTTTTTACTGAAATCAATTTGGATTCTAATAAATCAAATTTAATTGTCGGAACTAATGGAGCAGGTAAGAGCACTATTCTGGATGCTCTTACTTTTTCTTTGTTTGGGAGACCATTTCGTAAGATTAATAAACCGATGCTTGTGAATAGCATCAATGAAAAAGATTGTCTTACTGAAATTGAATTCTCTATTGGCAAGAATGAATTCAGGATTCGCCGTGGAATTAAACCAAACATCTTTGAAATCTATCAGAACGGTGCCATGTTGGATCAAGCATCTTCTGCCATTGATTTTCAAAATCAATTGGAACAAAATATTTTAAAAATGAACTATAGATCTTTCACACAGATTGTTGTGCTTGGATCTTCTACGTTTGTTCCTTTTATGAGATTGCCGATTGCTTCTCGTCGAGAAATCATTGAAGATATTCTGGACATTCAAATCTTTTCTGTGATGAATCAAAACCTGAAAGAAAAGGTTAGAATCATTAATGATGAAGTTAAAGATCATCAATACAAATATGATTTATTAAAAGAAAAAATTTCTATGCAGAAGCAATTCATGCTAGATATTGAAAAGAAAAATAAAGAAGACATTCAAGAAAAAGAGAATCGTAAAGAAATTTTATTAAAAGAAGCACTTAATCATGAATCTGAAATCCTCGATAACGACAAGGAAATCGACGCTAAGACCATTGCCGTTTCAGACACGTCGAAAGTTAAAGCAACAATCTCTAAGGTTGATTCGCTCAAGAACAAAATTGCAACCAAACAAAAGTCATATAATAAAGAAAAAGTATTCTTTGAGCAGAATGATTCGTGCCCGACATGTGGGCAATCGATTGAGGAGCATTTTAAACAAGAGAAGATCCAAGTTCTCTCGGATAAACTTGCTGAGGTGGAGAAAGCTATGTCTGATTTGGGACAACAACTTTCCAATCTCCAAAGTCAAGAAGATACCTTTATTCTTTTGATTGATGAAATAAACGAACTCAATCTAAAGAATCGACAACTCAATAATGAAATCAGGTCACTTCATAAAAGAATTTTTGAACTTGATGATGAGATTAAAAAATTAGAAGACACTGACGTAAATCAAAAAGAACAGTTTGTGATCCTTAAAGATCTTACTGATCAAAGTAAAACGGTACAGAAAACTATTTCTGATACTAAAGAAGAAAAAGATTGCTTGACCGTTGCTTCTATGCTTCTGAAAGATAATGGAATCAAAACCAGAATTATTAAGAAGTATCTGCCAGTAATGAATAAACTACTGAACCAGTATCTTCAGAATATGGATTTCTATGTTAACTTTACATTGAATGAAAATTTTGAAGAAACAATTAAATCAAGATATAGGGATGTGTTTTCTTATGAATCTTTTTCTGAAGGAGAGAAAGCTAGAATTGATATTGCTCTGCTGCTTACTTGGAGAGCTATTGCTAAACTTAAGAATAGCGTAGATACTAACCTCCTGATCTTAGATGAAATCTTTGATGGTTCTTTAGATCAAACTGGCAGCGGTGAACTTAGTTTTATTCTCAGAAAATTTGATGACAATACAAATGTATTTGTAATCACTCATAAAGAACAACTTATTGACAAATTTGATAGAACAATCACTTTTGATAAAGTCAAAAATTATAGTGTTGCTAGTGTGACACTTTCTGAACTGGACTAAGGCAGGGGCAACTCTGCCTTTTTTAGTTTAAAATGATTTCAGTTGAAACAAACCCATGACCGTCAATCACGAAGTTAAAGGTACTCTCGCCAAACTGCTTGCTACAGAGAACCTTATCATTGAGCACAGGAAGGTCTCTACCGCCTGCTTTGATGTTCTGAACCGTGTTCTGGTACTTCCTATCTGGGACAGAGCTTCAAGCACCGTGTACGACCTCCTGGTGGGGCATGAGGTGGGTCATGCTATCTATACCCCTAGCGAAGATTGGTCTGAGAAGTATAAAATTCCTAAAGACTTTGTGAACGTGATTGAGGATGCTCGTATTGAGAAGCTGATGAAGCGTAAGTATCCTGGTCTTGCTCGTAGTTTTTATAACGGATACAAAGAACTTAATGATGATGACTTCTTTAGTATTGCTAATGAAGATATGAATAACGTTTCTTTGATTGACCGTATCAATCTTCATTTCAAAATCGGTTCTCATGCTTGTATTCCTTTTTCCGAGAAGGAACAAATGTATGTTGAAATGACTGAGAAAGCAGAAAGCTTTCAGGATGTTATTGAAATCTGTCAATTAATTTATAAAGAGATCCAAGATAAAATACAGGAGTCTGTGGAAGTTCCCGCCAATGTTTCCAATAATGAATCTGGTGTAGGTGAAAACATGAATGGTAGTCAATCTTCTTCAGAAGAATTTACCGAAGAATCTGAGGAAGGAGATACAAACAGTACGGAAGAAAATTTATCTGATATGCTTGATAGCAATTCCAATTCTGTTCATCCTGAAGTTGATGAGACTGTTTCTAAAACTCAAAAGTCGTTTGATAATGAAGCAGAAAAACTGACGGATAAATTTCCTTTTGTTGATGATCATACTTACGTCGAAGTTCCTGAAGCTGAGATCGATAAAATTATTGTAGATACGAATACCATTCGTCCTTATTTGACTGCCCAATTTCGTTATACTGAGCTTGACAAGCAAAAACATTTCGGGAAAATTTTTGATCGCTCAGATACTGAGTATCGTAAATATAAAACAGAATCTCAAAAAGAAGTTAATTATCTTGTTAAAGAATTTGAGATGAAAAAATCTGCTGATTCTTATCAACGGTCGGCAGTTTCTAAAACTGGTGTTCTTGATACTGGTAAACTTCATACTTACAAGTACAATGAAGATCTTTTCAAGAAAGTTTCTGTAATTCCTGACGGTAAAAATCATGGTCTAATTTTTGTGGTTGACTGGTCTGGTTCTATGGGGAACTATATTCTTGATACTGTCAAGCAATTACTTAATCTTGTTTGGTTCTGTAAGAAAGTTCAAATTCCTTTTGAGGTATATGGATTTACTTATGAATGGTCTCCTCGTTTAGTTGATGCTAATTGTGATTTTGATTTTGAAAAAAATTACAGGTACGAACGAAAGCATGGATCAATTTCTATCCATAGGAATTTTTATCTCTTAAACTTCCTCACTTCTAAAGCAAGTGGTAGAAACTTTGAGCAAGATTGCCTTCACCTTTGGCGACTTGCTTTTAAGATGGGAGATCCCCACGACAATTCGTATCGTATTCCTCCTGGTTTTGATTTGAGTGGAACTCCCCTTAATGAATCAGTGATTGCCCTTCATCAAATTATTCCTCAGTTCAAATCTCAGTACAAACTCCAAAAAGTAAATGTTGTTATTCTTACTGATGGGGAATCTAATGGAATTACCTATGATGTAGATCTCAGTAGAAAGTATCCTGGTGGTCCTAGTCGTCTTGGCAATCATCATGTAAACAATCAAATTCTTCGTAATCGAAAGACTGGTCGAATCTATCGTAGGTTCGGTAACAGGATGCCCGATGGGATTACTACTATTCTTTTAGAAGATCTCAAGCATACTTTTCCAGAAGTTAACTTGATTGGTTTCCGTATTCTTACTGGATCTAGTGCTTCTAGTTTGATCCGTGAATCACAAGGTCTTAATAGCTACAACTATTTTGTTGAAGAACCTAAGTCCGTTAAAAAAGCACAAGATCTTATTTCTATTTGGAAAAAAGATAAGTCTGTTGAATTGAATGAAGGTATTGGTTATCACGCTCTGTATGCTATTTCCGCTCATAATCTTTCTGCTAACACAGAATTTGATGTAGATCAAAATGCTTCTACTAAAGAAATTGGTAGAGCATTCCGAGGAATGCTTAAAAAGAAAACAGTGAATAAGAAAATTCTTTCGTCGTTTGCTAGACTCGTATCTTGACAAGTAATCCAGTTTTAAAACTGTCTACCCCCCCTTCTCAGGAAGGGGTTTTTCTTTTATAATACTTACACAACACAAGAGGTTTTATGTCCCGAAAATCCAATATTGATCAAGCTGTTCTCATTGAGTTTCTGTCTCAAAATTATGGTGATGAGTTTGGCAGCAATGCTGTGACTGCTGCTTCTGATCACTTTGGTGTTTCCTACCCTACCCTCGCCAAACGTATTGACAAATACAAAGTTGGTCATGGTCGTTGGAATCTGACCGTAAAAGAACTCGAAACCGTTTACGCTGCTCCTTCTGCTGCTCCTGCTGTAGAAGTTCAGCAATCAGTCGTTCAATCTCTCGTTCCTATTAAAGATGATAACTTCATCAGCTTTGGTAATTTCAGTGATCTTAAGAAGATTCTTTCTTCTAGCATTTTTTATCCTGTGTTCATCACTGGTCTCTCTGGTAACGGTAAGACTTTTAGTGTTGAACAAGCTTGTGCTCAACTGAAGCGTGAACTGATTCGTGTCAACATCACAATTGAAACTGATGAGGATGATCTCATCGGGGGATTCCGTCTTGTCAATGGTGATACTGTGTGGCACAACGGTCCCGTGATTGAAGCACTTGAACGAGGTGCTGTTCTTTTGCTTGATGAGATTGACCTTGCTTCTAACAAGATCATGTGTCTTCAATCTATTCTTGAAGGTAAAGGTGTCTTCCTCAAAAAGATTGGTAAGTATGTGAAGCCCGCTGCTGGTTTCAACGTGATCGCTACTGCCAACACTAAAGGTAAGGGTTCAGATGACGGACGTTTCATCGGCACCAACGTGCTGAACGAAGCATTTCTTGAGCGTTTCGCTCTCACCTTTGAGCAAGAGTATCCCACTCAAAAAACTGAGCAGAAAATTCTTGAAAAGATGATGGAATCTTTAGGTCAGAATGATTTTGAGTTCTGTGAGAAACTGTCCCAATGGTCTGATATTATTCGTAAGACCTTTAAGGATGGTGGTATCGATGAAGTAATTTCTACTCGTCGCCTGGTTCACATCATTCGTGCCTTTAGTATTTTTGGCAAACGTATGAAAGCAATTGAAGTTTGTGTCAATCGCTTTGATGATGAAACTAAAACAGTGTTCATTGAACTGTATGATAAAATTGACGCTAATGCTCAGGAAATCAATGAAAAATATCCGTTCTGAATTTCACGGATATGTTGGACATCTTGCCGTCCTCAAAGATGGCAGGACTGTTCGGATCCTGGGAGGTCACAATTCTAAATTATTTGTAAAACATCTTGACGGCACGATAGAAGAGTGCTATCATGATAATCTAGATTATATTACCGAGGCTTAAAATGGCTAACAAACCCCAAACTGAAGTTGTGCTTAAATTTGGCACAATTAAAACAAATTATTTGCTTGACGGATTGGCTTCTTTGCTGAATGATCATGAGCATAAAATTTTTATGATGAAAGATACAAATTATACAATCTATAAAAATTTGTATGATGAAATTAACACCGCTCTTGTTAAGGCACAAAAAGGTTCTGGTTATAGTAAGAGAGGAGTAAAACGAGAATTTGTTGATCCAGAACGCAGGAATTATCTCCTTCAACAAGAACAAAATTATTGAGAATTAAATCATGCAATGGAAATACAATGAGGATAAGATCCTCAAAGATGTTGAAGACTATGTAGTTAGCACTTATGGTAGTCACTACTGTGGTCATGATGATGAGTACAGTGATATTCAAACTATCGATTTGATGGCTGCTAAAGATCTTGCTCCTGGTTTTTGTCAGGCAAACATTCTTAAGTATGGCAGTCGTTACGGCGATAAAGAAGGTCGTAACAAACGAGATCTTTTGAAAGTGATACATTACGCTATGCTGTTGCTTCACTTTGATCGCCATTATTCTCGTACTAACAACGGTCTACAGGAGTTTAAATGAGTAACGTTACAATTTCCCAGCAAACAATGGTGGTTCTGAAGAACTTCTCCACCATCAATGGTTCTATTCTTATTCGAGAAGGAAACATGCTGAAGACTATTAGCCTTGGTGAAAATCTTATTGCTCAGTATACCTGTCCTGAAGATTTCCCATTGACTTTTGGTGTCTATGATCTCAGTCAGTTTCTGCTGGGTCTTAGTTTGTTTAACGGATTAAGACCTGTTCTCAATTTTAATAGTAAAGATTATGTAACTATTTCTGGTGGTAATCGTAGTGCTAAGTATTACTTCAGTGATCCTGAGATTACTTTGAAGACTGCTCCAGAAAGGAATGTAAACTTCCCCGAATCTGATATTGAGTTTACTTTGACCGCTGATGATATCGAGCGGCTCCAGAAAGCATCTGGTGTTTATAATCTAGAAGATCTTTCTTTTGTTTCTACTGACGAGGGTGGTATTACTCTCAGTTTGTGTAATAAAGAAAACGATACTAGTAACGTTTACACTCAAACAGTAAAAGGTACAACTACGGGAGCACATGAATTGTTCCTTAAAGTTGAGAATCTTAAGTTGCTTCCTGGGGACTATAATGTTAAACTCTCTAGTAAGTTGATTACTGAATGGAAACATCAACAACTTGATCTCGTTTATTATATTGCTCTTGAACCTTGATGAATAAGAAATTTTTGTGGGTGGAAGAATATCGTCCTCATACAATTGATGACTGTATTCTTCCAGTGAATATTAAAAACGTATTTAAAGGATTTATCGAACAGAAAGAGATCCCTAACCTTTTACTTACTGGTAGTGCTGGTGTCGGAAAGACCACAGTTGCCAAAGCCCTATGTGATGAGATTGGAGCTTCCTACATTGTTGTTAACGGTTCGGACGAGGGGAGGTTCCTCGATACGGTCAGGAACAGGGTCAGGCAGTTTGCTACAACCGTCTCATTGACTGCTGGTGCCGCCCACAAGGTCGTCATCATTGATGAGGCGGATAACACCACTAGCGATGTTCAACTGTCCCTCAGGACCGCTGTAGAAGAGTTTCACGGCAACTGTCGTTTTATCTTTACTTGTAACTTCCCCAATAAAATTATCGATCCTCTACACTCACGTTGTACTGTGGTTGATTTTAAAATCAATAAGGAAGAAGAAGATAAACTTCAAGCTAAGTTTTTCATTCGCTTAAAAAATATTCTTGATTCTAATTTGGTTGAGTATGATGATAAAGTTTTGATCAAACTTATCAAACGATACTATCCAGATTGGCGTCGTCTTCTTAATGAAACTCAACGCCATGCTGCTACAGGTAAAATTGACAGTGTAATTCTTGTAGATATTTCTGATGTTAATCTTGATGATCTAATTCGTTCCGTCAAGAACAAAGAGTTTACGGTTGTCAAAAAATGGGTTGTAGAAAATATCAATAATGATCCTTCTTATATTATGAGAAAGATCTATGATAATTTGTATGACCATCTAAAATCATCTTCTATTCCAGAAGCTGTACTTATTATTGCCAAGTACATGAGAGATATTCAGATTGTACCTGATCAAGAAATTAATCTTCTTGCTTGCCTTACCGAAATTATGATGAGTTGTGAATTCAAATGAGAGTAAAAACCACACCACAAAATGTATTGGAAGCAAACCTCGGTTTGTTTTGTGCTAAAATGAACTTGCCCGCTGCTGCAGCCCACTGTGGCATGACACACAAAGAAATGAAATTAACATTTCGTGAATTTTTGAAGTATCACCCAGCTAATTATGAAATCTCTTAAGACTCCTCTTCGTTATCCTGGTGGGAAATCCCGAGCAGTATCAAAACTATTTCAATATATTCCTGATCTGAAGACCTTTGATGAATACCGAGAACTATTTCTTGGTGGTGGTTCTGTAGCACTTGAAGTTGCCAAGCGATATCCTTTCTTGGATATCTGGGTGAATGATCTATACAATCCTCTGTATACCTTCTGGTGTATTCTTCGTGATGAACCAAAGGAACTGTACGAATGTATCAAAGGATATAAAGAAGACTATGGCACTCCTGAACTTGCCAGAGAACTTTTCAATTTGATGAAGGATCATCTCAATCATCCAGAAGCAGAAGATTTCTATCGTGCTGTAGCATTCTACATTATCAATAAGTGTAGTTTCTCTGGGTTGACTGAAAGTTCTTCTTTCTCACCACAAGCAAGTATCAATAATTTTTCTATGAATAATATTGAAAAACTTCCTGGGTATGGTGAGATTATCAAAGACTGGAAGATTACTAACCATTCGTATGAAAAACTATTGACCGATGATATGGGTGTATTTGTGTATCTGGATCCTCCTTATGACATTAAGGATAATCTCTATGGGCGTAAAGGATCAATGCACAAAGGATTTGATCACGATAAGTTTGCTATTGATTGTGACAGGCACCTTTGTTCTCAACTGGTCTCATACAACAATTCCAATCTCGTGAAGGAACGTTTTAAAGAGTGGACAGTTGGTGAATTCTCACACACTTACACCATGAGGTCCACGGGGTCCTATAATACAGATCAAGCAAGTCGGCACGAACTGGTGCTGTTTAATTATGAAGTGTAAAGTTCAACTGTATGTTGGTGGCAAAGTCTTTGACGAAATTGTTGAAGCAGTTAATTACCAAGATGCCAAGCAAACTGCTCTGGCACGAAATCCTAAAGCAAAAGTTGTTAGTGTAACCTCTGTTCTATGAAGCATGAATTAAAAGACTATCTTTATACAATTAACCAATCAAAACAAAATCTTTTAGAAGAAGATCCTGAGGCAGAAAAAGATTATCCACCTTTTATTGTCAATAAATGTTTGGCATCATTTACTGATACTATTTTGTATGCCAATGAAATGAATAAAAATTGTCATCTTCCTAAAAAATTACAATACGATTTTTTTATAAATAGTTTGAAACCGAGGAAAAGATTTTCTCCTTGGATCAAAAAACAAACTCTTGAGCATCTTGAATTGGTGAAGGAGTATTATGGTTACAGTCATAATAAAGCTCTAGAAGCATTGAGGATTCTTAGGACCGATCAACTTGATTTTATAAAAAAATCGTTAGACAAAGGTGGAACTAAATGACAACTGATATTGAAATACAATGGCAACAATCTGATATGGTTGAAGTTGCTTTAGGACAACCAGATGATTTTCTGAAAGTCCGTGAGACTCTAACTAGAATCGGTGTCGCTTCTAGAAAGGAACGAAAGATTTATCAATCTTGTCACATCCTTCATAAACAAGGTAAGTATTATATTGTTCATTTCAAGGAACTGTTTGCCCTTGATGGAAAGAAAACAAATCTTTCATTGAATGATTTACAGCGTAGAAATCGAATCATTCAACTTCTTTCTGATTGGGGTCTTGTTACTGTAGTTAATCCAACTAGTATTGAAGATGTTGCTCCTTTAAACCAAATTAAAGTTTTATCTTTCAAAGATAAAGATGAATGGACTTTAGAAAGCAAATATAATATTGGACGGAAAAAGCAAGAAGTATAAACCGAACAGTAAATGTATGGTTATCAGTACGTTTCTTTTTTAAGCGTGTTACTATATAATAGTAAGAGATGCCTTCGGGATCTCACTTAAACACTCGCTTATTCAAGGAGCAATCAAATGACAAATACATATACCTGGGATGTTTATACTCCCTTTGGTGTAGGGTTAGAAAATATTTTTAATAGGCTTGATGCTATGTCAGGTCATAACACTAGTTACCCACCATATAACATTATCAAAAACGATGAATCTAATTACGAAATTGAAGTTGCTTTGGCAGGATTCAAATCAGAAGAGATTGAAGTCTCTACAGAACAAAACATTCTCCGAGTTACCTCGAAGGTTTCGAAACGAGATACTGAACGAACTTACTTACACAAAGGTCTCTCCAAACGTTCCTTCTTTCACAGTTGGCAACTTGCCGACGACGTAAGAGTATCTTCTGTTGATTTTGCTGATGGTCTGTTGGTAGTATCTTTAGAAAAAATTATTCCAGAGCATCAAAAGAAAACGGTATATAAAATTAGTAATGTAGAATTACCCGTACCAGAGTTCTTGACGGAAGATCGTACTTCAAACTTTCCTGGAGAAAATAATAAATAATTAAGTATCGTCGGCGCGGGAGTTCCCTTGGCAAATATCAAGGGGGGCTCCCATTTTTTTATTATGTGGTATAATGTAATTACTGAACTATAAACTTATGAAGGAAGAGATAAAAATAGTGATGTTTAAAAATGGGCATCACATTATTTCCAAAATAAATGAATTGTATGTTGAAGGGAGAGAAGATCCAATTTGTTTTCTTTTAACAGCACCTTTAATAATCACATACAAATCACCAAACGAAGGTGAGTTAGAATTGTCATTTACTTTATGGTCACCATTTTCAAAAAGTGTAGAATTTAGAATACCATTTGATCATGTTTTAAGTGTGGGCGAACCTAAAGAAGATATTTTAGAAAAATATCTTGAGATAGCAGCACCTTTAATTGAAAAATTAGAAGAACTAAAACAAGAGCAACAACAAAATACAAATATTGAAACGGAGGAAAATTCATGAGCACATCTATTGTTATTCTGAAAACAGGTGAGAAACTAATTACTGATTTACAAGAAGCTTTTAATGGAGATGACGAAAATAGATCTGGCATTTGTCTGATTATGAGACATCCGTATGAGCTTTCTCTTGCTCCAGCGGATGATGATAACGAACTTGATTTGAAAGTAGAGTTTACTAAGTGGTGTCCATACGCGATAGATGTTGAATTTAGAATTCCATATGATTCTGTAATTTCTATAGGCAAACCTGATCCTACTTTAGCAGAGGCTTTTGAAGCTAAGGTACAAAGAATTGAAGAAACTGTGACAGAAGAAACTAGTAATTTTGCTGTACAGCAGCAGGCAATTGCTGAAGCACTTGCTGAAATGTCGGCAATTCCTCAGGGTAACTATGTTGTGACATCTGCTTCCGAAGAAAATGATTAAGGCAATTAAATTTGACGGTGACTGGATCGTTTCAGAAATTGAACAAATTGAGGATGCGCCGTTCGGAGAACCTGATTGTGTGCTAAAATATCCGTATCAAGTGGATGGAGAATGTTTGTCGGCGTGGCCTAGATACACAGATGAAAGAGAAATCATTGTTAGATCTTCTGAAATAACAGTTATCTGTGATCCAAGAACATTCCTCCTCAGTTCTTATATTAATGTAGTTGGCGAAGAGAAAGCATGAAATTTTATACCAGTGTTGAACAATCTGGAAATAACATTCTAGTTCGTGGTTATGAAAATGGTAAACAATTTCAAGATAAAGTACAATTCAACCCCACTCTATTTCTTCCCACATCAAAAGATTCGGAGTGGAAAACTTTAGATGGTAAAAATGTTCGTCCTGTTCAGCAAGGAACAATTCGTGATGCAAAACAATTTGTGGAAGAACATAAAGACATTGAAGACTTTGAGATCTGTGGTCAAACTAGATTTCTAAATCAATACATTTTAAATGAATATCCTGATGATGAGATTAAATATGATGTAAGTAAAATTAGAATTTTTACTATTGACATCGAGACTGGTGCTGAGAATGGTTTCCCAAACATTGAAACTGCTGACCAAGATATTTTGGCTATTAGTATTCAAGATAGCAATACTAATCGTATTACTGTTTTTGGTGCTAAATCATTTAGAAATGAAATGGCGGATGTTGACTATCTTCATTTTGAAACTGAGACAGGTCTACTCAAAGGTTTTCTTCACTGGTGGTCTTCTAATTATCCAGACATTATTACAGGATGGAATGTTCAACTATTTGATATACCGTACATTCTTCGTAGAGTAGAACGTCTTCTTGGCGAGAAAGAAGCACGTATGATTTCCCCATGGAATAATATTCTGTGTCGTGAAATTTATATTAAAGGACGTAACCAGATTGCTTATGACATCAGTGGTATTGCTACACTTGATTACCTAGAACTATACAAAAAATTTACATACACTAATCAAGAATCATATCGTCTTGATCATATTTGTAATATAGAACTTGGTGCTCAAAAACTGGATCACAGTGAGTTTGATACATTCAAAGAATTTTATACCAAAAATTGGCAGAAGTTTGTTGAGTATAATATTCATGACGTTCGTCTTGTGAATCAACTTGATGACAAGATGAAGCTACTTGAACTTGCTGTTACTATGGCATATGATGCTAAGGTCAACTTTGAGGATGTATATTCTCAAGTTAGAATGTGGGATAACATCATTTATGTTTATCTTGCTAAACAAAAAATTACTATCCCACCAAAGAAAGAAAGCACTAAGGATAACAAATACGCTGGTGCTTATGTCAAAGAACCTATTCCTGGAATGTATGATTGGGTTGTGAGTTTTGACCTTAACAGTCTGTACCCACATTTAATCATGCAATATAATCTTTCACCAGAAACTCTTCTTGGGCATAGACATCCTAATGCTACCGTAGATCGTTTATTAAACAAAGAATTAGATCTTCGTGATCTTGATGGGCAAACTCTTTGTGCCAATGGTACATTTTATGATACAACTTACCAAGGATTTCTTCCTAAGTTGATGGACAAAATTTACCAAGAACGTACCATCTATAAAAAGAAGATGCTTGCTGCCAAGCAGCAGTATGAAAATAATCCTAGTGTTGAATTGAAGAAAGAGATTGCTCGCTGCAATAACATTCAGATGGCACGTAAGATTCAACTCAACTCTGCCTATGGTGCTATCGGTAACGAGCACTTCCGTTATTACAAACTTGAAATCGCTGAGGCAATCACGCTTTCTGGGCAGTTGTCAATCCGCTGGATTGGTAATAAAATGAATGCCTATCTCAATAAGATTTTAAAATCAAAGGATATTGATTATGTTATTGCTTCTGATACTGATTCTATGTATCTTAATCTTGGTCCGTTGGTGGACAAGATATTCGCTGGCAGAGAGAAAACTAGTGAAAGCATTGTTTCTTTCCTTGATAAGATCTGTGAGATGGAACTTGAGAAGTATATTGAAAGTTCTTACCAGGAATTGGCAGACTACCTCAATGCCTATGAACAGAAAATGAAGATGAAGCGTGAGAACATTGCTGAGCGTGGTTTCTGGACTGCCAAGAAACGCTATGTTCTTAATGTGTGGGATAGTGAAGGTGTACGATATACCAAACCAAAGATGAAAGTTTGTGGTATGGAAACTGCACGTTCTTCAACTCCTGCTTACTTCCGAGATAAACTTACTCAGGCATATACAATTATTATTACCAAATCTAATGATGATATTTTAGATTTTATTGATGAAATAAAAAATGACATCAAAAAACAAGACTATTTAAATATTGCTTTTCCCCGAGGTGTAAATGGATTGGAAAAATATAAAAGTGTGGCGACCATATTTGGAAAGGGATGTCCCATTCAGGTCCGAGGTGCATTATTATATAATCACCTTGTTGGCAAGCTTAAACTTACTCATAAGTATCCTCTTATCCAAGAGGGAGAGAAAATTAAGTTCCTCTACTTACGAACACCAAATCCGATCCAACAAAATGTAATATCATTTTTCCAAACACTTCCTCCAGAATTTAATCTTGAGAAGTATGTGGATTATAAACTTCAATTTGAGAAGTCATTTTACGAACCACTCAAAAATGTGCTAGAATGTATTGGGTGGGATAGCGAGAGAAAGGTCTCTCTTCTTAGTTTCTTTTAGGAGTCTATATGGATTTTTTATCACAAATAATTAAAGATAGTAAAAATGAATACGTTGGTCTTGTCAGTGACGGGATTGCTGCTGGTGATGTTGAATCTTTTATTGATACTGGGAGCTACGTGTTTAATGCCTTGGTTTCTGGTTCGCTATTTGGAGGTATTCCATCCAACAAAATTACTGCTCTTGCTGGAGAGTCGGGCACTGGTAAGACTTTCTTTTGCCTTAGTGTTGTACGTAGTTTCCTTGATAGCGATCCTAATGCTGGAGTCATTTATTTTGAAACTGAGTCTGCCATTAGCAAGAACATGATCGAAAGTCGTGGTATTGATTCTAAGCGAATGGTAATCTATCCTGTGGATACCATTGAAGAATTCCGTACTCATGCTGTTCGTATCATTGATAAATATATAGAACAACCTAAAGAGGAACGTAAACCTCTTATGTTTGTTCTCGACTCTCTTGGTATGCTATCTACGAACAAGGAAGTTGAAGATGCTTCCAACGATAAAAATGTTCGTGACATGACTAAAGCACAACTTACCAAATCTGTGTTTAGGATTCTAACATTGAAACTTGGTAAAGCAAATATTCCAATGCTAGTTACAAACCATACTTACGATGTTATTGGCTCTTACGTTCCTACAAAAGAAATGGGTGGTGGTGCTGGTCTTAAGTACTCTGCTAGCACGATCATTTTTCTTTCCAAGAAAAAAGAAAAAGACGGAACCGATTTGGTCGGAAACATTATTAAGTGTGAGGCGAAGAAGTCCCGTTTAACCAGAGAAGGATCTAAAGTAGAAACACGTTTGTTTTTTGATGAACGTGGGTTAGAAAAATACTATGGTCTATTAGAACTTGGGGAAGAAGCAGGCATTTGGAAAAATGTTGCTGGTCGATATGAAGTTGATGGTAAAAAAGTTTACGCCAAAGAAATTTTAAAGAATCCCGAAAAGTATTTTACTGATGATATAATGGCTAGGTTGGAAGAAAAAGCACGAGAAGAATTTCTTTACGGGGTAGCAGATGACGGAGAGGATTGAATTTACTATCTTAAGAAATCTAGTTTGTAATGAAGATTTCTATCGTAAGGTAGTTCCTTTTGTCAAACCAGATTATTTTACTGAACAACACGAGCGTGTTATTTACGAAGAGGTCTGGGACTTCGCTAGCAAATATAAAATGATGCCAACAGCAGAAGTCTTAGTTATTAATTTACAATCTAGGAAAGATTTAGATGAGGAAACATATACAAACGCTGTTAAGTCAATTAAAGACTTCAATCAAAATGAGGTTGAACATCAATGGTTGCTCGACACCACAGAAAAGTGGTGTAAAGATAGAGCCATCTATCTCGCACTCTTGGAGTCTATCAAAATCGCAGATGGCGGCAATCCGAAAGTATCAGCTGATGCGATTCCAAGCATTCTTCAAGATGCCTTAGCAGTATCTTTTGACGAACATGTAGGTCACGATTACGTTGATAACGCTCAGGAAAGATATGATTTTTACCACCTCCAAGAAGAAAAAATACCCTTTGATCTTGAAAAATTTAACATCATCACAAAGGGTGGTCTTCCAAATAAAACACTTAATATTGCTTTGGCTGGCACTGGTGTTGGTAAATCTCTCTTTATGTGTCACTGTGCCGCTTCTGCTCTTTCCCAGGGGAAGAATGTTTTATACATCACTTTGGAAATGGCAGAAGAAAAAATTGCTGAGAGAATTGACGCTAATCTCCTCAACGTAAATATCAAAGATATTAACACATTACCAGAAGCAATCTTTACTTCTAGGATCATTGAGATTGGAAGAAAAACTCAGGGTCGTCTAATCATCAAAGAATATCCTACAGCAGCTGCTCACACAGGACATTTTAAATCTTTATTAAATGAACTGAGTTTGAAGAAGTATTTTAGACCAGATATTATTTTTGTTGATTACTTAAACATCTGTGCTTCTGCTAGATACAAAGGTCATATTGTAAATTCTTATACTTATGTTAAAGCTATTGCTGAAGAACTACGTGGTCTTGCTGTTGAACACAACGTACCTATTGTCTCAGCGACGCAAACAACCCGTAGTGGTTTTGGCAATAGCGACGTGGATCTTACTGATACTTCGGAGTCCTTTGGTTTACCTGCCACTGCTGACTTTATGTTTGCTCTTATATCGACGGAGGAGCTTGAGGCGTCGGGCAGAATCATGGTTAAACAACTCAAGAACAGATACAACGACCCCACCTATCACAAGAGATTTACCGTAGGGGTTGACAGGGCAAAGATGAAGTTGTATAATGTCGATGATTCAGATGGGTCTGCCCTTGTCACAGATCAAGAGGATGAAACATATGAGTACCTTGAGGATGTCTCTAACCGTCAATCAAGGATGGATAAATTTTCTAAATTCGTAATTTAATGTATGGCAAATCAGATTAATTTTCAACGGTATCAAGAGTTTGTTGATGCTGTTACTTCAGACGCTTCTACAGACTTTGTTGCCCTATCTGATCGGCTTGTTGAGTTGGATCGTAAGGGTGCCAATATTGAACGACTGCTTACTGCTGGCGTCGGTATTAATGCTGAGGGTGGTGAGTTTCTTGAGATCATCAAGAAAATGATTTTCCAAGGCAAACCCTTCAACGAAGATAACCGAGAGCATATGATTATTGAACTTGGTGATCTGATGTGGTATGTAGCTCAAGCATGTATTGCTCTTGGAGTTACATTTGAGGAAGTGATTGAACGTAATGTCACTAAACTCGAAAAACGTTATCCAGGTGGTACGTTTGATATTTACTACAGCGAAAATCGTGCTGACGATGATCGATAAACAAACGGGGTTCGCCCCCAATTGGAAGGGTGGTCGAGTGGTTTATGGCACTGGTCTTGAAAACCAGCGATGTGAAAGCATCCGTGGGTTCAAATCCCACCCCTTCCGTTTTACTATATAAAAAATTATGTATACTAATCTCACAGACTTTGAAAAAGCACTTGCTCGATTTGGGGATCGAGTTGAATTAATTATTGGATTAGAAGTTGGCGGTAAGTTAGATGCTGATGAAGCATATCAACAAATCAAAGAAATGCTAAAACAATTGAAGAAACTTCGTAGAGATGAACTTAGGCATGGTAAAGATTTGGATAATCTAGACTACTAATATATTACAACCCTTTCCTAAATATTTGGGAAGGGGTTTTTTGTATCTCATATGAATTTAACTTGGGGTCAATTTGCTAAAAGAAATCGTTTTGAGAACAATGTAACTGTTCTTTATAACAGAGCAAAAAACAATGAACCTATGCACTTCATTGATAAGCAAGGAAATATCAATGGAGATGGCATGAAATTGTATGTGAAGTATTTACATCTTGCAATTCCAAATATTAAAAACGGTAGATTAGTTTCTAATAAAAGAACTATTGATAGAACTTTTAATTTGGGAAGAGGTAATGCTTCCTTTCAAAGTGCCGCTGCTTTATTAAAAGCATTGTATGAAAGTGGCATACCAAGAAGAGTTGTTATGTCTGGAGCTTATAATAATTTTCCAGTTGAAATGTCATTGAGCGAAACAAAAACTGGAACTAAATACCCTCTTAGTTATTTTTTAAAAGATTTTGATTTTGGTGGGCAGTTAGCACCAGGACAAAATATTCAAGTCAATTGGGGGTTGTTAGGTTATTGGGTAAATGAAGTTGGGATGACATATAAACTTAATGTTCCTTCTATTAAAGAAAGGGGAGAGTTAAATTTATTGACAGATCTCAATAAAGCAGTAATGAATATTGTTGAGCATAGGGGAATGGGATTTGCTGATGGTATTACAATAACAGTTGGAGATAATAATCCAAAGACATTTCATAATATTGTTGGGTTTAATAAACAAGAGGGGCATGTAAAAGCTGATATTGTTATGGTTCAAAAAGATGGTAATACCTTAAAGGATGTAGCTTGGTTTTCTCATAAGGAAGGATATAAAGCAAATCACTTCCAGCAATGGGGTGGGGTATCACACTTTTTAAATGATAAGGATGAAACTTTAGATGTCTTTCCAGAGATTAGAAAGTTTGGAAACTACATGAAAAAAATATGTGGTAGAGGAGGACTGTATGATTTCAGTACTCCAGCTGGAAAAGGATTTACAGCAATGATGGATATACAGGATAAAGCACTAAAGATGCAATCTGTTTACGGAAAAGATTTTACTCCTGGATCAAATTTTGGTAAGTCAAACTGTACTGGTGTACTACAGGGCGATGCTTCCATCGTCAGCAACGGGGCAGATAAGTATAAGTTACAGATGAGCGCCCATGCCCACATAAATCCTTATGAGATGACTGGTGACTATGACCCAGTTCTTATGATAATATACAAGGGTGACCGAAATGATCTTGGCATCACTGGCGCCAGGGTGGTTGTCCAACCACGGGAAAGTCGAAACGCTAAGTTTGTTGTTACCAAAGACAGAAACGGAAATTACCAAATGAATCCAACATGAGCAAAAATACTCACCTAGAACACTTAGAAGACAGCATTCTTTTTGATGGAGAAGAAGGAGCAAAAGATGCTTTTGCTTTTTTAGATTCTCTCACTAAAACTTTTAGTGGAACTCCTTCTAGTAACTTTATGATCACTACAAAATGGGATGGTGCTCCCGCTATCGTTTGTGGTGTTGATCCAAAGAATGGAGATTTCTTTGTTGGAACAAAATCAGTATTTAATAAAACAGAACCTAAAGTTAATTATAGTGATGCTTACATCGAAGCAAACCATGGCAATTCTTCTGGTCTTGTGGAAAAACTTAAAGTAGCACTACAGTATTTTCCTGAACTTGGAATCAAAGGAATTATTCAAGGCGACCTTTTGTTTACTGATGATGCCAGAGAAGAAAAGATTGACGGTGTTGATTACTTAACTTTTACCCCCAACACTATTACATACGCTATCCCTAAAGGTACTCCTGCTTACGAAAAGGCAAAGAGAGCTAAGGTTGGTGTGGTATTTCATACACGCTATGTTGGTGCTAGCATTGCTGAATCCCATGCTACCTTTGGTGTTAATGTGAATGAGTTTAAAAAGACTAGTAATGTTTTTGTTATCAGTGCTGAGGTAGATACAATGGGAAGTAATATGATTCTCAATGCTTTTGAACGTCGTAATCTCAGCAATATGAAAAGAACTGCTATACCAGCTCTTCGTTCTGCTGGTTCTTTCTTAAATGAAATTTCCGAACAGATTAATTCAAAAGATAATTTTAGTATTGGCACTCGCCTTAAAACCTATTTCAATACCTATGTGAGAGAGGGTAAAAAAATTAATAACCTTTCTCGTTTCATTGATGACTTTAAAAAGAACTATCATGAAACCATGATGAAGGAAGTTAACAAAGTTAAGCAGGAAAAAACTAAAGCTGTTAAACTTAAAAAACTTTACGATGGTATAGAGTATGTTGAAAAAAATGTTGCTGGATTCAAAGCAACTATTACTCTTTATGTAATTCTTCAAAATGCCAAGAACATGTTTGTAAAAAAACTTGCTTCTGCTGATAGCACTAGAACTTTTCTTCGTACTGATGATGGATTCCGTGTTACTGCTCCTGAAGGATTTGTTGCTATTAAAGATGGTAACGCTACTAAACTTGTAGATCGTCTGGAATTCAGTCAGGCAAACTTTACGTTACAAAAGAACTGGGTCAAGGGAAACTAAATACAAATAAAAATGTTTAAGAAAGTAGTCATCACTTTCGGTCGCTTCAATCCTCCCACCATTGGTCATGAAAAATTGATCAATGCTGTGGCGAAGACTGCTGGCACTGATGATTATAAAATTTACACAAGTCACACTAAAGATAAGAAAAAAAATCCTTTATCTGCTGATCAGAAAGTTGGATACATGAAAAAAATGTTTCCAACACATAAGGATCATATCATGTTGAATGATGAATTGAAAACCATCATTAAAGTTCTTCAAAGTTTACAAGGCGATTATGCTGATGTGGTTCTTGTAGTTGGCAGTGATCGTGTTCAGGAAATGGATTCGCTTATACAAAAATATAATGGAGTAGAGTATACATTTAAATCTTTAAAAGTTAAATCTGCTGGTGAGCGTGACCCTGATGCTGATGGTGCTACTGGTATGTCGGCAAGTAAAATGAGAGAAGCAGCTTCTGTTGCTAATGTGGATCAATTTCGTAAAGGAATACCAAACACATTAAATGATAGTGACATGATGAAATTAATGAAAGAAGTTAGAGAAGGTTTGGGAATCAAATGAAAGATTTTAGGAAATTAAGAGAAGAAGCATTACGTCAGCAATATCGTGCTAAGGATGTTTTTGTTGAAGGTGATTATATTATGTCATCTGTTACAGGAGAAAAAGGTCGTATTCATAGATCTGGAACTAACTATGTGATTGCCATCACTGAAGATGGTAAGATGTTTCGTGCTTGGGTAAAAGATATTAGAGAACTCAATTTAACAGAAAGCATAAATAAAGAAAAAGAAAGTATTATTTTCAATAATGGAAAGACAAAAAACGACAACCCAAGTGAAGCATCTTGATGCTTTCTCACAAGCATTGATTCAATCAACTGCTTCTTATCTTGGTGAGGAAGGCATTCCTACTCTTGAGAAACCAGCTACGGAAGAATCTACTGAAAAAAAAGATCCAAAAGCAAATGCTCATGCTGCCGATCCTGCTGTAGTTCTCAGTAATAATTTGAGAACTGGTACTGGTATTAAGCAATCACACGGCGCTACAATTAAGTACACTAACGTAGTTGCTAAAGAAGAAGTACATAAAGAAAAAGAAGAAAAATGTGAGAAAAAGAACAAAGAGGAAAAAATGAAAGAATCATTTAATCTTTATGTTGAAGGTGTTCATTATGTTTTTGAAAAAGCAAAAGGTCTTGATGGTAAAGCTTGCTGGAAAGGATATAAGTTAGCAGGCACCAAACAAAAAGGCGGCAAGACAGTTGATAACTGTGTAAAAGCTGGTTACGAACCATTTGGAGAACTTATCCTTGATGAAAAGACATCTTCAAGTGATACATATGGACATATGGTAAATTACATTGAAGAGAAGAATGGTTTGTATGCCAACATCCATGCCAAGCGTAAGCGTGGAGGAGCACCTGCCAAACCAGGGCACGAAGATTATCCAGCAAAGGATGCTTTTAAAAAAGCAGCAAAAACTGCCAAGAAAGAAGAGTATGATGTAGATACCGCTAATCAACTGTGGTCTGAAGTTGCTGAGAAACTTGAGCAACTTGGAGAAATGGATGGATCTAAGTTTAAAGTTATTGGTGAAAAGAAATTAGATCCAGTCGGTAAAGAAGATGGAGACATCGACAACGATGGTGATAAGGATAAGTCAGATAGTTATCTCCATGCCCGTCGTAAAAAAATAACTAACATTATTGCCAAGTCAAAAGGAAAAAAGTGAATGAGGCATCTGCCGTAGAGGTGATGCCTGATATTCCTGACAAACCTTTGGATGATATGGATCAAAAAAAGAATAGTAAGTATATTAAGAAAGCTATTAAAAATCAACAAAAAGGCGAAAAAGGAATAAATAAATTTACGTCAACATAAATTTATTGGAGTAATATAATGTCCGCACTCGTCGCCTGGGCTCTCGCCAACCAAGCTTTAATTGCTACAGTTCTCTTTGCAGTTTCTGAAGCACTTGGAGCAACCCCCAAAGTTAAGTCAAATGGTATTCTTTCACTCATTCTTCTTCAAGTCCAAGGACAATTGAAGAGAAAGGGTGCTAAAGATCTGACTCCCTGATATTTAAGAGACCTTTAAGGTCTCTTTTTTTTATAAATACCTAATAGATATAAAGTTAGATTCGGAGAAATTAAATGTCTCTATACGGTAGAACCGATTCAGTTGCTAATCAAACAAAAGCATCGATTGGAGTTGCTGCTTCGTCTCAAGATAAAACAATCGTATTTGTTGATGACACAGAAGTTGCTCTTTCAGAAAATAAGAAAAGAGGAATTCATGCCCCAGGTTGGTGGTCATATTATACCTTCACTGATTGTGAAGGAAACACTCGCCATAAAGCTGAGTGCTTATTAACTCTTGCTGATCCAGATACTAATGCTAATGAGACTCAAGATGATGACACCATCGCAGCAGACGTAACATCTGTAATCACCATTACTACACAACCAACAGACCAGACAACTTCTCAAGGCGATGCTACATTCACCGTGGTTGCTACAGCTAATGTTGGAACTGTCACCTTCCAGTGGCAGCGTAGAACAACTAGTGGTGGTAGATTTACAAATGTCTCTGGTGCTACAAGTGCTTCACTTGTTCTCGCTGGACAGACTGCTTCTGCCGATAGTCATGAGTATCGTGTCAAACTGAATTCAACTGCTGGTGCTACTGAAGTAATCTCTAACGAAGTTACCCTCACATTCGGCACCTGATAATGTATGTTATTTGATGAGTTGACAAAAGAAAATTGGATGATGTTCGCTATTAAACATTATGATAATCCTACATCAGTTACCTATGAAGATTTTGAAGAGGATATAAATCGATTCAAATATATTAAAAGGTTACTTCGTAGATATGAAACAACAGGTGAATTGAAAACTCATCTTATTCTCAATCATATAATTTTAATGTATAATGTATTTGGTGATGCTGCTACGCCATTATTGTTTTTTAAAATCGAAGCCATATCCTGGCCAGTTTTAAAAGCATTTCTGTTATTCCTAAATAGATTACCAGAACCACTTAATAACACGGTTGATCAAGAATGTCTGAAAGCACTGAATCTAATTTAAATGAAATGATGGCAGGAGATGGAGCATCTCTGTCTATGCCACCAGCATTTGTATTTGTTAAAACAAGATCTAATCGTGCTTACAAAAAACCTGTGAAAAAATTAGCCTCTCGTATTTCCAAACGTAAAAAAATGAAAGAAGAACTAGAACAAGTTATTTCTGAAGCAGTGCCCTCAGAAACCGAGAGAGCACAAAAACAGATTGGGCAAATGAAGAAGCTCAATCGTCAGAAAGATTTACAGAAAAAGCGTGACGAAGCTAAAAAGAAAATGCAGAACAAAACCAGAGAAATGGATGTTCTCATGAAAGCTCGTCTTGCTGATTTTAAAAAGAAAGCTTCTGATCAACAGAAGCGTGTACAACAAAAAAACTCTTATGAACCTGAAGGTGAAATTATGAACGAATCGACAAACACAATGGATGCTCTTGAAGTTGCTCTTCACGTTGCTACATCAGAACTAAATCCAAGAGGAGAAGCTGATTTCGCTAAGATTCAATTTAATGATGGCAGTGTACAAAACCTAGATAATTTTTCGGCAAAAAGAATTGCTGCTGCTTATGCTCAACTAGACGATACAAACAAAGATACGTATCGTTATATGTTAAACAAAGATGCTGCTACATTCCAAAGTGCCCTTGAATTTGCTGTAAGAAACGTTTAACAACGAGGTAAATATGTTTGGATTTGGTAACAGCGTAAGTGTTCTAGAAGCCAAGTTTCAGATATATGAAGATCTCTCTAAGGAGATGCTTGACAAACTTGAGAGAGCAGTTGATAAAATCAGTGAGGGCAACCAGAATGTTGCTCTTATACTAGAGCGTCACGAGAATAGATTAGAACAAGTAGATAAAGCAGACGCAGCAATTTTAGAATTAATTAAAGGAATTAATACCAAACTAGACAAACTTGAAAAAAGAATTGATGAACTTTCAAAGTTTCGTTGGATGACTGTTGGCATCGCTACTGCTGCTACTGTTGTTATTGGTTCAGCTACATTCTTTGGTAATATCTTGACAGTAGGAAAAACAGGTGCTACAGTAGGAGGGCAATCCATCCAACAATTGAAATGAGTTATATTGATGTAAAGTATGTTGGACTAATATCTCCATATCTTCAAAAATTTGTAAAGAAAAAAGAATCTCTTTATAACTTTCGTTGCCCTTACTGTGGTGATAGCAAGAAGCGTAAGGATAAAGCAAGAGGTTATATCTTTAAAGTTAAAAATGATTTGGTATTTAAATGCCACAACTGTGGTGTTGGGAGAACGTTTACTAACTTCTTAAAAGATCAAAATAAGATCTTGTACGATCAGTATGTGATGGAAAGGTATAAAGAAGGTTTGACTGGAAAAGCAACCGTAACGCCAAATCCCACCTTTAATTTTCAGGAACCTAAATTTTTAAATAAGAATGAAAATTTGGAAGAATTGAAAAAGATCTCGGAACTAAATATTACACACCCAGCAAGGGAGTATTTGGAAAGTAGAAAAATTAAAGATTTAGATTACTTTTATTATTGTCCCAAATTTAAAGAATGGACAAACTCCCACATCAAAGTATTTGATACCTTGAGAAAGGATAGTCCCAGAATAATTATTCCACTCAAGGACAAGCAAGGAAATATGTTTGGATTCCAAGGAAGATCCTTGGCACCGATGGCTAAATTGAGATACATTACTATAATGATACAAGAAGATCAACCTAAAATTTTTGGGTTAGATCGTGTAAATACAACGAGAAATGTTTATGTTACGGAAGGTCCCTTCGATTCAATGTTCATTGACAACAGCATTGCAATGTGTGGCAGTGACGTTGTACTTGATAGGATACAGTTTCCTAATTGTACATTTATTTACGACAACGAACCAAGGAACAAGCAAATCGTGGACCGTATTGACAAAACCATACGACAAAACGATAAGGTAGTTATTTGGCCATCAAATATTAAAGAAAAAGATATCAATGATATGGTCCTGGCTGGACGAGATGTTCAGCGGGTGGTAGAATCTAATACTTACCAAGGACTAGAAGCAAAAGTTAAATTAATCGAATGGAAGAAAATATGAGCAACGGGATTAAAGTTACAAAACGTGATGGTTCTATTGAACCTCTTAATCTAGATAAACTTCATCGTATGGTTGAAGAAGCATGTGATGGAATGGCAGGTGTTTCGGCATCTCAGGTAGAAATGAATTCTGGCATTCAATTTTATGATGGTATCACTACAGAAGAAATTCAAGAAATTCTGATTCGTTCTGCTAGCGATCTTATTTCTCTAGACAATCCTAACTATCAATTTGTTGCTGCCAGATTACTGCTGTTCTCTTTGAGAAAGCAAGTATTTCATAAAAATATTTGGAAAGAAGGAATGCCTTCGTTATTTGATGTAGCAGCATATAATTCTACTATTATTAAAGTTTATGATGAAGAGATTCTTGACAAATATTCCGATGAAGATTGGAGTAAAATTAATAGTTGGGTTGATCATGACCGTGACTATCTATTCTCTTATGCTGGTTTACGTCAGGTCGTTGATAAATATCTCGTGCAAGATAGAAGCAGCGGAGAAGTATTTGAAACTCCACAATATATGTACATGATGATTGCTGTAACTCTCTTTGCTGAGTATCCGTACAGTACTAGATTAGATTACGTTCGCCGTTACTACAATGCCATCAGCAAACACAAAATCAACATCCCAACACCAATCATGGCGGGAGTTAGAACCCCACTTAGACAATTCGCTAGTTGTGTTCTTATTGATTCTGATGACACCCTCAATAGCATCTTTAGCAGTGACATGGCTATTGGCAGGTATGTTGCTCAAAGGGCGGGCATCGGCATCAACGCAGGTAGAATCCGTGCTATCAACAGCAAGATCCGAGGTGGAGAAGTTGCTCATACAGGCGTCGTACCTTTCCTCAAAAAGTTTGAGGCAACTGTCCGATGCTGTACTCAGAATGGGATTAGAGGTGGCAGCGCGACAGTCCACTTCCCAATCTGGCACAAAGAAATAGAAGATATTATTGTACTAAAAAATAATAAAGGAACTGAAGATAACCGAGTTCGTAAGTTAGATTACTCTATTCAAGTCAGCAAACTGTTCTATGAAAGGTTTATTCAAAATCAAACCATCTCGCTTTTTTCACCTCATGATGTTCCTAACCTTTATGAGAATTTTGGGACCAGTGGTTTTGATGATCTATACTGCCAGTATGAGTCAGACGATTCTATCCCCCGCAAAACAATCAATGCCCAAGAATTAATTTTTAGTATTCTTAAAGAACGGGCAGAAACTGGGCGCATCTATATTATGAACCTTGACCACTGTAACTCACACTCGTCATTCTTAGACAAGGTAAATATGAGTAACCTGTGTCAAGAGATTACACTCCCCACAGATCCAATCCAACATATTGATGGTGAAGGTGAAATTGCTTTGTGTATTCTTTCTGCTATTAACATTGGTAAGTTAAAAAATCTAGATGAACTTGAAGAGCTATGTGATCTTTCTGTACGTGGTCTAGATGAACTAATTGATTACCAAAATTATCCAGTTAAAGCAGCAGAAGTTTCTACAATTAATCGTCGTTCTCTTGGTATTGGATATATTGGTCTAGCACATTATCTTGCTCGCCATGGATTTAAATATGGAGATCCTTTGGGGTGGATTGAAGTTCATAAATTAACTGAAGCATTCCAATACTATCTACTCAAGGCATCCAATCAACTTGCTGTAGAAAAAGGAGCATGTGGATACTTTAATCGTACTAAGTATGCCGAAGGAATTCTTCCAATTGATACATATAAAAAGGATGTTGACGAACTAGTACCCCCCTCTTACAATTATGATTGGGAAACTCTTAGAGCATCAATCGTGGATCACGGTCTTAGGAACTCAACACTGTCGGCACAAATGCCTTCGGAAAGCAGTTCCGTTGTGTCAAATGCCACAAACGGAATTGAGCCACCTAGAGATTACTTGTCCGTTAAGAAGTCGAAGAAAGGTCCGCTCAAGCAAGTTGTTCCTCAGTACCAAACACTTAAGAATAATTACACGCTTCTTTGGGATATGCCTGACAATAGTGGTTATATTGCTATTGTTGCTGTTATGCAGAAGTTCTTTGATCAAGCAATTTCTGGAAACTGGTCATATAATCCAGAAAATTATCCCGATAATGAAGTTCCTGTGTCAGTAATTGCCAATGACTTTTTGACAACATACAAGTATGGATGGAAGACTTCTTATTATCAAAATACATATGACGTTAAAAAAGATGATGTGATTGATGACGAAAAGAAACAAAGTATTGAAGATATGCTCAACGAAATTTTAAGTTCTCAGGAGGAAGATTGTGACAGTTGCAAGATTTAGAATAAATGTGGAAACACACCCCCCAGTAGAGGGTATGACAGTTTTCAACACAGAAAAAATCAATACGTTAAAACAACCAATGTTTTTTGGTGCTCCATTAGGAGTTCAACGATATGATCAATTTAAATATCCTGTGTTTGATAAACTAACACAACAGCAACTTGGATATTTCTGGAGACCTGAAGAGGTCTCCCTCCAAAAAGATCGTGCTGATTATCAAATACTTCGTCCAGAACAAAAGCACATCTTTACTTCTAATTTAAAATATCAAATTCTTCTTGATAGTGTTCAAGGTCGTGGTCCTGGCATGGCATTCATTCCTTATTGTTCACTACCAGAGCTGGAATCTTGTATGACAGCGTGGGAATTTATGGAAATGGTACATAGTCGTTCCTATACTTACATCATTAAAAATGTTTATCCAGATCCATCCGAGGTTCTTGATACGATCATTGATGATGATTATATCATTCAAAGAGCTGCTAGTGTAACTGAAGCATATGATGATTTTATTCAAGCAGCACAAGATTATTCTTCTGGTAATCAATGGCAGCATCAACTTGAAGGTTGCCCAGCAGCTAAACAAACTCTATATGAATTAAAGCGTAAACTATATCGTGCCATCATTAATGTTAATATTCTTGAGGGTATTAGATTCTATGTTTCATTTGCTTGTTCGTTTGCTTTTGGTGAACTTAAGTTGATGGAAGGTAATGCCAAGATCATTGGTTTGATTGCTAGGGATGAATCACAGCACCTAGTTATAACTCAAAATATTATTAACAAATGGCGTGAAGGTGATGATCCAGACATGCTTAAGATCGCTAAAGAAGAAGAACAAAATGTAATTGATATGTTTAAAAGATGTGTCGAAGAAGAAAAGATCTGGGCAGAATATCTATTTAAAGATGGATCTATGATTGGATTAAACTCAAAACTATTACAAAAATATGTTGAGTGGATTGCTAATCGTAGAATGAAAGCAATTGGTATTAAACCAATTTTTGATGTTCCTGCTAATAGTAATCCACTGCCATGGACTGAACATTGGTTGTCTTCTAAGGGTCTTCAAGTTGCTCCACAAGAAACAGAAGTTGAGTCCTATGTCATCGGAGGAATTAAACAAGATGTTAAAAAAGATACTTTCGCTGGTTTTAAACTGTGAAAAGAAAAGAGTGGGAAAAACTGATGGAGTTGAGGGAGAGGTTGCTGGAAAACAATGGACCCAACAGCCTCTCAGCAGCATGGGCGCTGTGGGCGATAGAACAAAAGATGAGAAGAATGGGAGTATCCCCGACCCTTGGTTCAACTGAATAGATAAATACCTCCATCTGGAGGTTTTTTATTATGAATCCAAGTTCAGCAAAAGCAAAAGGTCGCCGCCTACAACAATGGGTAAGAGATAAACTCATTGAAATGCTTGAAGTACATCCAGAAGATATAGAATCTCGTAGCATGGGAGCAGGTGGTGAAGACCTTATTATGGCTCGTGCTGCTAGGTTAAAATTCCCACATAGTATTGAATGTAAGAACGTGGAGAAGCTAAATATATGGGACGCTTATGAACAAGCATCTGCAAACTGTGGTGACTATGAACCTATTGTTGTGATGAAAAAGAATGGCAAAAAACCATTGGTGGTGGTAGACGCAGAGTATTACATATCTTTATTTGGGGGGAAAATCGGATGAAAAT